ATATTTTAAAAAGTCCAGCATTTGTAGAAATATACCTTACAGTATTAAGCATTCCCTCATGAGATACATCACCCTCAAAAACTGCTGTCCTGCCAATATAATCAACTAACAAACACACAGAAACATCATTATAATTTTGAGAACCAAATTTCTTTATATTCTCATAATCTTCATTAGAATTGTTATAAAAAGTTAGGGATGCACCATGAAAATCAATAGTACCTACAGGTGCAACTTCGCAAGAAATGCTGTTTCTAGTGCAAGCATCTTTTATCATCTTATCAGTTTTTAAAAGAGTAGCGGAATCCATAGAATACTTGCCACTCTGAAATGATGTCTTAGAAACATCAGGAATATAAACTTTATTAACTAATCCATCATCACACAACTTAACTATGTTCCCATAATGGTCATCATGATAATGCGTGATTAAAATGAAGTCTAACTTATTGATATGATTTTCAGATAAGCATCTCTTAATATTCTGATAAATGTAATCATCTCTCATATAACAATCTATCATAAACCAATGTTTCTTATCAATCCCTATAATCTCACAATCCCCACTCTCAGAATTATTAGACTTATAAGTATCATATACAGGAACTATAATGTCTAAAGACCTTTCACGTGTAATATCAGCTAAGTTTTCCTTAATAGAATTTACTAACTCTTTAAGACTATCAAGGTTTAAAGTAGCTAATACATACTCACTACTACTGATTAAGTCTTTAAGTTTTATATCTAAAGCATTTACACCATCTCTAACTTTTTCATACTCATTTTTTAATCTTGTTAAGTCATTCACAAGACTCGTAGTGCTATTGTTAGTATATAGTGAATGTGTTTGTTGCAATGAAGAATATAACTCAACTAATCTAGATTCAAGACTTCTAGCTGAGTCATACTGTTCCTTAGCATTTCTTACTACTATATCAATATCATGTAAATATTGATGTAAATCTTCTTTAATTACATTAGATTTGATAGTTACAATACGTAAATCATCTGTTGCTTTTCTATCAAATAATAATTCAATTTCAGTAGGAGAGTTTTCTCTATAATCCCTATCTTTCCACTGCAATACACCATTAAAGTAAACAAATACTTGATTACTATTATAAGGTATATCTAATGTAATGACTTTATCATCACTACCACTAACATTATCTACTTGATATTTATCCCCCAGAGAAAGTACTATATCACGAAGAATATTAAACTGCTCATCGTAAATCTTCCATATCTCTTTAAAGGAGTAACCATTACCATCTATCTTTTTAAAAGGTTTAATTTCCACTAATTACTACCCCTCTTAACCCTTCAATTCATTAATAGCACCAGTAACTGTCTTACTTGTTGTCTTTAATGAATCACTACCTATTAACTTATCTAACCTATCTACTGTACGTGATAAAGTAGTTACAGTAGTAGATAATGTATTTACAAAATCAGATATAGACTCCAAAGCTACTATGCTTTTATCTAGACGATTTACAGCATCAATAATGTTTTTTGCACTGCGTACTGTAATATCACCACTACCTAATACATCTTTAACTGCTTTTACTTCTTCTTTAGTAGCAACTTTAGATACACTAGAGAAAGAACCATCCCTATTTACTTCAAATACAACACCCATAGTATGGTTAATCCGTGTATCAGCTGAAACAATTTGAGTCTCTACTTGTTGTAACCTATCTGGTATAGGTACAATGTTCATACTCACTAAGTCTTTTATTTCTGTATATGTCTGACCAAAACATGCTCTTGTTAAATAATTTGATACCTTTTCTAATAACTTAACATCTGTAGCACTTGCAACACCTTGTGTACTAGCTAATTCTTTTAAATAACTAGATGTCAAAGATTTAACTAAATCCCCAGCAATATTATTGAAATCACTCTTCAAAATAAATAATGTATTGCTTTCAGTTTTAGTATATACGTCTTCATCTGACTTAGATTTATTAATAAATGTAATTGGATTGTCTTTTAGAACACCCTTCATTATTTCAGCAATCACTCGTATCTTATCAATAGAGTACTTTCCGAACGTGTCAGGACCCCATAGTTCCTCACCATCTTTTGACTCGATTCTTGTCGACATGTTTATATTGCCTCACCCATAATGCTATGTGCTATTCTAGAGAAATATTGATGATTAAAAATATAATCCCCTACATCCCTCAAGAAACAAAAAGCATCATTATCTCTACCCTCTAATTTAAAATGCTTAACACCATTATCAATCAATAAATTAATCTCAGAATCAGACATTGAAACACCTAATAAAGGAAACTTCTGTCTAACACTTAGACACCATGTATTAATAGTATCTAATTTATCTTCTTCTAGAGAATAATCACCACCACTTAACATCTTCTTACTCAAATCAACTTGAGCCTTATAATGCTCACCAGCTTTAGGACAATCAGGGAAACATCTGTGATTAGTTATGAACTCAACCCTATCAATATGCTTTAACCCATGAATTATTTTAGCATCACACCACTTATTAGGATTCACTACTACAATATCAAATAAATCAAATAACCTATTATAGTAATCCACAGTATCATTCCCTAAACCAACTTCTACTGATGGCTTAACTTGTGAAGAAATTAATTCTAAAGAGTTATAGTTATTATAAATATACTCACCTAGTAACTCAGAGGTTAAAATAATGCCATTCATCCTAACACCATATTTTTGATTGTTTTCTTCTAAGTGTTGCATGAGTTGATTTGAAACACTGTCTTTTAATTCATCCTTTGTTACATACATTGATGAGAAAGTTAAACGACACCCAACCCCTAATTGATTGTATCTATCAATCAACTTGAAAGCATTTTCCATAGTTGCATCTCTAGGAGTTACTCTCCCACCAACTAACACAGTTGGTATAGTCCCAAATACATATTTTATAGGATTAACTAAACCTAACTCTTTCATGACTATAAATAGTTTTTGTATGTAATCATCATGTGCATACAAAGCACCAATATTCCAGTCAATGGAATCAGAATTATATTGTTTTAAAACACCCATTATTTACTTTCCCTCTTTTGTACTTTTTAATTCTTCTCGTAATGTACTAAGTTCGCTAGATAAAGACTCTATTAAACTCATTGCTTTATTTAAAGTCGCAGTTGTTTCAGCTAAACTCTCTTTAGTATCTTCTAAATCTTTTTTAGCATCACTTAATGCAACCCTTGCATCATAATTCCTCTGTTCTTCCTCTGTTTTTCTAAACATTGTACAGAACATATTTTGTACTCTTTCAGGCATATATTCCCCCAAATTATCTGATGTAATAAAAAGATAGAGATGTGTAATACACACATCTCTATGCTATCAATACTATATATAGTTAAAAACTTGTACTAAAAATATAGATTAAGTCCTATATTCTTTTTCCTTAAAGATACAAGCAAGCTTCTTAACCCTAGGGCGATTAAACGCTTGTGTAGTATTTAAGTCAATTCTAATTTTAAAGAACTTAGAACCCCTAGACTGATTGTTAGTAACCATACTATCAATCTTATTGATATTCCAAGTATATTGCTTAAACTCTTCATCTACATTTGTAATAGAGCCTAAAGATACCCTTTTTACTGTTGTACCACCAATATTAACAGTCGTATTATCAGTAGCAAGTTTTACCCAATCCCCATCTTCTTTATCCATATAGAATACTTCCATTGATGTATTTTGAGGTAAAGCGGCTTGATAACTAATCTTCAACGCTTGATAAGGATTAGCGAAGTTAGTCTCATCTATAGACTTAGAAATATAAGTAGATTGTTTACTATCTAAGAATGTCCTTAATGCAACCCTATCCTTAGCAATAAATGGTGACGTACTGAAATCAGTTGTAATCTCAGCCTTCAAATCAATATTCCTAGCATATGATTGTAAATCCCTAAATACTAATGTATCAATACTTAACCAATCAGATGGAACTTCACCAACACCTGTCTTAGTGAAACGATAGAACCATTTCAAACCAGTACGATTAGAAGATACCTTCTTACTATCACTATCGCTATCGACTTCATAACTTGCATCTAACATGATGCCTGTAATATCGGATAAAGGAACATTATTAAAGATAATTTCCCCATTACCAGTATACTGAGTACGATATAAGTTAAACATTAAATCAGTACCTTGATGTGCTGTCCAAGTACTAGAGTTAGAAGAACTGAACAGTACACCAGTAGCATAAGGGTTAACTACTAATTGCTCGTTTTTACCTAACAATTTATCACCCATATTAGCTACATACATTTCATAATCGTTACTATCAGACAACACTACGAAACAGTAATATTGCTTAGCATAACAATATACAGGTTGATTTAATACAACTTCTGTAGCAACAGGAACATTCGCATCTGTAGGAATCTTAACATCCTTAGGGTCGATTACTACTTCTGCATATACTTTCTCACCAGGATAACCATTTACCATATTACGTACTTGCAATATAGCAGGACGAGTAGCAGATTTTTTAGCAAAATACAAATCTAATTTAACTAAGTTCCTATCATACACATTATCCATAATGAAAGATTGAGCCAATGGGTCATTAGCATACAAATTATCAATCTCAACTAATACTTTATAATGTTGTGTAATAGTAGTTGTATTTGTTACAGTAGTAGTTAGAATTGTACCATTAGCAGTATAGTTAGCAGTACCAGTATGAACCTCACCACCAGAATTAGTAGCTTGCATTTGGAAAGCTACTGTACCACAAGGAGTCTTATCAGGAACAGTAAATTTACATGTTACAGTACCATTACCATCTGCATTAACTGTAGTATATGTTTTACCATCTACAGCATAATTTGTACCAGAAGTACTATTACCTGTTGGAACTAAACTAATTGGTCTGCCGTTAAATAAACCCCTAATATTACGAGCATTAGCACCGAATGCAAAACCTTTTACATTTACATCTTTTACACGCATATATTCATAAATAGATTTAGCAACGGACTCAGATGTACTATTAGAAACAGTAGTATCACCTTTTGTAGTTGTTTCTTTTCTTTCAGTACGCAAGAAATCACGTAAATTCTTAGTCGCATTCCTAGACCAATAACCATGACTATATACATTAGTTGTAGTATCATATTTAACATCTTCAACAGTATTAAAGACATTAATTTTATTTGTATTCACCCAATTATCAATAGCAGGGTCTAACTCAATTTTACATAGCGGACCGTAACTAGCATAAGGATTGACATTCATCGTTCCAGTAGCCATTTGTTGACTCACTGTTAATACATTCTTATAAGGTGCGGCGATGATATTTCCAAATGTAGCATAACTATCACTAGACCTATCATCAATAGATAAATCAACACTACCAATAGTAGCAGATGTAGTTAACTCACCTCTATCGTAATCAATACATGCAGTATAAGCTAATCGCCTACCAGTATCAGTATATGTTAAGTCAGATTTATTGATATTTTCAAAACCATCTGTAAAATAACCAGATAGACTAGATAAATCTTCCCCATTCTCAATACTACGTTCCATATCAAGAGATGCAATGCTATCTTCTAATTTATTGATACGTCTCATCATAACTAACAAATTATCTTGTGTCAACCTAACACCATCATAATTTGTTACACTAGATAATTTAGTGCCACTAGCATTATTACCTAAAGCATCTGTAGGATAAATATCTACATAACCCAATTCAAGATAAGCTGAAGAACCATTATAAGGTATGATTAAATCAGAAACCCTATCAGGAGTACCTTCAATTACGCTTAAATAACCACTACTATCAAGAAGAATTAAATCTCTCCTTGCAAGAGTGAAGTTATATGTAAAATACATTAAAGAGTTTTCAGTTGGTTTATTACCATTATCCAACAATACAATATAAGAACCATCAACTGTATTTTCAACCCTAAAATCAGTACCCTCTCTCATAGAGTAGTTAAAAATATAATCTACATAATACGTAGTACCTTGTACAGGTTCAGTAGCACCATCGCCAGTCAAAGACCAATCGACTTGGTCAGAATATAAAGAATAATCCCTACCACTCACGTAAGTAGTCTCTTTATTATTTTGAGCACCCTTTGTATATACACTAACAATACTTTGTACAGGAGTATTATTTAAAGCTTCTTGACCACCCTTAACATTACCCCTAAATTTACGCTCACCAATAACAAGAACACTAGCTGTAAAGTTCTGAATACTAGCTACAGGAGAATTTGATAATTTATATTTACGTACTGAAGATTTGAAGTAATGAGTCTCACTTGTAACAATACGAGTAGATTTAGATTTATTCAACAAAATACTACTCATAGCAGGCTTAGTTACGTCATAACCACGAATATAAGCCTTACCAGCACTTACATATAAACGAATCTTATCTCCCTCATCCTCAGTTACTGATTGGAGATTCAACCCATCTACTTTATAGTTACCATTTTCATCATATGTACGTTTTGCTAATACATCATTTAAAATAGAATAATTATCTGTTTTAGCTTCTTTAACAACTACACCATCATTTAAGTTATATACTACAGCAGAATAATCACCTAAAGCACTATTATCACTAATGATAGAAAATGATACTACTTGCTTTAAACGATTAGCACCTACTTGATTATAGTTTTCAGCATTTTGAGAAGGGTCACGTAAAGAACTATCTTGTGTAGCAGTAACAACACTTGTAACCAATGTAGCTACTACTTTTTCTTTACCAACACCTGTAATTGCTAACCTTACTTCTTCTGTATTCCGAATTAAACCACCTAAGTAAATTCGACCACTTCCAATAGTGATGTAATTATTAGCGATATTTACTTCGCAACCACTAATAACAAAACCATCTTTATATAAGGAATCGCCAATCCTAGATAAATAATCTTCTTGAATAGACTGTATCTCATTAAATTCAGATGCCTGTTCTGCCCTACCAGGAATAGCTAATACTCTTGTATAACCAGCCTTACGATGGTCTGATTTTATATCGTCATACCTATCATAATAAGGACTTTGTGAAACAATACTCATCCATATCTCCCATCAAAATTAAAACTCAAGAATAATTTTTAACTTTTCCCTAACATCACTATCACGATATACAGGCTTCCTAAAGTCAATAACTTCTAACAACCCTTTATCAGTTACTTGATTAGGTAACAGATTATATACATTACCTTGTACTGAAGATGACTTCTTTAAACCAGTATAGATGCCTACTTGACGATAAGGCTTATCAGTCGGTAATTCATCATAAGACAACTCAGTGGAAATATATACCCACCTAGCACCTTCTGTAACAGCATCTGTAGGTGAAACAATTCGCCAATTTACACCACGATATTCCAATGAACCATTATCATCTTGAACTACCATTGCTTTAAATTCAGCTTTTTTAAAGCCTACAATTTCTTTCATATTATCTGTATTCTTTGGAACAGGAGGATTGTTTTCATAATCCCTAGATGCATCAAAATTATCTATATCACTAGCACTCCACGGTGTAGATTTACCAATAGCAAAATAAATATCTTCCTTATTGTAAAAATCTAATGCCCTAGAAACATGTGCTTTTAACGTACAAATAGCCAAAATTAATGTCCCCCATTAAATATTATTAAATAAAACTATACTATTATATATTAATCAATTCACAACTATAAGATACTACGGAATAATGTATGCGTGAACTCTAATTTATCTGCCCATTTCTTATCAGTATTAATCTCTACACCATGAGAATAAAAAGCATCACGATATTCCCATTCATGTAAATCAGCTACATCATCAACAGAATATAAAGAGTCACTAGGTAAAATAGGCTCTGCATGTACAAAAGCATCAATTACACCATCTTCGATACCACTCATCTTACCATTGCCAGAACGATTAGAGGAGTTTTCACTTCTAACAGCAGTCAACCTAACTTCTCTATGAACATCTAAATCAATGTTGTTATTGTAGATAGAACTTATATCTCTATGAATCGCATCGATTCCCTTGTTATTATAAGTATCTAAGTATTCACCAGTGCTAGACTTCTTATAACTACTATCTGTTAAACTATTATTACCGTTAACAGAAAACTTCTTAGACAGATGTGAAATAGGAAGAGTCGAGCAAGCCATATTCATTATGTAGTCATTATTTGTAATAGTAGTTAAATGACCACTATGATATTTCTTACCCCTAACCTGACTATGTATTAATATATCCCATAGTTCCTCCATATCAACAAGCATATCAACTTCATATGTGAAATCAATATCTGTATCTCTATCATAAGGTGGAACTTCTTCGCTTTTATTCTTAGGATATACCCTCATCTTCTTATAGAATGATAATTCATTATAAGAACCTATTTCTAATCTATCAATCCCATCATTAGGAAAGAATGATGATTCTACTTGGAAAATGTACTTCCTACCAGCAGGAGTCACATCCTGACATCCTCTCATGACTTTAAGTCATTGAGGTTCCTACCCAAATGTTCGCTCTTTTAATACTATGTTAAAAGAGTCTTACAACCAGACAGTAGGCTATCCCCATGTGTCCCACGGTTATAATTATATATTTATATAGTCTCTAAGAGTCTTAATCCTTCTCTAAGAATATTTATTGCTGAGTTTATATCCCTATCATGATGTGTACCACATTCAGTACAAACCCACTCACGAATATTGAGATTCTTTACTTCTTTGTTTTGATAACCACATTTAGAACATAACTGACTAGACGGATAAAACCTATCTACTTTAGAGGTAATTTTACCATACCACTTAGCTTTATATTCTAACATTCTTATGAACTCATACAACGAAACATCTTGAAATGATTTTGCTAATTTGTGATTTTTTATTAAACCACTAATGTTAAGATTTTCTATACAAATAATGTCACAACTCTTTACTAAACTAGTCGATAACTTATGTAGAAAATCTTTACGAATATTCGCAACTTTTTCATGAAATCTTGCTAACTTAATCTTAGATTTTTGATAATTAGCTGAACCTCTAACTTTTCTAGAAACAGCTTTAGCTAATCTTCTGTATTTACTTTCAAGATGCTTTAATATTCTAGGATTATGTATCTTTTCACCATTACTAAGAATAGCAAAATCTTTTAAACCCAAGTCTATACCTACATTTTGATTGGTTTTCTCAAAACATGAAATATAGACCTCAGCTGATATACTAGCATAATATTTCCCACTAGATGTCTTAGAGAGTGTTACGTTATAAATTTTAAGAATATTACATTCCCCCAATTTATACTTATCTCTAAAACGTAACATCCCTAACTTAGGAATTGTTATATATCGATTACTAATCTTAATATTGGAGTTAGTACGATAAGAGTTTTTATCATCTTTTCTCTTAAAATTAGGGTATTTACCTTTACCAATGAAAAAGTTTTGATAAGCACTATCTAAATCTCTAAGAGTCTGCTGTAGAGAAACACTATCAACCTCTCTAAGCCAAGTCTTCTGTTTCTTTAACTCAGTTAAAGCCTTAGAAGAATTACCAAAGCTGAGATTTATTTTATAAAACTCATACAGCTTACTCTTTAAGTTAAGAAAGTAATTATAAACAAACCGATTCACACCAAATGTCTTTTCTAAAAGAACACGTTGCTCTATAGTTGGATATACCCTAACTTTAAAACTTTTATTCATAGATGATAACACCTCCTCTCATGCTAAATAAAAAATATTAACATCTTTATTATAATACTATAAGAAGATTTTATCAAATATATAATTATAACTATGAAATTTTTTGAGAGGACGCTCGTTCAACTAAGTACGCTACCACTTAGCCAGCACCATTACGTGCATCTTGTACTTTCATACAAGCACAGACTATATCTTATCCATATCGCTTTTTGCGACTTAGGCGAAACCACTTCCATTCGCTTGAATGTACTTCCCTCACGAGGAATAGTCGTTGAACCTTCACTTTCGTGCTTGGATGCTGATTATCCATTATTAACAGTACTTAGGATTTAACCTTATACCATCTCAAACATTTTTTCTGCTTTCGCTACATTCACACTTAATTCTTATTTAAGAACTTATGTTGTAGTTGTTTGAGCTTTAGGACTTTCCAGCAATTCAGTTCCTTTGTTGAGCAACTCTACAGTCGCTACTACCTACCAATTTCTTGATAGACTTACTATTTTGCCAAAATGTATATCATGAATTTAATCATGACTATTGTTTTGACATCTTAATAAATTCGTTTCTTAACAGTCTTAGTTAGATTTGGTACAGAAAGTAAAATAACACCTGGCATATAAGTTCTACCATCTTGAAATACATGAGTACTAGAGAACTTAGAAACACTATGCCTAAAAATCCTATCTCTAGGTAATTCAAATGTAGCAGGCTGTGTATGAGTATAGTAATTTGGAATCCACAAATCACCACCAACCCAACCTACATTATCACCCCAAGTTGCGGCGTCAATAATAGCTTTCTTAGAACCCCTCTGTTCCCATATATCAAACATACGCATAGAAAGTTCCCTATTGAAATCATTCCTTGCTAAGTGCTGATACGTATAGTTATTATAAGCACCTAATGCTTGAAGAAATTTCATAGGAACACTATCATTATTAATTAGCTTTATGAAATTACGTATGTTTTCCTCATTAATATCAAACTGTTGTATTAATAAATAAAAAAATACTAAGAAATCATCATTCTCTCGGTACTTTTCAGGTATTAATGTCATGTATCGACTGTTTCGTATTCTATCAACTAACTTCATACATAAACCCTACCTATAACTCTTCTAATACCCTTACAGATATTTTATTTAACCTCGGAAATTGAATATTGCCTACTTCTATATCTTTACTAGGAGTACGTACAACTACGTCTTTAATATAAGGAGAATAAGCCTTGATTCTTGAAGTCATAAGAGAATAGGATATATTCTCACCAAAAGACATGTTCTCTGCACGATATGTAGTATTTAAGAATGAAATTATTTCAGTTCGTAACCGTTCTTTAGCTGTTTCATTATCCACAGAAAGCACTACATCTACATCAATATTAAAATCAACTGACTCTACTTCTAGTACTTGTACAGTTACATCTGCTATTGCCTTAGACATTAATTCTTTCTTTAACTTCTCACGAGTTAATTCCCCTAGAGATTCACCTAAGGTATTAACTGCCCATACTTTAACAACATAAGGCTCATTTACATAATCAGAATACTTCCAATCTTTTACAACAGCTTGAAACACATAAGACTGCTCATATACTGCAGTCTCAAAATCCTCTAATGTAATATACCTACCCATAGTCACAGCATTACGTCTAGCCAATACTTTCATATTCTGTAAATCAGCACTGCTAGGGGAATCCGATGCATCATATGACTTTGTTGTATTATAAATACGCTGTACATCTTGTATATTCAAGTTAATAGTATCAATAGTATCTATATCTATGATACCTTTAATACCATTTGTAGTCACAAAGTTAATATCTAAACTATCACCATCTTCTACTAATTGCAGAAAATTAACAGACATTAAAACATACACTTGACCATCACTATCAACATGAACAGAATACCATCTACCACCTTCATATTTTAGTAACGAATCATCGCACTCTTTCCAAATATTGCCATGCTGTACAATCTCAACAGAACCATCTGAAACATTCTTATACCCTAAATAAATACGTCTTGATACATCCCCATCAACATTTTTATTAGAATTTAAATCATCCTTTGACCATGTCATAGTCCTAGAAATACCTTCCATAACAGGAATATCTATATATTCAAAAGAACCACTCTTTGTAATTGTCTCTTTTGCAACAAAGTTTACTACACTTGAATTGATACTACTTGTAAAAGAGGTGTATTTAGGAATTGTTATCTCCCTATTGTCATTATTAACAAATACAATCCTAACCTTACACTCAGATGACTTAGCTAATGGAATCCGATAGTTCATAGAACGTAATAACGCTCTAACATTCTTATCTTGAACTGCAGTATCTAAATATGTCTCAAAAGCCTGTGTATCCAAGTAAAAGTTTTGCATATCTTGAACACCAGCCATCAATTCAATAAGTGTAATACCTAAGTCAGATTCATTAAAATCTGTCCACTTATCTGTCAACTTTGGTATAGTATTTATTAATTCTTTACGTATACTAACAATATCCCTATTTGTATATGATAAGCTATTATTACTACTAGCCAATCCTTACCTCCTTTCTAGTACGATGTAGTACTTACAGCACCACCTAATTCATACATATCCACACCATCAATAGACTTATTAAATGGATATACATATGAACCCATAATGTTACTATTAGCTATGCGGTATGTTATATGTATAGGTACTGTATTTGAATCCTCCCAATTACTACCTAAACTAACATCTTCGACAACAATTCTTTTTTCCCAATTACCTAATGCTTCTTTTATGTAAATAGAGATTAAATCGTGTGCCACAAATCTATTTTGCTCAAATATAACTAAATGTAATCGACTACCAAACTCAGGAAGAAAAAACCTCTCACCAACCCTAGTAGATAAGATAGTATAGATACTTTCATTAATCTTATCTTCACCACTTATTACATTTGTTATTCCCTTACCATCTCTAAAGTTTTGTTTAAATGTCTTTGACAAGGATAAGCCACTACCAGCTATTGTATTTTTAAATTCTTCATTGTAATAAAAAGCCATAAAATCACCTATACCTCTCCCATTAATATATAATTAATTCCCATATGTAAATTAACACAAAAATAGCGTACCCACATTACATGAGTACGCTATTTTTGAACTGTGTCATATTTGAAAGGAGCGAAGTTTATGTACACAATAAACCCCTGTAATTAAGAAATGAAAAGAAAACTTAATTACATATGAAGTATAACACATTAAATCTTATCTGTAAAGAATTAACTCTCTATAATCCTAACATTATCCGCTTGCATACGTATACTATTAGAATTTACCTTGAAAGAATTAGATTTTACACTCACACTATCAGCTGACATAGTAATGGAATCAGATATTGTAATAGTAGCACCACTTGCTTTTAATGTAATATTACCACTATTAGGAATAACTTCTATCCCTCTACCACCTTCATACCCTATATCAATTTTACCATCATGTATCTTAACTAAGACATTATTCTCACCTTCCATGATGATAAATTCTTTGCCCTCAGACGATGAAATCTTAAACTTCTGACCATTAGCATCTTCAATACCAATAGAATTTGTCTCATCATCGGTGTCAAAATACATCATAGAACCATGACGAGATTTGTATATCATCTTATGAGTAGGAGATTCACGCTGTGATTCGATAGGCACTTCATTAGCACCTACTACACCACTCCATACACCAGTAGTCTCTTCACTACCATATCTCTTTTCTAAAGTAGAGTCAGTCCCAAACACAGAACCTAAATATACAGGCTTATTTGAATCCATATCCTCGAACATGACCCATACATACTCACCAATCTCAGGTACAATAAAAGAGCCGTAATTATATCCACCACCAATAGATGAACAATAAGATGCCCAAGGTAATGATTCAGTAGAAGTACCACCACTTGAAATAGTGCGGTGTATCATAGGTACACGTATTTGAACCCTACCTATTCCTAAAGGGTCTACATTATTCTCAACTCTAGCACGGAATATACCACCTAACTCAGTCGGAGCCTGTAAACTACCGTAGAAGTCATTACTATTTATTGACATATAGATTAACCCCTATAACCACCATTATCTTGTTTGCCACCAGGGTTATTATCGTTCCACTCAGAACCATCCATTTGAACATCTATATGGTCTCCTTCAAAGTTCATGCCTAAACCAATAGACCTACCATATTCAATGAACTCGTAGCACAAACTACCAGGACTATCATCACCATTAATAATCCAACCCCCAGATAAACCTTCAGGACCGAACCAATCATTAACGTCCATTTTCCAACCATTAGCATGACTATGCGGACCACTAGCATGCTCACCATTTGTACCAGCAGTACAAACTAATTTATGACCAGTTCTATCAAAGAACCACTTACCTAAATCTTCTAAGGCATTAGGTACATCCTTAATACAACCCTCAACAGAAACACTTGTATTTTGTTTTACCCAATATTTACCATCTGTATCACTAATTTTATTTGTATCCAATTTCTTTGCACTTTCTCCCTTCAATTTCTGTCTAGCTTTATCACTATTTTTTTGCAAATCTAAAGAAGTAGTAAACATGCCATCCGAAATAGTATCCGTAATTCCTTGAATATGATATACACCACTTGTATGATGTAAAAACCCATATTTTGTATAGACTGCAATCTTGATATGACCATCAAACTTAACTTTAGTGTTACCCATTATCTCTAGACTAGCCCCATATACTGAACTAAAGTATCTAGACCACATACTAGCGGCTGATGATTCTAAGTTTTTAAAAGAAGAACCACTCATACCTAGTACTACACCAACACCAGTAGTTGACTCTGCTCTATCTTTATAAGCATCACTTGCTAGACTACCACCAACACCCTCAATAGTACACTCTAGCATCTCATTCCGAACAGAATCGATACTTAAAGCATTTGTAGGTACTTTATCTGTAGCAATCTTATCAGATTCAAACTCAGGAGAGAAACTAATGACTTGACTATCTCTACGTCCTGTATAAATCTCAAACTCACCACAAATCTCCATCTTTTGCTTTTTACCACCAAAAGTAATAGAGCGTACACCTTTTTTCATCTCTTCATCTGTGATACCATCATTCCCTAAATTGATATTAGCACCTTTTGTAGCATTGTTTAAAGCACCATTAAGACCTACAACACCACTATTAACACTATTAGGTATATTCGCTTTTAAAACTTCATCTCTAGACACATTAGCAATGCCAGTCGTAGATGCTACAATACCACCAAGAGAACCTGGCTTAGTTAATTGTGGTAAACGACCTTTAATGATATTGCCAATACCATTATTTGTATCAAAAATAGTAGTTCCTACTTGTCCCTTATTGACAATATCTAACATAGAATTAGCAGTATCTATATACTTAGAAATCTTAGACTTCTTCCCTAATACATCTGATAATCCTTGAATTGCACCCTGAACACTCGTCACGTCTTTAGCACCATTCAAAGCCTTATAGATATTTTGAGCAGTATCTACATATTTTTGTACCTTTTCTACTTTTTCTTTACCAACAACACTTGTCAGTAAATCTTTAGCCATGAAACGAGTATCTTTGATATCAAAATACTCCCTATTCTTATACAACTCAACTAAAGTCTTAGCAGTCTTTACATAAGTATCAATAGCAGTATTATTAACCCCTAATTCTTTTGAAATAAGAGATTCTATTTCTCCATAATCACCACTTTTAATCTTATCTTTATCTAAAGACATAACAGACGTAATCTTATCATGAATCTTTTTAATATTAGGTGATTGATTTGGTAACAATGTATTTAAAAGACTATCTGCTATACCACCATATAATGCAGTCTTATTGTTTTCTTGATTATTAAGTATTTTATCCCTATTCTCAGAAATAAGTTTAACAGCATCTGATACTATCTTAGAAACACTATTAGAGCCTACAATGCTTTTAAACACATTAGCATAATCGTCTATAGACTTTGAATCTTTTCCTTGAATAGAACCACTAAATTTATTAACAAAGTCAATGTATTTAGAGATATCTCCATCTATCTTATCTTTACCAAAAATCTTTAATAAAGATTGAGTTATCTTATTCATATCAGGTTTTGAAACCTTTTCAGATGAACTCAAAGGACTTACATTGCCTATAGTAGCAGTTGAACCTAAAGGTGACTTTAAAGAACCTTCTTGAATACTTAGTAAATACTTGCGTAAATCACCTAAATCTGACATCAATGTAGCAATATCTTCTGAATCTGATTCAGCCAAAGCCACAGCTACATATTTTGTAATCAATTCTTCAATGAAAGCATCGTCACCATAAGTCTCTACCTCAGATACATTGCCTTGATAAGAAGAACGACTAAGCATATCAGGAACACTATGAGTAGTAAATTCTACACCATTGATTATCCTACCCTTATTAGCTACATCATAATGTCTATCACTATTAATTGTCTCTTTATAATAGATGATACGATTATAGACATCTTGCATTAACCTTTTATTATATGATATACCATCTTCCTTAGTATTATTACTCTTTAGTGATAATAGAATAGAATTAAATATATCAACATAATGAAGTTCCCTACAATGATTATCATCTATAGCACGATTGAAAGCCTGTATCTTACTATTTTTGATAGTCGATTTAGCCATGAAAACAGGTAACACAGAAACAACAAAGAATTGAACACCTATAGACTCAAATTTACGTGCCAATAAGTTATAATAATCTACATAATTAATAATATTATCTAAATCATTTAACCCTAACATCATATAAACTCGACTACCTAGTGATGCCTGACTTTTTATTGTATCTATATTATCTTTTAGCCATCTATAATTAGCTTTTTCATCATAAATATATGCTATATCTTTATTTGTAGGTATTGACTCACTTAAATCTTTAACCCTAGAATCACCTACAAAAATTACCTTACCACTACCAACTACACTAACACCTGAAGAACGATTACTCCCTAATACATGAGAAGAAACACCCATGACTTTTAGATATGCTTCATTTCCAACAGCATTACCACCATTATTAGCAGTCGTTGCACTCGTAGAAGATGTATTATCTTCCATCTTCTTATAGGTAACAACTGTCATATCACCATACATTTCATTTGGTACGAAATAAGCCTTTTCTACACCATCTACAACTTGTGTAAAATAACGATATCCAGGCTTATCAGAATCTAAAGGCTCAGATTTTTCTAATAACTCATCTGAGATAAACTCCCTCATATTCTTTGTTTCAGTCTTAAACTCTTTAGGTTTACCATCCTCACCTAAAATAGGTTTAGTCTCTACAATACGACCTATAGCAATACCAGCTTTTTGACACATAGCACGTACAATTTCAGATGGCTTGCCACCATAAGTAGCTACATCAAAGGTCATATTTAACTTCTTAGTAGAATTAACATCTGACTCAGCTACACAGTTTAAAGTTAAAGTTAAGGCAGGCCCCTCAAAGTTGAGTGTATATTTTAAAGCCTTACCTATTAAAGATATATCCTCAATAACTTGACCTTTTCTATTACACCAACCATATCGACACCTAACATTTCCCTCTTGTTTAGCACTTACATTCTTTTTAGTACCTTCTTTATGTGTAGGGTCTTTCTTTTCATCTTCTTTTGTATATGTATTAGCCTTTTCAGCTTCTTCATCTTTCTTTTTATTTTCAGAATTTTGCCAATCTACATTACCCTGTGTAACAGCATTGCCTGTATCTTTCAACTGTTTAGCAGTTTTCCAATTCTTACCAGCTGGGATAGCATTAGCTAATAATTCTTCTATACGTAAAGCTGTATCATCATATAACTCAATGTCAAAAGTCGAACCAGCTAAATCTTGATTCGACTTTCCTTTACGTTCCACATTAAGACTGATAACTGATTCATTGTAATCTTTATTGCCAAAATAAGAAATATTATGACCATCAATCACCAAATCAATAAAAGCATATAAAGGCTGATGACCACTTAAATCTCTTGTTATTTGACTTTCTTTGAAATCACTCATATCTGAATAACTCCTGTGTCATAAATGGATTCTATAGCTGGTATTCTAAGAACTACACCAGATGACACATCTAAAGGATTATCTATATGATTCATGACAGCTATTGCCCAATACATCAAAGGAGTACCATAAAACTTATTAGAAATTAAATCTAACCTATTTTCATACCCCTTCTCAACAGCATAGTATATATCACGATTACTTTCTTTTATCTCAAACTTATTAGGTGATTCTATATATGTATCGCCATTTAGATTAACTAATCTCTTTAAATTTGAGTACCTAGATATTTTATCTTGTCTACTTTTAAAAGACTGTGTAATCTCTGTCTTTATTAATGACGGTTTATTCACTAAAACACCTACCTCACAGGACCTTCATCGAACACATTATCTGCTTGCATTAAAGACCTTGCCCTTATCTCAGTAAAACTAAAACTTATCTGAACGTCAGAATAAGTAGGAGAACTATTCCCACCTAAAGACTCACTATCTAATGTATCACCTAGAATAGTGCCAGCCGCACCACCCCACTCAATGCTAACAGAGTTAACTATTGCTGTAATATTTATCATAGCACCAAATCTTACATAACAATAAGGTGGAGTCACTAAACTGCCTGTATATTTAGGATATACTAACTTCTTACACTCTAATACAACATTCTCCATATCAGGAACTATATCTTTATGTAGAGTTACACTATACGAAACAGTTCTCGCCTCACTCCCTTCATAGTTGAAATAAGGCGAAGAACGTCCCATAGGCTGTTGTTGACCAAAACTAGCACCATAATCCTCAGAAACGTCTGTAGGTAATGTAGCAAAATTAATCTTAGTACCAGTAACTAGATTAACAATATAGCAAGGAATTATATTAGTAGGATTCCATTGCATCGTTGTTACACCACTTTTACCTACTGACATTGAATAATTGTCAGAACTAAAGTCATTAGCCATCTATTTACCTCAAACCTTCAATAAATTATTCACTGATGCATCTGAACTAACACCACTACCACGATAATTAGAACCACTCGCTATCACATTAATTAATGTATCTAACTTGCTCTCTAACCTCATAACTTGCCATTTAATAGCATCGACTACATCATCTGAACCACTATTAGAATCAGATACAACTGTACTTGTAGTATTAGTATTTAAAGGATTCTTATCAGCAGGCACAACCATCTCACCCTCATGAATAAGAGCAACTTGTGTATCTGGTACAAAAGGAGTGCCTTGAGCATACTGAGGAGTACCTTTTGTATTTTCTTCATAGAACTTCTTAGATTTTTCTAACCTACTAGCGGCTGAATCTGCACCAAAACCTTCATACTCTCTACCAAAAATATCAGATGCACTATCCACAGAGATTTGACCTTTTAATGCGTCTGAAGTACTAGAATAATTGCTTTGTAATTCTTTTAATAAGAACTCAAGTTGTGTTTGGAAATCAGCAACACTAGTGCCTTTAGATTGAGCATAATCCCATAAAGCACTCTTACGACCTTTATCAGTCCACTGTGCTAAACCGAATCCACCTTCATGAGCCAAGAAAGCATCTTTACTAGCAGTAATTTGTTGCAATAAAGACTCATTAGTAGTACCACCATCATCTTGTATAGCACCACTCCTAAAGCCACTTTCTTCATGTAAATTACCTAATATGCCAGCTATACCTTCTGCAGAATAACCAGCCTTAGCTAAGAAGTCCCAAATCCTCTTACCATCACCATTACCAGTTGACATACCAGCTGGCTTTCCACCACCAACACTACCACTACTAGAGGAACCACCTTTTAAGAATTCTTTCAACTTATCAAAGATAGAACCACTATCTCCAAGTAAATTACCTAATATACCACCAGTACCCATATTTAATAAGTGTTTGAAAATATTACCAAATAAGCCACCCTCACCATATGTGTCTTGACCAGTGATACCAAATACACCTCTAAACACTTTCTCTAAGACAGAGCGACCTTGACCAACTTCGCCATTTAAACCTAAAGCGTCAATGAAACTACCACCCACTGGTATTCCACCATCTGACCTAACAGCACCAGCTTGTTGAGAAGTCAAGACTGCCTCACCCTTATGTAAGAAAGCAGGGTAGTTATCATAAGGAACATTAGACAAACCATCTGCATGAGAACCAAAGCTACTCAATACACTATTCATTAAACCAAAAGGATTTAAGTATGACAATGTACTAGCTATTGCAGTGACGTTATCAGTAGTAGACTTATTAGGATTATTTTTCTCCATACCTAATAAATTACCAACCCATGAGTTAGCAATTAAATCATGAACAGCATCAAATGCAGTAGTAAATGCTCCTATAATCCTATCAGGAATAGATGTGATGTAATCAGTTAATGATTTGAAAGCCTCAGCAACTCTATCACCACCTATAGCACTTGCTATAGCACCTATAATGATACCAGCCAAAGCACCAACAGGACCACCTAAAGCAAAACCTGCAACACCACCTTTTATTGCACCTCCTAAGGCTTCAAGAAGATTTTCCATAAATGTCTTATCTCCCTTAATGCCACTACCAGTACCAAAGATAGCACCTATCAAACCACTCAATATAGTCTGTAATAAATTATGGTCTTTACCAAACCATTCATCTGCTTTATTTAAACCACCAAAGAAATCTAAAATAACATCAAAGAAACCACCAATAAGAGGTATTGCTTTTCCTAAAAATTTGAATACTCCACCACCAAAAATCTTACTAGCAAGCTTCCCTATACCAGTACCACCTATCTTAGTGAATATATCACCAAAGAATTTTGAGAATACAGGAGCCATCTTAGAACCTATCTTAGAAAATACTTTTATCATCTTATCAGGAGCATTAGCATAAAATACTTTCCCTATCCAAGAGAATACAGACTTAAACTTCTTAATTATAAGAGCAATAAAAGAACCATTCCCAGTAAATACGTATTTTAAACCTCGTGCTATACCATCACTTAAAGCACCCTTAGAACTAAATAATGCTTTTAAGCCACCACCTTTAAGGAAACTACCGAATCCTTTCATTGGAGATGCTATAGTTTTAAGTAATGATTTAACATCACCCCATTGATTAGCTACTGTATATGCAATAATAGCGTAGTTAGCCATGTTAGCGGCTTTAACATCTAACTCTCCAAAGAAGTCAGAAACCATCCTAACAGGGAAAGAATCCGATAACCAATTACCCAATTTTTCTATCGGACCACTTGCATACCCAGCCATACTTTCTGAATTAGACTTAGTTAAGTTTGTGTTCTTATTAATATTATCAGAAACCTTCTTCAAGTCGTCTGATAAATTATCAGCATTAGCGAACATCTGTGCTACAGCATCTGAACTAAACCCTACTGACTCTCTTAATTGATTCAAAGCGAATGGGTCATCTTTATTAGCAACAAAGACATCTTGCATCGACTTCATAACTTCATCTGCATGACCACTATCAATAGCACCTCTGAAATCTTCTGCACTCATACCAGTCCTAGACATGAAATTAACAAAATCATCATCTTTTAGCAACTCAGGAACTGACATCTTAGACCATTCAATAATCTTTCCACCAGCTTCTTCAACGCCTTTATTATATTGTTGCTGTTGAATACTTTCCATTATTGCTAATGATTTAGTCATGCCCTTAAACTTAACAGAATCTTTTTTAGACAAACCATATAAATCTTCAATATGTTCATTCATTGAAGATAACATAGCATTACTATCAACTGTCAAGTCTTTATCTGCACCTAACCCAGTAGCGATATTAGACATCTCACGTAGTACATCACCTTTACCACCACTATTGATATCCATCTTAATAATGCTAGATAAATCACTAATATTAGCATCAATAGCAGTATGTAAACTAGCTACTTCTTTAATATAAGGGTCTAACTGTTTAGCAGTTTTCATACCCATCTCATCCATGATACCATTAACAAGTTCAGATGCCTCGTTCCTACCCATAGCATATGATGAGTCTACTACACCACCTATCATTCGTTGATAATCACTCTTAGAGATATTGCCATTTAATTTAGCACTTCTTTCACGGAAATTATCAATAAATGAGTCAGTGATATCTGTTAAACTACTCTTTACAGAGTCAGCCATATCTGTTAATTCTAAAGCAACAGCGGCGTCCCTAACACCCTTAGAGAACCTTTTAATCCTATCAGTAAATGAATTGGTCATACCAATCATTTCCTCATCAAACTCGTCTGATATTTCACCAAAACGCTTAGACACAGTATCTTTCATAGTCTGTAGACTTTCATCCGCTACTTGAATCATACCTTTATAGTACTTACGATTTGAATTATCCATATATTTTGCATATAAGGTAAATTCACGTTTCATATCAGCTAAACTATCTTCTAATATAGCTTGCTGATTATCCATACTATCCCTAAGCATCCCCTGAGCTGACTTATTAGTAGTATTATAAAAAGACTCTAACATTGTCATTTGAGAATCTAGCATCTTAGCAAAACGCTTTTCTCGTAACGCTATCTTCTTCTCAGCCTTCTTAGCTTCTTTTTCTTCTATCCGTTGTATACGTTTATTTAGTTGTTTTTTATCTTGTAAATCAGCCATATATACAACCTTTAATAATTATAAAAAGAGATGAGGTTATCATCTCCTCCTCCCTCTAGTAGACCTTTTCTCTTTAGCGGATTTGATAGCCTCATCTTGTGCTTTCTTCTCTTCTTTTTTCTGGTCGACCAAAATTTGATACATCGTCCGTCTCTCTAGTGAACTCATATTTTCAACTGACTCATAGGATATCTTCCCAAAGTATGCTAATTGAAACTCTTCTTTCATTAAAGAACGAAACGCAGTAAAACGTATATCTCTAGCCTTATTATTATATTCGTCTGAATTGAACTCACTTAATTGTGGGACGAAAGAATTCACTTGTAATAGGCATAGCGAAATCATAAATTTCACCACAAGAAGTACATTCATGGTCAACAATAGTATCTACACCTACAATGATACTATTAATTACTGTCTGCATTTTAGCACTATCCATAGACACCATGTTTTCTACATAACTACGAGCATCTACAAAATCTACAGCCTTACCATTAATAGCAGTAATGTATTTTGCCATCCTACAGATATACATAACTTCTTTGTAATTTTGATTGAATTGTTTAGCGAACCTACGTGCATACTTTTCAACAAACTCTGTATCAGAATTACGCAACAAACGTAATGACAAAGTATCACCACTTACAGGTAACTCAACATTAATAGGCTCAGTGAAGTTATCATCTAAGTACATAATATCAAAGTCAGATAAACTAATTTCATGTTCATCTGTATTACCACAATGAGGACATGTAGAACGTACTTTATATTTATCTCCAAATGTTACCATACGTAATTGAAGAATTAGGAACATCTCATCTGCACTAATTAGACGATTGATATCAATATTCTCAGGAGAAACAATACAGTTCCTTAAAATCTTTTTGAAAACATCTGCCCCTTGACTAGCATACATAATTTTTTCATCACGTGTTGTCATACCACGTAATGTAATATTAGCAGGGATGCCATCCTCTTTATAAAGAATACCCTTAGACGGTAATAGTACAGTAGACTCATAATCTACTTTTGTTTTCTTAGAACCAGCTTCTTTACTTTCCCTCTCTAAATCTTTAGCAATCAAATCTTCTTTTTTTGTATCTTCCACTCTTACCTCTTCTGCAGTATTATTACTTACTTCTTTAATATCTTTATCTACCACTGTAGATGTAACCCCAGATGCACCATCACCAAATACATCTGCACCTAAATCAAATCGATTATCTTCCACCTTATACCTCTTTTGTATTATTCACATACACTATCTAAAAAGTATTAAACTATCATTTTACAAAAGTATATATAGTGTAATCATATTTCACAGTTAACAATAAAAATAGAGATAGTATCACTACTATCTCTACTATACTAAATACAACTATTAATCTATTTTAAGAAATCATTCTTTGATAATCGCTTACGATAAATATCCTCTATATTCTTAATAGCCATATCAGATACATGATTATGGAAGTCAACATGTTTTCTGCAGAATTGCTCATAATAAGTTATATCAGTCATAATATGGTCAAAACTTTCTTTTGACTTAGCTACATTATGCAACAAATCATCATTAAATTCCAACACCCTAGACCTAGCATTAATTGCCCTTGTCTCAGAAATTTCATAGGATAACCGACTTAAATCCTTACTATTTGACTCCCCAAATTTTTCAAGCTTCTCAACCCTATCTATTACTTCCTTATTTAACTCTCTTCCAATCATAGATAAAATAACTGAAAGAGGATTAAACTCTATAGGAGATATTTGTATGATAGTCAGTAAGAGTAATGTTGCCAATGAAACATCACCTATACTTATGTTCATACCTAAAACAGATAACATCTCAATTAAATTCATAGAACACCACCTCTACCTATACTAAATATGATTACCTGTAACTAGCTTTAGTATCCCTATCATAAAGTACTGTGCAATCTACACATAACCATCTAATGTATTCCGTAGAATATGATGTAAAAATGTATCTACTTAACTCTCACCCAATAATGTATATAAGATGAAATTTACCTATAATTCACAAATTAAAAATTATACCCTAAATTTTACTATATATAAAATAGTAAACTACAAAACATCACAATCTATAATCAATAAAGTTAAACAAAAATTAAAAACATAAAAAGAGTGTTACATCAATAAGAGCCGAAGTAATTGATGTAACACTCAGACAGGAGAGCAGTGTGAACTAACACACTAAATCATGTAAAACTATATTCCAATAAGAAAAATAATAAGTATTCTGTAATACATTGCGAAAGGAAAACTCAAAAAACAATGTACTACAAAGCAAGACGGAGACAGACACTCAGACTTAACGCACTAAAACATCTCAGCATCCTTATAGGTAGGTAAACCACTCCTACCTTCCATCTAAATATACCACAAAACAATAAGAATGTAAACCCCAAAACTACAAAAGCTTTCCCATAAACATATATAAAATAATAGAGCGACACTCTTATAAAATGTCGCTCTATTAAAAACCCATGTCTGAGTCATCATCTAACAAAGTCATTATACTATAGATACTTATCTAAGTCAATACCTTCTATCTCTGCTCGAACTTCTAAAATATATAGGTAACAATCCATATATTTTAACTGTTGCCGTAAGATACCAGTATCACACTTAGGAGTGAAATCTAACACACCAGCGTCATATTTAGTGATTAACTTACGTAATTTAACGCATCTCTCTTTTAATTGTCGATATTCATCAACAAAACGTAATTGATAGTCCTCTAATTTATTTTCCAACTTACAACCTCCAACAAATAACACTAAGAAAAGATTATTACCACACATCTATATTATAACATAAAAATAGGACATAACAAAGTTATGTCCTATCATCTATACCTATAGACTAATCAGTACCATAAATATGCGTATTTTGTCCATCACGTACAAGATAAGCAGTATCTACAGACAAGTTCATGCTGATTTGTTTTTTATCACCACTAGAATAATCTAATTCACCTAAATCTAGACTAGTCGGCCAACAACCATCACATTGCCATTTCCTCAATACTTCACCATTCGGACCGTATTGAACAATCATGCATGTACGTTTATAGTTATTCGCCCAACCAACTTTACCAGTTTTAGGATTATAAACCTTCATCCTCCATTGCCATAGAATATTCTCTACGTCAGGTTCGATAAAGTCTTTTACAGCAACTGTAATATCATCGGTAGTTGCTTTACCAGCTACCTTGATTTGTGAGTTACCATAATCCAACTCAATAGGGTCATTAGATACAGTAGGTAGACCTGTGCTATCACAAGCCAATTCAATAATATCACCACTAGAAGAAGAGGTGTTATTAGAGAACTCACTTAAATCTACAATAAACCTAAAGTTGTTGGTACGTTGAACCTCATACGTTGAGTCCATAGACATAAAGGCGGCGTTTAATTGACTCATATCATATCCCCCTTATTAGTTGAAACTCGCACTATAGTTCATAATGTTGAAAGTCAAACTAATGAACTCAGCGGCTTTAATAGGTTTAACGTAAATACTAATAGGCATACGATTGTTTTCATAGTCTTGTGCAGTCGCTTCTAACTCGATTTTATAATCGTATAAACCACCATTATTTTTAGCATTAATTAAAACTGGTTCTACAAGAGTTTTCCAACGTTCCCATGTAGCATCATAGTTTTGCTCGAATACAAAGTACCTAGACTTCGCTGCGATACTACGTTCCAAGAAACTCATCAACCTACGTACATTAACCCTATCTAATGCAGTTGGTTGACGTAATAAAGTTTTGTTGCCCCAAATAACAATACCCTGACCGATAAAGTTAGTGATACAGTTTACCACATTCCTATGACCATACAAAGCATCACGTTCACCTTGTGTAGGTGAATACTCTGTATTAATAGCTTTAGTAATTCTACCACGATTTAAACCAGCAGGTGCTAACCAAGGGAAACCTACTTTATCATTATATGCATATTGACCAGCTACAAAACCACTAGGTGGTAGCCAAATATTTTTGTTAGTGAAGTTATCACTAATTTGTAACCACGGCCAATATAAAGCACCATAAGAAGTATCCAAACCATTTTGATTAGTATAAGAACCTTTGCCATTAGACCAATTAATCATTTCTTGTACACTCATACCAAATGGTGGGTCTACAAGGAAAATTGAATCCGCACGGTTCTCTACAATACTCAAACCAGCTTTAATAACACTAGCATCACTCCAACCACTAGCAGTCAATACATCAATAGTAACAGTCTCAGGGTTAGAGAAACTTTGTAACCCACCACCAGAAACGTCACCAATGATATCACTAGCAGTAATTCCAAGAATACCATCATCACCACCACTGAAGATTAATGTATCTTCATGATATGTAACAGATGAGTCAGTATCAACTTTAGCATTCACACGAATAGAACCATTATTAATAATAGTCTCTATAAATCGTGGAGATTTAGGGTCTAGAGATAGTGTACTGAATTGCTCAACCACATTACCATTCTCATCTACGATGCGAACATTAAATGTTTGAGTGAACTCTTCAATAGCACTAAAAATAGCTGAACAACCATTTAATTTAGAATCAAAGTATTTTGACTCTAAGAGTACTTTATTTGTACCCTTTTTGCCAGCGTGTGCATTAGAACCAGTGTTGCCACCTTTTACAGCGTCACCTAACACAAACTCTTTTGCCTCGATACTACCTGTAGTCTGTAATTCAGCACGAATCAATTTTGACTTAGCGTTAATTACAGCTTCTACAAAGTTTTCCTCTGAAGAAGTCAAAGTCAAGTCTTCAAACTTTTCTTTCTCTACATCCTGTGAATCTTTAACAGTAACTGTAAATTTACCACCAGTCAATGCAGATTGAGTGATTTTAAGACCATTACTAGCCTCACCAATTACAGCGGAACGATAAAGAACTTTATCAGTACCAATCTTACCAGAAGTAGCTTTTGTGCCACCTCGTACAACACGAGTATAAACTACTTGACTAGCATGAGTCAATGCCATTAAAGCACTATATAACCCATACTCACCTTCAACAGGTTCGCCAAAAGTTTTAATTAACTCTTGTTGTGAAGAAATCAAAGTAGGTACACCGACAGGACCAAACCTAGCACCACCTACCATACCAATAATACAAGTAGAGGAGTCTGTAGTATATTGACTTTTGTCAACCTCGTTCATGTATACACCTGGACTTAACATTGTTAGTGTAGCCATTACATACCCCCAAAAACGGATAATAATTTATATTATAATCTGACATCCTCTCATGACTTAAAGTCATTTGAAGTTCCTACACAAAGGTCTGCTCTCTTAATATTATTTTAAAAGAGTCTTACATCCAGACAATAGGCTAACCCCATGTGTCCCACGGTTATAATTATATATTCACACTTCTAAAAGTCGTAATCCTTCATTTAGAATATTTATCGCTGAGTTTATATCTCTATCATGATGAACACCACACTTTGGACAAGTCCATTCCCTAATATTAAGATTCTTTACTTCAGAATTCTTATAACCACAATTAGAACATAATTGTGATGATGGATAAAACATATCTACTTTAGAAATAGTTTTACTATACCACTTAGCTTTGTATTCTAACTGTCTTATAAATTCTGAAATCGAAACATCTTGAAATGATTTTGCTAAGTTAGACTTCATTAATCCCTTTATATTAAGATTCTCTATACAAATGATATCATAAGCCTTTACTAGACTAGTCGATAACTTATGTAGAAAATCTTTACGTATATTAGCAATTTTCTCATGAAACCTAGCTAACTTAATCCTAGCCTTATTTCTATTATTTGAGTTAAGTCTCTTCCTAGAAACAGCCTTAGCTAATCTTCTATATTTGACCTCAAGATTCTCTAATATTCTAGGATTATCTATCTTCTCACCAATATTTAAAATTAAATAATCTTTTATCCCCAAATCTATACCTACACTTTGATTGGTTTTCTCAAAATGTCTAATATCGACTTCTGCTGATATACTAGCATAATATTTCCCACTAGGTGTCTTAGAAATAGTTACATTATAAATTTTAAGAATATTACTAAAATCATTTTTATCTCTAAAACGTAACATCCCTATCTTAGGAATTGTTATATACCGATTACTAATTTTAATATTAGAACTTGTACGATAAGAGTTTTTATCATCTTTTCGTTTAAACTTAGGATATTTACTTTTACCACTAAAAAAGTTTTGATATGCACTATCTAAATCCCTAAGAGTCTGCTGTAAAGAAACACTATCAACTTCTTTTAACCAAGTTTTTTGTTTCTTTAACTCAGTCATAGCCTTAGAAGAATTATTGTAGTTAAGATTTATTTTATAAAACTCATACAACCTACTTTTTAAGTTGAGAAAGTAATTATAAACAAATCTGTTCGCACCAAATGTCTTCTCTAATAATATTTGTTGCTCTTTATTTGGATATATCCTAACTTTAAAACTTTTATTCAAGATATCTCACCTCTTTTCTGTACTAATAAGATAAAAATTAATTATCTTTAATTGTAACAGAAAATTATATAAATATCAATTATAATTGTGAGATTTTTGAGAGAATAAGTTATTCACTTTACCCATCATTTGTACATAGAATATTTCTTTAGTATATACAGATATTTATTGTTTAATGTTTTCACGTCCTATATATAAAAAAGCTATACACAATATAAGTGTATAGCTTTTAGTATCTTTTATTTAATATTATCAACATTATAATGAAAGTCATGACACAAATTTCCATCTTGAATGCCATTGACTAATGAATTATATAGTCTGAGTAATTTATCAAAATCACTCTTATAAACAACATCAAAAGAACTAACCACAGTATCATTAACCATATTATCTACTGTCAAAACCTTAGATAATATATCAGCCTCATGTAACTCCACTACATCTTGCTGATAATATTCAACATACTTTTCCACAAGTTAATCCCCTTCTAAATTAAACTTTAAGAAATTATTTTATTTTATGATAGGAATCCGAAGACTCCTCATTCGCTAATTTTAATTCATCTCTAGTCCTAACACCAGGACTAATACCATCTGTATTGAAATCTTGACTAGAAGACTTATTAGAGCCATTATTAGGTTTAATCTTATCTAAATCTTTTTCGTCTAAAGGTAAATCATGAATATCAATAACAACTTTATCAATCTCAAATGCTTTATCTACCCTGTAGATATAAGCATGGTCAATGTTAATTGTAATTGATTTACGATAGAAACGATTCGTCTCAGCAAAACCACTTACATCTGTATTATCACTTACACCATCTTCTAGTGCTATTTGAAACTCTTGTACGTGGTCACCAATGTCCATAAATTGAACACGTAGATAAGGTCTTTCAGAAAACTCCATTAATAACTCAGATATAAGACCATCGCACACATCACGTTTAGTAGCGTATACGTCTATTTGATATTGTAGCATTACAGGTAACGAGTGTACCATAACTCTCTTACCCCTAAATTCTACACCCTCTTCATCTCTAGCCTTCTGATTCGTCCAACCCCTACGCACTTGACTGTCATTATAAAACTCATAATTGACAGAGAAATCAGGAAGTCTACTAATACCAATAAAAGGCATTACTACTTTTCCTTGATGTTCCCTAGCATTAGCTATGAACTGCTCATCTACATCTGCGAAGAACACTTCATCATATAAGCTATGTATCCTATCATACATCGCTAAGTCATATTGATATAAAGGACTATGCATATATTATCTATTTTCCCATCTAATATCAAAATCTTCATATTTATTAACAAACTTCATGAAATTCTCATGCAACATACCATTAAATGTAGTAAAACTTTCTTTTTGGTAAGATTCATCTACCTCAAATCTAAAACCCTTTTTACCAATAGTGGAATAATAGTCACCTACAATACCAACACGGAATTTACCTAATTTATCTCTCTCGCCTTTATTGCTACCATAAGTATACAAAAGATATGCATTGCCATCTAAATCTATAAACAAAATAGAATCTTGCTCGTATTTCTCACCTAAGCGTTTAAACACTTTGAGCATATCTTTTTCATCTTTACCATAGACAACAAAAGAGTTCTCTTTCTTAGTATCCCCTGTCTCTTCCTCTTTATAACTACCAACGACTTTATTATAACCAAAGCCAGCCAAACGAATATACTTTTCTAACTCTTTTCTACGTTTACTGTTTTCTGATTTATCCAATACTTGTCTATCAGACGTAATAAATACAATAAAGTCTTTACCGATATGTTGAAATAATCTCCCTAAACTAGCTTCATTGATAGTTGATATATTTTTTAATTCTTCTAAAATTAAACCATGCTTATCCATTTAAAGTACCTCCATTAATTAACACAATCCTACATCCTTAGTATACCATGTAAACATATAAATGTAAAGTTATGTTAAGTTTTTTACCTTCTACTTTTATAAGATTTTATGACCTTCTTATTCCTAAGATATAGATAAGGTACTCTATTGTTTTTAATCTTATCTAATTCTTTTAAATACATCTTATAATACCTAGATATATGTTTAGAGATATAACTAGCTATTGGTCTAAATAAAGGACGAGGTGGCATAGTTTTTTTACCGTTTATAGTATTCCTATTTGTACCGTATTCAACATATCTAGCAATCATATTCACTTGTACACCACTATTGGGATATACTTGTTTTTGCTGAAATCCTACAGCTATAAAGTTATTAAACTTCTTAAATATAGTTATATTATTTTTAAGAAACCCAGTAGCTTCCCATGTATTTAAGGAAAAACCCATCCTCTTCTTATATGTTAAATAAGACACGGAAAGCGGCGCCCATTTAGTGCCTTTATACCTCTGAGTATCTATTGCACGCTCAAATTCCTTAGCAAGAGTTACAGCCATAAAGATTAGGAAGTCCATATAATATTGACTTCCTAATTCTTTCTGTATTCTCTTAGAACCTAACTTAAACATATGCTGTGAAACAGTTATATAGATACCATCTATATGCTCCATCTCAACAACACTACGTAGTATCTTCATATGATACCTCAATTAAAAATTCTGTTTACGTACCACCATAGAGCCACCACGTACAGCTTTTACTTTATTATCAAAATCTTTTCTGAAATCATCCTGACTCAAGTAGTTCTTAGGAGCATTAGGGTCTACTTCATTCCTACCAGTTACAACCATTACTTTACGATATACCTTATCAGGCACAACAAACTTAGTACCTTTCTTTTCTAATGCAATAACCCTATTCTGCTCTAATGCTTTCTTTTCTTCTGCAGATAACTCTTTTGCATTAGCACCAGAACTAAATACAATCCATGCATAATCACAGAATTTAGCACCTTGACCTTCTAAGAAACTAAATACAGATGATTTTACATTGTTATGTGTAGAATGGAATATTGTATCAGGTACAACCCTATCACGACTCATATTTCTAATAAAAGCTTCTTCCCTATTAGCAACTACCCATACTAAAGAAACTTTATAACCAATGGTCTTACACATCTTGGCAATATTTGTAATCTTAGACTCTTCATCACCAGTAATATCAAAAATAATATTAGGTAATTTATCTGACATTACAGATTTAAAGAAAGTCTCTTCCCTTTTATCTTTAAGTTTTAAATCTTTTACTTTTTGATGTAATAAAGATACGTCTTCTGGGTTTTTGAAATTATAATCGCCATTACGTTCATCATCAAAAATACCACTTTTAGCACCTTTAACATACAACTGTTTCAATTCATCCACATCAAAGGTCTTACCTTGTAACATAATTACATTCTTTAATGCAAAACCCTTGCCTGAGCCTGCTCCGCCAGCCATAATAACAGCATGACCAAAGTTAGGATTCACTTTACCATCAAACGTAACTACCTTAGCTTCATTAATTGTATCATTATTTAATTGACTTCGTAAAGATTCTACGATTAAGTCACTACTATATCTCATATTTAAAAACTAACCTCAATTTACATTAAATCTACCACCACGAATCTTATCGCTCTTCTTTGTATTCTTATCTTTCTTAGGTACTTTATAATCTTCTATGATATCATAGTTATCAATATACTTTTTACCATCTACAGAACCAAATGTCGTAGACATATTATCCTCAGCCTCAGTATACCCTACATTATTGCTTTCTGTATTAGCAAAATTAATACTATCTGCAGAACCTTCCGTGTCATCATTATCAACTATTTGATTAACATAAGAATCATGTTCATATGTCCTAAAGTCAGAGGACTTTTCATAATCAGAACTATACCCATCTTCTAACTGTTTAGTCATATACTCAGTATGCCTAGGTCTAACCTCACTACGTTTTAAGAAATGCTCACCATTCAATTCAATCATAGTGAAATCATTCATACGCTCAGGTGCTAATTTACATACCCAATACACACCATACACACTATCCATCTTCTTATCAGTAACCCTAAAGTCTGCAGTATTAATACCACCAAAGTAATATAACCTAATAATAGAATTTTCTTTAACATCTAACAGTTCTTTAGTCATCCAATCTTTATACATTGGTAAATAGACTAATTCAGGACGTTCATCATCCTCTGTATACCACCCAAGATTTTTTAACACCTTAACCTTAGGAGCATCATCAAAGATAACAGGTAATCGAATTGCATCGTCCCACATGAGATTTAAGTCTTGATTGAAATCTTGCTTTTCATACTTACAATTATAAAAATCCACCGTAATCCCAGTGTGTAAAGCACTCTCCCAAAACATTCTCCTCTGTAATTCTATATCTTCATTGACAATAACAGGATTATTAACACTATGCTGTCTCTCTAACTGATATCGCCAATCTTTACCATATTCGTCAGCCATATATCTATTACCTAGACGATACTAACATAAATTCCCTAACAGTACTGAAACCTTTAGCATTCCCTGTGCTTTTAGCAAGTTTAGTATCTAAATCTTTATTTTTTAATACTTCATCAAATAATGTAGTAATAACTTTCTCAGCCACAGATTTGAAATCAGTTGAAACAAATTGTAAATCTTTAACTGCAGTGATATCACATTTAACTTTGAAAGGTTTAAATGTATTTAAAGTAGTTACAGGAGCATCTAATTCTTGTACTATAATCTGTTTAGCAGTAATAGTTGTCGTACCATTTGTCTTATCTTCTGACGTAAATGTACCATCACATCTTACAATAAGATTAAGCCTAGCATCTAAATCATGATTTTCTACATAATATTCTACATCTAATGTATATGTACCATCTTTAATCTTATGAACCCTAAAGCCTGTCTCTACATTATAGAATTTACCACCTAATACTCTTTTCAAAGGAGTAAATGTTTTGCTATTACCAATCTTACGTAAATCACCCATGACTGTCTCGTTAACAACATTCTTTACACCCTCTAGAATAGAGTCATATTTTGTTTTCTTAGTCAAAATTACCATTTATATCACCATATACCATTAATATAATATCTATTAAAATCATATTCTATATATAATTCTTTATGACATAAGAAAAAGAGATACTATATTAAGTATCTCTTTAGTCTGTATTATATATTGTCAAGATATAAGTTATACACACCTAACCCCAAATCAGAATCAGACTGAAAACCATACACTTCTTTAACAATAGCATTATTATGTTTAAGAAGAACCTTTAAATCATCAGGAGTATCATTCTGTAAACTATTTACAGTAATTCCTTTATGAATATAGCTATCTATTAACTTAGAAATCTTTTTAAAACTATCTCTAAGTAACTCTTTACTAGCTTCATCTAACTTAGGAATATAAAAACAACTATGAAAATCCTTGTTATAATTAATATTCCCAAATGAAGTACTGCAGAACTTCCTCATAAAAGTTAAATACACGTCTGACAATAAAATTGCAAGGTATGCATAATCACAGTCTAATATAAAACTCATATGACTTCCTAGAAATTCTGAATTCCCCTCATATAACCTAAATGATAAAAAGGAATCAGTATCACAAATGAATCTAGGTATACAAAAACAAGACTCTTTGAAACCTCTAGCCTTATAAATAGTGCTACGCCCACTATCCATATAATCTTTAACAATCTTATATATACTACCTATATGTGAAACAGAATCTACTGTATTAGTAATTAAGAAATTACTAATATCAAACACATAGTAATCACTACATTTAGAGCATATGAAGTCTTGTCGAATTGCTAATATAAAATACTTTTCTAACCAAGAATTATCTTTTAAAATAGCACCTCGCTCTTTACTAGAAAATATATGAGTCGTATCGTATACATCTGAACTACCTAATATACTAACAGGATTCAAACTAATATCACACTTTGGTCTTACTAAAGTATCTTTATCTGTATCTAACCCATATATATTTAGGTTACTATACGTATGAGTTTTACCATATCTATCAATATAGTATTTAAGTTTATCACTCTTTTTAGAAGAAAAGCCTAGTACACAACAATATGTCTCTAAAGACTTAAACTCAAATGTATCATACATAAAATCATAATAGATATGACATCGTGACTTAATATAATTAAAAGTATTATATAAGATAGTACCATGAACTACACAATCACTAGACAATATAGATGCTCTGATATCACTATTTTGAATAAACTCTGCAGATTTTATATACCAAAAACAACAAAGGTCTAACCCATCTCTACCTTCAAAATTATAGAAGTTATCTTCTATTGTACGTTTAAGTGCTTTCTTCATATTAGAAGAGCCTAAGAAAGGTGGATTAGCTACAATATAAGATAACTTGTCCTTAGGTACAACACTACCCCAATCTGTTTTCAATGAATCAACACATGTAATCGTATCACATGAAACTAATTCACCACTAAACCTATAATACTCTAAAGATAATGATAAACTAGCTATATAAGCTGACCTATTATCTAACTCTATACCATAGAAATTGTTAGGTTTAATGTAATCAGAATATTCACCATCTCTTTGCATGCTTAACAATAAATGATATATGTATACTAAGATATTACCACAACCACAAGCAGGGTCAAAGAAAACTAAATGACTGATATCACTATATACTTTAGTATCTGATTCTTTAACTCTACTCAATAAATCATTATAGAATAAGTAATCTATAATTCTATGAATATCTTCTTTTTGTGTATAATGAACACCATTACTATGTCTATGACTAGCATCCAATAAAGATTGATATACATTCCCTATAAGTAAACAATCATACTCTAAAGAGATAGTATCCAAGTAAGACACTATCTCTTTGATATTTAATGTAGTATTAATGTTACTATAATCTTTATCACTAAAATAATGATATAAAATTTCAGCAACACTAACCTCATTCCCCTTAATTTTGTATTTAGAAGATAACCACTTTACTAAATTTAAAACTGTATCCATTATTTATCCTTATTGAAATAAAATTCTTTCCCTAATGCTTCCATATCACGCTTAGGAAATTTCCCTACAACTTTATATAATGTAGTACCATCCTCATCTGAGAAAAACTTACCAAATTCAAGGTAATTCACATCTGTATTTACTTTATCAGTAATATACTCTCTTTCTTCAGTCGGACATACTAAATCTATACATACATCCTTGAAGAATTCAGCAAAACTATCATGAGAAAGAAAACCAACAGAAACACCATTCTGATAAATACCATATACCATATTAATTGCATACATGTTTATTACCTCCTAATATACCCATTGACTCTCATACAAGCCATTATCACGATTGTAATGCTTTAACACTACATCTTTATAGCCTAATATTTTAGCTATATTTAATACAGCTACAGTAGCTACCGTTAAGCCTGTCACATACAACATGAGAGTATCAGATGTTTTAACAATACGACTAAAAGCCACCGTTTCTAATCTACTAAAATTAAACATGTCTTCAATTTCATCAAATACATACTCACTAACAGGCATAGCATGTCTGCCCTTAACCAACCCATAGACATCTGCATCTACTTTAACAGGCTCACAATCCCAACATCCATTGTCATGAATATTAACAAAGTCTTCTACTTCTGCCATATTCAAAGCCAAGAAATTATGATAGTTATATACGCTCTTTTTCATTTTAAAATCTCCTATTATTATAACACATTATTTTAAATCTATTAAGTAATGTTGAATCCCATCACCATCCATAGCATGAATGGAATCTTTATGTACTAACTTCCATCTGAAAGTTTTGTACTTTGTAGATTCAATATAGTCTAATAATCTACAAACTTCATCTTCAGAGTAATTACCTTTAGTAACTAACTCATTCAAAGAAATTTCATATTTGTAATTATCTTCGCCACTAATGGCATAAATTTTGAAGTTCTTCATTTTGTTTCTCCTTTTAAATTTATCACCCTTACCACACCTATAGTATACCATATCTATATTAAGTTGTAAAGTTTTGTTAAGTTATTTTTCAAAAAATAAGAGGTATGATGTCAACGCACCATACCTCTACAAGTCATCTAAAGTACTTATTACTCTTATTTAGTTGTATAACAATATTAATATTGTAAATCCATGTAACGTCTACCATGTTGAATAGCATCTTCATAACTATTCATTACGATATCAACATGATTGTAGTCACCATCACCAATTCTATCCCCAACGATATATGGAACACCATCTAACCACACTTGTGTGCCTAAAGGTAGAAAATCAAGAGCAACATAACCCTCTTGAATCCATAACCCATTCGCCATGTACCCAGCTTGCTCATGAGGAGTATATGCAGTAGTCATTACCTGACGTGCATCTGCACTACCTACAAAACCAAACAGAATACCACAAAATGTTAGAATTGATAATACAGCCTTAATCTTATTAGACATAGATTAAAACGGCCTCCTTTCGTTTCGTTATGCTTTTGTTATCTATCATCATTATAATCGGCTAAAACATGCTCCATACAACTAAGATACTAAACATACGCTTCACTACTTCTACTTGTTCAGTCGTTATTCTCACTTCTTCATAAGAATAATACTCTTTTATTATACATCACCCTAGGAAGAATGTACAACTGTTATATATAATTTACTAAACACTAAAAACCTAAAATCACACTCATCTCTTCTACCATAGATAAATACTCAAGATAAGCCTTATACAATTCAGAACCCTTATGAATATTATTAGAACCCATATATTGAGATAATATGTCCTTAATAATATTTCTTTCCTCTGTTACATACCGAATATGACACTTAGATACACTTGTCGTACACCCATTAAGACCTTTATGAACTCGAATCTTAACAAATTGATGTTCCCCTATAGAGATATCTAATGTACCACTACTAAAGAAAAATTTATCACTCTGCCTAATAGGTAAAAGTTGAGTTCCAACCTTAATTGTACCTTTTCCACCTACATATGTAAATTCCCTACTGTATTGAAAGTTACCAACACCACTTACATAATCTAATATGTTACCACAATTATCAATCTCATCTAACATAATAGACGTTGCAATTCTAGCTAGTAATTCATTACTCACCTTATGTAATTCATTAAATCTATTAGCATTAATTTCTCTATAGCTATACATCTTCTTCATTACCTCTCTCAATAATCTCAGACAATGTATTCCAATGACCACCTACAAATGTCTTTACATCTGCTGTATCTAATTTATGATTAGACATTTCATGGTCTGTATAATGAAATCTCCAATCTTCCATTCCATCACAAATTTCATGACGATAAAAATATCCCTTAGTAGTGAATATCTTTAAATCAATAGCTACCTCAGGAGAACCATACCCACTATTAAAGTAATCATGTCTTGCTACTTTACAGAAATCTTCCCAAGACATATACCCACAACTAGTCATAATAAATAATACATCTTTTGTACGCATATGATACTCATGTAATGAACGAATGAAATCCGTAATCAAATGTGTATTGCCACGTCTTTTAATTTTACTAAGAACCTTACTCATAATCTAATCTCCTTTTAAATATTATAAATAATATCTTTACAAAAACATCATACCATAAGCGTAAAGTTTTGTAAAGATAATAAAAAAAGAGTGTATGAAAACATATCATACACTCAAACATCATCTAAAAATTATATGCACACCACACATTGCTAAAACCATTAACAATAATACAGTTGCAACAGATAATAAATAATACCACATATTCTTATCTACAAAGTAATCCTGTATAACAGATAAAATTAGTACTGATATTGTTAATACTAACACAAAAGAAACTAATACCATATATCACCTAAATACAAAGAAATCTATTCGCATACATAATAGCACGTTTTACATTTTCAAACTTAGTAATGTGATTAACACACTCTTGCACATGTACTTGATTATCAGAAAAGAAAATAAAACGAATTGCCCATTCATTAACTGTATACTCAATCGTAATTGTACTATCCTCATGTACAGAAACATCTACCTCAGTACATGAAATAGGTCTTGATAACTTTGTACCTTTAACAAAATCTACTACATTCCTAACTTGATTAGTTAAATCCATTGTATTATAGTCTTTTTTAAAAAACTTAACTAACTCAATAATATCTTCCTCAGAATGTACTACCATAATAAAATCCCCTTTTTAAATTAAATAGCACTAGCATCTAATAGCTTTTTAAATTCGTCGATAGCTTCCTCTACCGACATAGCATCTAGATAGAGCAAGTCTACTACATTGTTTTCTTCGCTTAATGTATCATAATGATACATACTAATCATATCCCTAGGAAGAAATTCAATGTCTAACTGAGTACCATTCACTGCTTGAATAGAAATAAGAATACTACCAATTGCTGACGATAGAATTGTTACACCACACCTACGATACCAAGGATTCGTTTTATCTAAACCATATACAGACTTAATAAACTCTTTTGCATTGGATATGACATCTGATGCTACTGCATTCCCATCTTCTAATTCTATAAAACTATCAATCGTATCAATCCAACTATCTAATTTAGATGTTTCTTTGAACACTCACTAAATCCTCCCTCTTTATCTTTATACAAATCAAATATAGAATCAACTACACTATTATCATTAATATATGAAAAACACCCCATGCATTTTGTAATAAAAGCCTTTAAAGGAATTGTGATATATACATCCACTCCATGATAATGATACACAGACCTCACCAACATATCAAATGAACCACAAGGAACAGTATATACATAATCTTCCTCTAAATCTGAATACATAACCATATATGCCATGTCTCTAAGTGAGATATTGGTATAAATATACGAGTTCTCGAACTGTTCTTCAAAACCTTCAACATCTAATTTCATGTAATCTAAATAAGGTTCAGATGGATATTCTCCATACTCACCTTCCCTACCTATACATAGTTTAGCTTCTATATTACAATCTCTTAGACTTATATTTCTTTGATAACACGTTAAGAACTCATCCATGACTTACACTCCCTTAAAACTCATAGCCATTTTTAATTAAATTCCTATAATCACTATCAAAATATGGTGTAGCCATTCGATTATGCTTATTACCAGTCATTTCACATACATAATAACCACTTACACTAGGCTTATATCCAGAACTCTTAGCATACTCAGGGAATACTTGAAAACTAGATTGATAGATATCCCATACTTGACGTGCTACAGGTTTTTTAACAAATTTATTATGTTCAATTCTGACCCTAGGTCTAATCATAGGTTTATGCTTATGTTCAAACCAATTCACATCTGCATTAAAATAATCATAAGCACCCTCTGTAGAACGATGCTTATGTAATATTTGATGTATGTATAGGTTATCATTTACATTAAAGTATACAATACCCATACAACCTTTATATAGCGATTTATCACCTAATAAACTAGCAATCATCTCTTCAATAGTGATATATGCTTCATTATATGCACGTTTAGGGTGATTACCCTCCACAATACCAATCAACTGACCACTCTCGTATAACGGTCGAATATCATCTACTAAAGTATAAATCTGCTCACTACCACTACACCACTCTTCAAGTACATTACCTTTAGAGTTCTTAGTCGTAGTATTTGTACAATCACCACCTAGGATAACTTTACACCTATCTCCAAGAGATAACAAGAATTTAACAGTATCTTGTAAATATCTCCTATCATTTAAACCTTGATGTACATCGGATAATACAGCTAAAGCGGCTTTATCGCCATCTACCCTACATTTAATAATATGTTGCTCGTAGCTTTTAGTTAATTTATCTAATTGTCCCATTAAAATATATTCACTTTCTTTTTATCATAAAAATAGTAGTGATATCAATAGCTTCTATCTACTGACACCACTACTATATATAGATAATACGCTATTTGCCTACATTATAGCACATTATACTCTAAATGAATATACTTATTACTATTTTTAACCAATTTCTTTAATTGATTCTAATACACCATCTACAAATGTCAACTCACAAACTACATTATCTTCGCTTGTTAAAATAGCTACACATTTACCTTCTGCCTCAGCTAATATGTCTTGTGCAAAATTGTATGTTTTACCATTATAATTAAAAGAATTCATATCAATATACCTCACTTACTACTTAATCTTATAAGAAATCAAAAGAATCATCTATACTAGCAAAAGCACTCTCTACACTAGCTAGACCATCACCACCGAAACTACTATTCATACCATCTTCTGACATAAATACATAGGATTCACCATCTGCATATACTGTAACAGGGTCGTACATAGTCTGACCAGCACGATTTTTAAGTATTTGTACTTGTGCTGACTTCCTAGCTTTTAAGTCCTCTGATGTATATGTAGTAAATACCCTAGCACTACCACGCTCTAACTCATTCGCATCTGCTAAACATGTAATATCATATCTACCATCATTACGACTAGCTTTCTGCCAAGAACTACGATTGATTTGTGCTAATAGTATCATTGTTAATTGACGTACTTCCTCAGTACCATCTTCTTTAATCTCTTTCTTAAAGTTCTGTGCTAACCGTCTAAAGAAAGTAACATAACTATTAATCTGCGAGTTAGCATCATACGTAACACCCTGACCACTAAACTTACATAATTGAATATAGTCTACGATAACACAATCAAGTTTACCACCTAACTTATCATCTACCTTTTCAATAACACTAGAAATCTCACCAAAACTAAACGTCTTGAAATCAGATTCATCTAAAATAATAACTTTACCCCTCTTTCGAATATTGCCCTCATCATCGATATAATCATTCTTTAAATCAGGCTCTACTTCATTAAAGATAAAATCTTCTTCATCATCTGTCATAGTACCCCAACGCATCTTAGCATGAGATACAAAGTTATATCGTTGGAACTTAGTATTATAACTATGACATGCTAACAAGTTCCAATTAATATCTTCCTTTGGAGTCTCAAGAGATAAATAACATACATTATATCCTAACTCATACGCATTAAGATGTGCTATATTTAAAGAGAACGTAGTATTATGTGTTACATACCCATTTAGACAATATGTAGGAGAACCATCAACAGTCAAATCGTACATATAACATTCAGATTCTTCTATATCAGTTACAGTATTCCATGTTAACTCAGAACCAAAGAACTCATAAATATCATCTTTAGAGATAGGTATAAATTCACCCTCACCTAAATCTTCATCATTCATCTCTGATAAAGATAAGTTATTCGCAACATCACTATATACATCAGCACCTACTACATTAATGAAATTATTTAATGAATATGAGCCTTTAATAAATAACTTACTATTTACAAAAACTGTAGAAATCCCTAATGCAGATAATAAACGACTTACAGAATATGCCTTCTTATCATTAAGAAAATACATAAAGGTGTTTCCACCCTTAATTACATACCCTATATGTCTAAACAGTTCACTGATGAAAGCCTCCCAACAATTCAAACTTTCAGTAAACAAAGTATCATCAAAAACTTCTTGTGTTCTAGCAATTAACTCAGCCTTATGTCCCCAATCTAAATCATCACCACGATTACCTTCATGTGTATATTTCTTTAATGACTGTACAACTCTATCACCACATTTAAGATTTTGTGCTTCAACCCATTCTAAACCTTCATCTGTTAGTACACGAAATCTATGTACAGGTGATGTCTCAATAGGTATACCCCCTATATAAATGATATAAGAGTTTTTAATACCTTCATCATGGACTGCTACTAACTCACGCATACCAAATTCAGACTGAACCTCTAAATCCTTATGACCACTCTTGAATAGATGATATACTTCTTTAATAGTTAATAAACCTCTATTAGTACGTACACGCTCTTTTTCTGATACACATTTATATTGTGAAGTAAAACCAGCTATCGTAGTTACAGTCCCAGGACTCATACCACCAATCTTATCATCAATCTCTGGTATGCCAGTTACTAACCCTACAGGACGTAACTTCTTATTATCATACTCTTGCTTAGAATCTATTTCAATATTGATATCCTTAGCTTTATTACGATTAGACAATGAAGTTAACTTAGTAAATTCTTGTGCGATATCATCTGTGATACCATCACTCTTTACCTTAGCATTTAATTCATCTAACCGATTAGCTATATATTTATTAACCCTCTTATCAATGAGATTAAAGATATATACCCTAAAGTCGTTGATACCAATCTCTTCTGCTACACGTAAATCATCCTCTACAGGATACTCACTAAACATTTTAATAAATAAGTCTAAGCTAGGAGTCTCACCACTAACCTCATATGATTTAATGATGAAATCCATGAACTTACGTTCTACATCACTTAACACACCATCTATCTTAAACTGCTTCTTATAATTATCTGCTTCTTCTTCAAAGATTCTAAGATAATCAACATAATAAGGGTCAGACTTAGATAAACATGAATATATTACATTTCTCATTTAACATACTCCCTATTAATATAAATCAGCTACATTAGAAGAAACCTCTGCTACTGTTTCAGTAGTTTTAGTAGTCCGTTTTCTAACCGCTTTCTTAGCCTTAGTATCATTACTATTGAAAATAGATGGTATATCTTTATTCAAATCTACAATAACAAAACTATCGCCTGACTTAAACAAATCATAAATAGCTTTATACCCATCTCTATCTAACATATCAGTCATAAACCCATGAAAGTATAGCCAATTTATTTTATTAGGTAACATACAACGATTAGTAATTACAGTGCCTACTACACTAGCATTACGTGTTGGAATCATTTCACGATTGATATATACACATAGTATCTTTTCCGTAATATCTTGTAACGAATACATTTTATCTTCATCCATAAGATGCGTGTTTTCACTACCACGATTACCCCAAAAAATATCATGTAACTGCATCATACTACAATAATAATATGATTGTAATGTATCAAACCGACTCATTAACGCTAGGAATAATTCACGATGTATATCCTGACCACCTATGAATAGAATATTCTTATTCATATCAATCAATGATAACTGTTTTGCTAGTTCATCAATACGTTTTCCATACGCAACCTTATCAAATTTAAACGTGTCTACATTAATTAGATTTTTATAATGTAGAATAAAGTTCTTTGTATGAAAGTTCTTATCGTATATTACACGCCCATACTTATCCACTTTAATCAATCTCCTCATTAATAAAAAAGTCTTGGTATATAGAGTATTATACCACATATACAAATACTTTACACTATATTAAATAGTTATCTCACCATCTAACCCTACAGATGCAACAGGCACATCCTCATCTGCAGTATCTAGAATCGTAGACATTTCTTTCTCTTTAGATTGAATCACTTGTTTTTCCATTAATAGAAAATTAAGAATCTCAAAATTAACAATGCAATCGCTAATACGTTTTTTCATAATACCAGCATCGACTTCGCTAATATTATCAATCTTAGATAACAACTCTTTTGATACCTTAATACGCTCACCTAATGTATCAATTTGAGATTGTAACATACTAACATTTTCTTCCATATTTTCTACCCCTCTACATATACTATGTCTGTATTGACATTACCACTATACTTATTGCACATCAAAGGAAATACTGTCTTTTCTTTAGTATTATGTATATCCATAAAACCAAAACTACTCTGTCCTTTAACAATAATAAATTGTTTATCCTTATTGTTTTTAAATGATATGATATCACCTACAAACAATAATTTACTATTACAGTCTAACACATCTGTAGACTGACGTATAGTATTGTAATCAATCTCTACACGTAGTACATTCGCATCTGCCTGTAATGTAGCCTCATTGACAAGTAATAAGTAATCCTTACGTACATCTTCAAAATGGCTATGCTTTTGTACATAGCCATAATAAAAACCCATATACTCTTTTGTAGCATCATCTTTATCTAATGCTTTAACTAGATGAGGTCTTGTAATCGATACACAATCGATATGATGCTTATTTTTGTTGCAACAAGATTCCATTTCCTACCTCTAAGTACTTACCACTATTCACATAATAAATATCTTCAAAAGAATACACTGTATAGATAATACCATCATCTGTAGTTACCTTATAAATATTAAACACGATAGCATACAAGAAATTGAAATCTGTACGAATGCTATAAAAGATAAAGATGATAAACGCTACTATCAATATAGCACACATAGATGTACTCTCTACAGTTAAAAACCCCATTGGTAATACAATCTTACCAATGAAATCTAATACATAAGGAAATACATTTGTATCCCTCTCTACATTACATACTTCATAGTGATTAGCATTTTTAAAATGCCAATTCTTTCTAATCTTAAATATAGTTACTAATAGATATCCTATCAATAACAAGAAACAAACTACTGTAGTTGGTATAAACATAATATATTAACCCCCATATCTTATCTACCTCTTAAATGCATTAGCAATAATATTAACATAATCGTTTAAATTAGACTTAAATAACTCATTAGCCATATTAATATTGTCTGTAGTAATATAGTTAGATGCAACAATAGCAATAAGCATCTCTTTACTAGGAATTAGAATCATGCATAGAAAACTAATAATAGATGCAATTAATAGAGGATATTTAAACTTACTCGCAAAATTAATATCACTCTCTATCTCTAAATAAGATTTATTAGTCTCGATGCTTTTACTACCCATAGCCTCAGTATAAGAATCATACTTAATCAATACAAACTTTCTATCTAAAATATACCAAACCCAAAAGAAATCAAAAATCATAATAAGTGGAAAAACTACATGATTAAATCCATCTATATTAACCAAGACTTGTAACCAAAAAATAGTCCACGGACTAATGACAGGTTCCATAACTCAACCCCCTATCTTTTTCATGAAATCTCTATCGTTACGCATTTTACGATAAAAATCTTCTGCTTCTTCACGTTCTATATTATCTTTTAATTTCTTACCAATCATATTGATATACACCAATACAACTAATACTATAAAAGCTACTACAATCATTTTTATATCTCCTTTTATAAGACTAAAGCGGATATAAATCCGCATTAATCACAAACACATCTAGTAAAGAAAGAATAAACAAAACAATCAATACCAACTTGTACCATTTAGTGGGTGCATACCCTTTGGAATGTGCATATACAAGTACCAACAATAATACTACTAATAACATAATTGGTAAACCGCTTAAACATCTTACTAATTCCATTTTCTTTCTCCTTTTGAAAATAATATCCATACCACCTATCTGGTACATGTATAGTATAACATAATTGTAAAGTATTGTAAAGTAATAATATAAAAAGAGGTAGAAAATTCTACCTCTTTTCTTACTTCTCTACATATAATTCATCTGTATCTTGTAATAGATGCATACATACGACTTTAAAGAATTCATCACATGAAATCTTCTCACCACTATCAGTCACCATATAGTAATTGTTATCGTTATCTCTACGAATATATTCTATCCCTAAATGCTGTAATACATCTGTTACGCTTGTATTAATATTAGCCATATACACCTCTATTCTAAGATAAATGATATAGTATTATAAATAGACACTATGACAATACATAGTATAGATAATATGATTGATGTCTTAGTATATACCTTACAGAATATATCTAATTGATATGACCTACTAACACCTATCACTACTGATACTAACATAATGATAAATACATACAATGATACACCTAATATAGAATACACACCATATGCAAAATCAAATATAGCGTTCACACCTTCCATATGTATCACCCTTAATCAATGAGATAGTACAACAATGGTAATTTATTGATATCACCTACATAAGTAAAGAATCGATGTAAAGACTTAGGAATCACTTCTTTTGTTTCTCTATCTGTTGTATACACATATAATGTATCGTCTTCCATATCTAAAAAGTCATATCCATGAATCATGTACTCAGTAGCTAATACTCTCGCTATATCTTTAATATTAACCTTTGAACTCATATTTTGTAATGTAGCTAATACTATGTCTGTAGATTGAGTAGTATCTTCTGTTTCTACTTCATTATTAACTGTAGTATCTACATTACTACTTTTTTCTTCTTTCTTACGTACAGCATAATCTTTATACGCATACTCCATAAGAGTACTTAATCGATTCTTGATATGATGCATATCATCATGATTTTTATTATATAACTCATATGTTTGACCTACTCTATCAATAAGATGTAGTATAGAATTTACATGAGTCTTAAACGTATACAAAGCCATCTTAGTGTTAAATAACACTAAATATTTATAAGCATCACTTTCAGATGCTAAGATATAATCACACACATTATCCCATTCTTTAGCATCTACATATACATCTCTTGTAGTGATATCACCATTATGATATGTTAATTTCAATGTAAAGAACTTATCATAGTTATTCATATCGTGTACTAATTCAATATCTTCTACTTCATCATGTACACCCTGTAATTGTTTAGTGATACCATTCATAATAGTTAATAAACCCTTACGAGCCGAAAGTATATACTCAAGTGACCTAAACCCTGTCTTCTCACGTAATGTATCTAATGTATACAACCCAAAAGACGGTAACATTGAACCTTTACACATCAATACGTCATCTTCTTCATCGCTAATATATTCATTAGAAATGAAATCAAAAGACTGAGTCACAGAATAATCATAGAATACATAATCTTTAGGATGATACATTAACTCACTCATCATAACTAACATAGCAATACTATGTGTAAACCTTGTATGACAATACCATGTAGCACCTAATACTTTTAAGTAATCTAACATCTTAACAAGTATATTAGATATTACATACCCTCTAGCATCCATATTCGCATTAACAACAGGAGTATTATCTATATCAATATATTGGTCTAATGGTATAGTCATTTCACGATACCCACGATTAAACGTAAAGTCATTATCAACTATACATTCTACATCCCCATCCATTGTCTCACTATTAAATGTAATCGCATGACATATCTGCTCTAAGAATGAATATGTATGATTCTTAACAAGATGACGATTATAATATATCACATATAAATTGATAGCCTGTGATATATGAGGATGTGTATCCTTATATGCGTACCCTATGTTATCTAAGAACATAGTATCTATATACCCAAATGTAGCATAATCTTTACCATATAAATCACATAGAATTCTATCTGTATGACAAACCATAGCACTCACTATATCAAAGATTGTTATATCCTCTAATGAATGATTATTACGTGTACACATTTTAAGTGCATCTCGTAATCGCTGAATCTTAGAATACGTATTATAATGTGAAATATCATCTAATCGTATACCTAAACTACCATCTACATCTCGTATGATATATGTATTTACTTTTTCAGCAAGTGATTCATTAAACATAAATTGATATTTAATACATAAATGTCTATCAGATATATCTTGTAAACATTTAGTATACAATCCCTCTAAATGTTTACAACGATTAAGATGTAGTTTAGATGCCATATACATTAACTCTTCAATTGCATCGACTACTTCATGTACTGCTATCTCTTTCTTATCTGTAAACGCTACATACTTCATAATATCAAAAGACAACCTAATATCATCACCACGGTTATTGTACATATGAAATGGATAATTCCACTTATCCTCCTCACAATATCGTACACAACAATTTAGGTAATCCCCATCTACAAAGAAAGTATATGCGTCATAACACATTGATAGGAAATCTAAAAAACCTTTAAAACTATTCCCCTGTAGTAATTCATGTGTTGTGAAATTAGGACATAACTTAGCAAGAGTCTTATCAATCATCGCCTTAGCACTGACTTCATATAAAGGATATATAGCATGTGTTATTACATACTTTAATCTCTTCAATAACTTCCCTACAGTCATATCCAATTTACCATCTAATGCCCCTAAAGCATCTAATACTTCATCACTAAGTTTATAGTTATAAAAGTCACCTTTGAAATCTATCCCACATGAATCAATAGAGGTAATAGGTAAATCATATTTTATATTCTTACCAGTAGCTTTTAACTTATAAAATAGGTCTACACAGCTGACATAATCCTCAGCTGTGAAACGTATCTCTTGTACTGTGTAGTCCATAATCTAATCTCCTTTTATTATTTACACATAAACACGTAGTATGTTAATGGTAATAGTTCTACTTTATCAATATCATAGAATACACGTTGTAACGAATTAGGAATGTATTCTTGACGATTATCTTCATATGAATACACTACTAAATTATCCCCATCACGCATGACTACATCATAACCACTACTAATGAACTCTAATGCTAAATCACGTGCTAGTACTTTAGAAGAGTTAGTATCAGATAACATACTTAAATCACGACCACGTCTATAAGGATTACTCATGTTTATATTATTCGTAGGATTACCCATGTTTATATTATTCGTAGGATTACTCATGTTTATATTATTCGTAGGATTACTCATGTTTATATTATTCGTAGGATATTTAATATTGTCTGTACATACAGTAGTACTATTTACTTCACACATAACTACCTCTTCTTTATTATAACTATTTTCACAACAATTCACAACTATACCCAATTTACACATATCACTATCTAATGTATCAAAATTATCCCCTACTGTATACCCAAAGTACGTATAGGAATTAAACATTAATTCACGTACTTCATTCAATATCTCTAGTAATCTATGTAATGATACATCATAGATATGATAACCACTATCTTCATGAAAGAACCCAAACACAGTATGTCGACACCCATAAGGTACATCTACGTATTGTATATTTGTGTTACCATCACGTGTCTTAATGAAGAATGCTAACTTATCAAAATCTCTAATACCTTCTACACCTATAGACACAGATTTAATATCAGATGCTTTAGTAGATTCAAACACTGTAAACATTGTATTAATGATTGTTCGTAACAACAATTTTAAAGGTTTGAACTTAGTATTATGAATCTCAGTCATAAACTTCTTAGTCTTTAAAACGTCCTTAGTATATTTACCACATAAAGGAAATACCATATCACCCCATGCAAGTAATGTATCATAACTTAATGACATCCCATATGCATTTGTATTGTATCTAAGTTTATCATCTACTTCATAATCAAAATACACAGTACTACCATCTGTTAATCTAGAAACCTCTGAAATTAATTTAAACCCATTTAATGCATCGATGAATACTACTCTATCTCTTGACTCCCATGTATGATAGAAATTACATATTAACTTACGAATTAGATGTAGTAGATTAATGACTTCCTCACAATCTAACTCTGTCGCAAAAGCTTCTCCTCTAATATAATCAATAACAGATAGACAATCATCTGCTTTATGCTTGAATTGTATTTTAATTAAATGCTTTGTATCCCATGTAAAAGACGTTACATACACGTCCTTACAATATCGTATGTACTCAAGTAACATATCTAACTGATTCATGGAATTAGTATTTACATATCCCTTATATGCAATTATAAAAGCATTCACACCTTGATGAATGAAATCATCACCATAATGACCAATGCTCGTCATAGTTAGTAATAACTTATTAATATATTGACTATTATTCGCTATATCTTCTTTAAAGGTAGATTCATATCGATATCTAATATAACTTAACATAGCACTTGCTACAGTGCCAATACATGATTCAATAGGACGATTTAAAAAGTCTTTATTAGTATTCACTGCTTCTACAAAACATGTAACCTTTTCCCAATCATTTAATTTTGATACCATTAATCGAATCGCTGTATCATCTACTACAATCACATCACCATGTAAACCAACATTGATATTGTTACTACTTACATAGTTGACTTGACCTTTACATTCATCAACATTAAGTGTAGGTAATACTTCATCACCAAAGAAAGTATATGCTTCTAATACAGCATTAGCATGTAACCTCATAATATAACGAATCACTGCACGAATATTATCTAGTACCTTCTTAACAGTAATCGTACACGTACCACTAAAAGCTACAGTAGGTAATAACACCTCTTCTATGCTAGTACCATACAAAGGAGTCCCTGTGAAGATATTATCATTCTTAATCTCAACACTAAATGTTACACTATCATTCTTGATATCATAATGAGGTACTAATCTATCGTCATCTTTAAACTTATTTACTATATTATACAAATATTGATACTTATATAGTAAATCTAATTTACAAGCATCATCCATATTATCATAATCATATAACGTAGTGAAATTAGGTATTAAGTTAAAGTTCTTATGACTTCGATTATATCGTGCTAAATCACCAATACTATCTACTACACCATTTACTACTTCTTCATACAACTTCTTAATTAAAGTCGTTACACTTATCATCTTACCACCATCAAGTAGTAATGTAGTATATGTATCTAATACATTAGCATCAAACCGTAAATCTTTTAGATATCTACTATCTGTTATCTTCTTATTATCGATATCATAGAAAGTAGGTACACCCTCTTTAGATAAACACATTTGTGTAAATACGCCTTTAATAGATACTACTGTACGTAACTTATAAATAGTACGTACTAACTCAATATATGTACTAGCATCCATTCGATTCATTCTATAACAAAGTGCCATACTAACCTCCTATTGTTTAGTAATAAATATATCCCATTGTTTCTGTATTGTATCAATAAAGAAACAACAACTATTATAATAACCACTAATCTTGTATGTCCAATCTAACCCAGACTTTTCACCTAATAAATCATACATCTCAGGACTTAAATGATTAGGATATAACATATACTTAATCTTAATAGGATTATCATTGTTAAGTGAAATCAGAACACTATGTGCATAATAAGGTTTATTATCCATGTATACTACATCACCACGATGAGGTAAATTAAGTATATCAGTAATAGCATATACCCCATTTTTTAATGCTCCACGCAAGCCTAACATATCAAACGTAGAAGATATGTTTAAATATGTCTTACGAGATACACGATGAGCCTTTACATCATCTGCAGTATATTCTTGTACAACTGCTAATACTTCGTCCCCTACTTCAATAGTACGATACCCCTTAGCATATAAGTGCATGAATGTATCTTTTATATATGTGAAATCTGTATCATCTACAACAAAATCTTTACCAATACACTTAGGTGTGTTGCATGATACCTTTACATCTACCTTACCAACCTCATCACTCTCTTTTACACTCACTGTAAATAAAGATTTTAAGAAAGAAGAAAATGTAACTTTCCCACTTGACTTAACTAATTCATGAATACGTTTAATATTATCAGCACTAAATTCTTTTATATCTACATCCCCATTATCACGTAAGAAAGATAGTAAGAAATCCATTTGATACCCTTGTAATCGTTCATCACTACCTACAGGATAACGTCTTAAATATCGCTTATACACCTTACCCATAAATTCATTAAAAGCGACTACCTCACGTGGTGGTAATATCACTAATGCAGGTGTTAATTCACTTAGAAATACTGAATCGCCATCTTTAACTTTAGCAGTATAATATACATTCCCATAATCAGAAATATGACGTCTCAAGAACGTAATATCTAAACTCTCTAAATACCCTAAAATAGCTAGTGTAGCCATTGAAGTATACTTACTCATTCTCTTATATGTTTTATTCTTAGACATTATTCTTTCCCCTTTAATACTTTTTCTAATACATAATACTCATCTGAAGTATATGTTACATTATCTACAGTATACTTATAATTCTTCTTATTCTTTTCATATAGACTTAATAACGTATCTAGCATATGCTTATTAAATCCTTGTCCATACTTCTTAGCTTCTACATGATATAAGTCCATATCTAATGCTCCATCACATATCTCAGTGACTACATTAGAATAGATATCTGTAAAAAAATAGATGTCCTCATTATCAGATACATCTGCTCCTTCTACATGTTTTAAATATTGAATGCACTCATTGACAATCAGTTGCATGAGTTTATAACTAGGAATCATTTTCTATCTCCTTATGATAATACGTACACAGCACATGCAATAATAAATAGTGTTATATTAAATATATGGTCTGGAACCCCTATTGAAATATATGGCTGTACAAAAGACAATAACAATATAACAAACAGTAAATAATAAGAAGTCTTTAACTCACTCATTTCGCACCTCACAATGAATAAAACTATTATTACACTATAAGTATACTAAATATAATAAAATAGAGATAATACAAACTTTTTTAGTGTTTTGCATTATCTCTATAAAAAACTTTTATAATCCCTATTTAATATTATATTTCTTGATACGTGTATCTAAACATTCACGATATTCAATCATAACAGATAACTGCTTACATAGGATATAATAATCCTCGTGTTCTTTATTTTCATCTAAGAATGTAATTAAATGATTGATACGTTCTTCTAATGTTTTGAACTCTTCTAGTAAATTTTCTTTCCAATCCATAGTTTATCTCCTCTATAAATTACTATATAGTAATACAATATTTAATAACAGAAATAAAAAGAATGATGATTCTAACACCATACCAAATACAACTTCTAATCTACCCCTAATAGTATTAGAATCTTTATATTTAGTAACACTATCATAAATACTAATACTTACTAAGATAGCTACTAATGATAGAAAGACCATAGTCAGTATAGCTATAATTGTTGGCTGAATACTAATACTATACATTTTCACTCCTATCAGTATCATAAGAAATAACTGTATTATGTTTCTTTTCATACACGTCTACATATATTTCATCTTTATCACCATTATAAGTGACTTCAATTAATTCTTTGACATGTACACCACTTACAATAGCTTTCCAATTCTGTAATGTTTTGCATGACCACACTACAAACATATCACTAGGAATTATTTTATTAGCATTATAATTAAAATCACTAAACAATACCATTCTAGTTGCATTAATTGCTTTCTCTTGTATAGTACTACTCATGTTATTCTATCTCCCATGTATAATTAACAACAACCTTCTTTTTCATTATTAATATTCATGATTGTATAATCTCACTTTAGAAATCTCATACCCATATTTATTACCTAATCTATCTTTACAATATTCTAACATATACCCCTGTCCGCTCTTTTTATGTTTGTAATAAATATGATAAATATTACAACCACCAATACACTCACAATTACTATCAACTTCTATGCAATCTTTTAACAACTCTTCATATTTCATTTTTTATTGCCCCCCCACCCATTATTTATTGCCAAATAGTAGATTCTTTACATATTCTAAGTTATTAGCAATCCAATAACTAATACTGAATGTTTCATCTTCTTCATTACTACCACTATTAGTATCTTCAGTATCTGTTTCTTTCTTATCGTTATCATCAAATAAACTGTGATATAACCATGTACCAGTAAATGCACCCATTACACTATTAAAGAATCCGCCATTATTATAATAGTAATTATTTGTTACAGTACGTGTCTCACTACTTGATGTAGTACTCTTTGTAGGTTTAACACTATTACTCTTACTAGGTGTACTCTTTACAGGAGTACTCTTAATAGGTGTACTCCTTATAGTTGGAGCTGACCTAACTACAGAAGCAGGTCTAGCTGATACACCTACTGCATTTACATAATAACATGATACACTAGCTAATACAGCTAATGCAACAATTCTTCTAAACAATGTACTCACTACACCTTAACTCCTCTGTTTGTTTCTTTAGTAAATCATAAGCCTTACGTCTCATATCTTTTTCTACATCATAATGAGATGTAAACCCTTCTACATATACTTTAGAATACCAATCAAAATCTTCATCGTTCATCTTCTTTTTAGAATCTTCTATTGACTCTAAGAATTTTTTGTAACGACTCTCATTAGTATCTTCATATGCCTCTAAGAAATGTAATATAGACGTATTAACACACCTCTTATACAACTCAGTAGAACTAGTCATTAACTTATTTAAAAGATAAGCCTCAATTTTAAGTCGTATAACAAAGAACCCATACTTTACTATATCTAACCACGAAGTCTTCTTATCACTCATATCTTATCATACCTATCCGCTACTGTATCCCTAAATGTTTGATACTTAGCATCCTCTAAATAGAAAGGGTCAGATGTGCCTAATACCTCTGTAGCAATATAACATAATAATTGCCCTAACCTCAACTCAGGATAACAACCCCAAATATACTCTATATCACGTAACACATCCTTATGATTATTAATCACTTCTTGATTATTTGTATAAGAACGTGTCCTATGCTCTACTTCCCTATGAACGCACATCTAACAAACTCCCCCTAAAATATTAAAATAATTTACTATAAAATACCAACTCTTTACCTACATCATCTAACACATATGTGTCATGATAGAATTCTAAATCAATCCTACCATATCTCTTTATATACTCACGTCGTAATGATATATCTTTTACTATATCACGTTGATACACAGCCATAATTGTGTTACCTTTACACCATGTATTTGCCTTATCTACACTAAATACTACATAATCATGACTGACACTAACTATGTCACCAACACTTTTATATACCTTATAATAATTTGTATCAAATAGCCTGCCACTATAATATTCAGCTAAGAACTTATTATAGATAGCCATCTTTTCTGCACTCTTATATCTACTATAGAAGTAATATGATACAAAGCATAATACACAACACATGAATAAAGCAATAACTAAACCCATATAACCACCACCTATAATAAGTAATGAATTTGATTATATGATACTATCTCTTCACCAAATCTATGATGTCTATATGCTACTACATAGAATAAGAAATCTAACCCATCTACACCATAAACAGATTGATAGTCACGACCATATAAGAACCTATACTTATTTATCTCATAAGGACAACGCTTATATACATACATCACTGAATGACCATCATAGTATAAATGATTTTCAGTAATGCCAAAGATAACATAATCGTCACTAACACATACATATGTATCACCAGTTACACAATAGTACATATCATATACAGATGTATCAAATAAATCACCATTATAGTATTTAGCATCAAATAATAAATATTCCCTAAGTAATCGATTAGGTAATGTTATCTTATATACAGTATATATCAACACTATTAAACATATAAAGAAAGCTAGGTATAATAGCCAATTTATTACATTGATTGTTACAGTATCCATATGCTACATTAACCCACATTCTGTATCTTTATCACTATTCACCATATCTACATAATGCTCTACAACTTTAAAGTTCTTTACATTATCAGAATTAAGACTCTTATTATCTACTAAGTCACTTACAAAGAACTTGTTATACGTCCATGCAACCTTAGTAACATCAAAATCAACTGTATATACTACTATGAAATCACTACCACTATAATGATAGATAATTGTATCTTCATTTTCAGAACTAATACTTAAATATGAATTCATAAAATCATTAGCAACTACTTTATCTGTAAATAAGATAGTTAAACAATCAATACAATCACTAATATGACTAATGACTTCATGAATGACATCATTACAAAGTAATTCGCCATTTTCATTAATAGGATAACTATCTAAAAGTCGTACATTCCCTATGTAGTATTCAATAAGGAAATAATCCCCTACTTTATACCGTACCTCATGTAATCTGATATCACCATAATTATGTGTTGGTACACTTACATTACTATAGTAATATTTGAATACAAACTCCTCTGCATTATAACTTGTATGAGTCGCTAATAATTCTAATTGTAATCTAAATTTATTAAATCGTTGAGTCGATATTGTATGTGCCATAGTATCTCCTATCTAATATGTTTTACCATAAATCCACTTCATACACCCTAATCGCATATAGTACATTGCTCTCTCTAGTGATAACTTAGATACACCTTTACGTTTCTTAGCACGTCTCTCATACTTACCAAATTCATAAAAAGCACCGTCTTCTGTATCTGTATCTACATCATACAATAGGATTAAACCAGCATCCCCTAATTTACTATCTATGATGTCTCTATGTAAATAGTACATATTACTAGGTAAACAATAATAGAAATACATCACTTCATTGCTTTCATGATATATCTTCTTCTTGAAATCATTTAGAAAGTCTTGTAGATTTAATTTAATCTCTACCTCAGTTAAATGCAATGACTTTAAATTAAAATATAAGAGGTCAGCTTCATACTGACCCTTTTTAGGTACTGTCATTAATACATTAGGTACACATATATTTTGCTTAAATAAATGTCCACCTAATACCTGTAGAAAATTGTACTCACTTAGAAACCTACTCATTATCTAATACCAATACCACATTACCATCTATGGTAGTTACATTAGATATACAGTATTTAGTACCACATGAATTAACAACAACTAATGAATCATCCACATAGTACGCATTATCTACTAAAGCCTCAATCAAATCTCTAACACTATATACTTGCATCATAATATAATCTCCTTTTAAACTAACTAATCACGATATATGACATGTGTTACAGTATATTCTCGTGTATAGATAATATCCCCAACTAATTCTTGATATTGTAAATATTCAGTATACTTATTAACTACCCTATAACCTCTTTGATTCATGTCTTTAATTATTTTATCTACCTTATAATCATCATACTCACGACTATCATATGAAACATATAATGTATCACCTGTATGATTCTTTAAGACGTTATCATTCATAATATGTATAGGGTCAGATTTTAATTCATTATGCTTTCTTTGATTATCCTGACTTATTGACACCAATGCTGTAATAACAAGAATAAAAACAATCAAATAGAATACCCACCTACATATTTTCTTTAGTATAATTTTTATCATTTCTTCCGATACACCACAGTAACGCCCTTATTAACATTACTAAGAAAATACATTGTCTTAGAAACAAAGTATAATGCAGTATTATCATCATACTTAATAGAGTCTACTTTATACCCTCTGCTATCCATGTATTCAATCGTCTTAGGTAAATAATCACTTATACTAAGTTCATCCCTCGTATATGTATGACTAAACACATCTGAATCTTTATTATGTTCAATTAAGCTATCACTCTGCTTAGTAATATAATAATTTAACTTCTCTTCCCTACTAGCAGTTATAGGTGGTTGATTTTTGTCAGCTATATCATTACAACCTCCCACGAAGAGTGAAGTTAATATGATAAAACCTAATAACACATATCGCATATCTCAACCACCCCTTGTATCAAATATTTATGTCCACATAGCGAACCAATTCCTACGTAAAAACTTTAATGCACGCCTAACACATCTAACGTCTTTCTCTTTCCAAGAATCGCCTTTCTTGAAATAGTAATGTAATACCTTATACGCATATTTTAATTCCCTATGCATTTTCCTATGAGGGTCATCACTACCCCAATCAATGATAGAATCCTCTAGGAAATACTTTACATGAAATGCAATCACACCACTTAATGTAGAATCTAAATTCCACATAGCTGAACCCCTATATCTAATATATAGTACTTCTAACTCATTATACAGATTTTCTTGTAGCCTATCATAACACACATCACGCTCTTCTACAAACACACTACATGTATTGATATTAGGTTCTTCTTTTACTACACCACACTCACCACTGCGTAGACGTATACATTCTTTCTCTATTTCTTTTAATCGTAGATACTCGTCCATGTCGATTGATACCTTAACAATCGACTCAGGTAAGTATCTGATGTCATCTTTTGTATTATTACTACCTACACTATTATTATCCATAACTACTACTTACTGCCTATAATTAGACATTACTCTTCTATAATACCCCTATTAACAAAAACACCTCTCCCATCAATTGTATTCCGTGTACCTTCATGTTTTACATTACAAGTACTACAACCACTATTACATGTGTTAGTACATGTAGTGTCTTTTGTATCTACATACCGTAAATAATTATAATACTCTACATCCGCAGTATCACGTACTGTATCTTTTGTACGTCCACCACCATATACACAATAACTCGTTGATAGATTAGGTACAATAGATTTGAAATAACGCTTAAACCATGTGATGCCATTATTTGATACCTCTACCACCATACCATCTTTTAATACACCACTAGCGATATCATCCTCTACTGCTTTTGTAGTTAGTTCAATACAACTTCCCTCTTTAAGTTCATATACACTTGTAATAAGAGAATAAATATAGAACGCTAAAGACTTAGGTTCATTCCCTACATGATTATACTCATGACTATTAGCATTAACACCTAAAAGAATATGTCGTATGCCCATAGAGTCAGAAATATGAATAGAATCCTCTGTCCCCATGTCTCTGCTGACACCACTAAGGATACCCCCACTAGAAGTAGTATTAAACACAATATCATTTCCAACATGATTTACACCTTCCCCAACGCTACCATGAATATCACCAACAGTATCAGAAACCTCACTACTGATGTCTCTGACCGTAGCAGTTGTATCCCCACTACCATTAATACTATTGTTGGAATCATATCCATGATTATCACCATTTACCTCTTTATTACCTTCAGACTCACTATGAGTCATCACCTTATTACCATACCATTGCTTAGTCAACTCATCATATACAGGTCGACTATGAAACAACAGTAACCCATTCTTACTATCATACGACAAATATTTAATGCCCCAATGATAGAAAGACCACAATAACCACTGTACACCATCTTTTGTAGTTAAGTTTTTAAAACTATCCCTACGTACACTATCTTGTAATAAGAATTGTGTCTTGATATCTAAACTATAAAACCTATTCATTATCTTCTACATTGTTAGTATCAGTCGCTACCTCAAATAACGTCCCTACGTCTACATTTAAAGCCTCTGCTACTTTACGACACGTACTAATGCGAACATACTTTACATTCTCATTAATTAAGCTATATAAAGCAGGACGACTAACACCACTACTCCGTGATAACTCACTTATTGAAATCATACGCTTCTGCATTAACTTTTGTAATGCACCACTACGTAATCGAAATTGAATCAAACCCATAATATAAATCACCTTATCTTTAGTATATAGTAACACTATACCAATGTTACAATTACTTCAATATCACTCTCTCTTTGCAATACTTCTTTGACATCACATATCTCAGTAATGATTGTATCTAGCTTAGAAGTATCATAACCATCTCTGTAACCCCTTACATATAGATTACACTTCCTATCACTATAATACAATGTCGCATCTAATGTTACAGTACCATCTGTCATAGTACATTTAACACTCTCTACAGAATAATCCACTGCTACTACATAATTACTACCATGTGTATCAGTACTTACCCCATCTATGAGATTATCCTTGTAATAACAATCAAGTGCATTCACTAATTGTTTAATCGTATTCTCTAACATACTACACTCACCTACTTTATTAGGAATTAAACCCTTTCTTAAATGCTTCCTGTAATGCATCGTATAAACTATCTGCATTAATAGAGAAGTCTTTCTTATCTACCTTACCACCACGATGACGTAATGTATAACCCTTATAGTTACCACTCTTGATATCATCTTTATCAATAGACATCACCAAACTAGAAATACCACTATCATCTGTATCTTTAGTATCTTCTTTAGCATTAATATGAGATTTAAACTTCTCAGCAATGCTTTGTTTCTTCTCTACCTTAGGAGTAGCAGTAAAGTTATTGAATCCTACTTCTTCTAAATCATCTTTCTTAGTATTGATATCATGACATAGATTAATAATATTATCCTTAGCTGATTCAGCTTCTAATCGAGTAGGAAATAGATTACCCATATACAATAATGCATAATCATAGATACTATCTGTCCATGTACCTTTCTTTACACTATCCTTAGTAGATACAAAGTAGTATTCATCGCCATACAGATAACGAGTCGTATCTTTCTCAATACTATATGCACCACTCAAGATACTAAATACTTCCCCTAAATTCAATACTGAATCAGTATTGCAATCAATAAAAGAACCATCACTATCTACCTTAACAATTTTACCTGTTTCTGTAACTCTAAAGATATCGTCTACCTTTAATTGATGAGCCTTTAAGAATTCATTAACATAGTAATCCATATGCTATACCTCCACACCAAACCATACTGTAATACTTTGTAAAGTTTTGAAAGCTAAAATTAAATCAAACATATTCGATATGGTGAATGTATCATGAGATGAATTGTATGAGTGTTAGCCTTCTCCTAAATAAAAAGACCTATTTGAATATACATGAAAACATTACACAATCTTACAATAGTTTACATTATGCTATATAGACTAAACGATAATGAAACAAACCACTATAAAACCCTATACTATAATCAATGTATAGATATGATACACTCACTATATCTTACTCATATAATACCATATCTGTATTGAATTGTAAAGTTTAATATTTTTATGTAAATAAATAAGCACACAATAATACAATAGTTATAAACGCTAACAATCCACCAAAGAATAGATATGAATATGACAAATCATCCACGCAAGTAGTTTTATGTTTATACTTTTCTATCCCTACCTTAATATTATGTGCTAATACATCATAATAGTCAGGACGACACTCATAGTCTTCTACATAAAAACGCTTATAGTCCATATCAGAAACAGAGTGTTTAAAGTAAATATGCAATAAAGTGCCATACTCATTTGTCTCTAAATCTATATCCTGTAAATCCTTTACATGATACACACCTCTGTCCCAATCCCAATAAGAATTAGGAAACCCATAAGACCCACATGACATGCCAATATCATAAAAGAAATAATCACCTACCATCCCAAAAGTTGCATAAGAATGACCTACCATACCTCTCACCCCCACTAGAATAATAATAAATATACATTAAGTAATAATGATACTACCAATATTACAAATAATATCGTATCAGATGTATTCTTAGTAGTCTCTTCTTCATCTTCAGCACCATGAATAGTATCCACTAAATCCATTAATTCTTTTTGTTTTGCTTTCTTAAATTCATTTAAGAACTCTACCAACACGGCAATATTTTCACGATTTACAAAAATATTTTCATAACTTCGTGTATTATCCGTGAAATCTAAGAACATACTTTCACCACGTAGAAATATATCCTTTACATCGGAAAGTTTATATGTTTTACTCCCCAAAATTACAACGTAACCATTATCAATATAAAAATCATCTTTAGTATACATAATTTACCACCTTTTAATAGTAACCTTAACATCACCTAATATATCACTGATATCCAAATACCCTTTATCTAATAATCGTATCTTTTCTTTTAATTCATGACTACGATTTTGTATGCTCCTATACCTATCAATAGCATTTAATAAATCAGTCTTAGCAGATACAAATTCTGTCTCTATATCAGACAATTCTAACTCATACTTTTCACGTAACTCTTTAGTATTAATCTCCATCAATACGACTCCTATTTGTATAAAAATAATGATATAACTGAATCTCTTCTTCAGTCATACGATATAATAACTTTAATAAGTCATTATGCATATCTTCTTGTATATCACTAAATGATTTACTTACTATTTTATCATCCATACACATATTACATTACATCCTTCTAGCAAAAGACATACAATAGCAGAAACACAAACAAATAAACACTCGTAATGCCGTAGTATACAAGCTATGAGTGCCATTATCATAAGCAACATTTAAGTACATCGCATATGACATAAGAGCAATCATAAATACTATGATATTAATAACCCTACCCATGTAACACACTCACTAACACCATTCCAACAAAGCAAGAACACACCGTAACAGACAACATGATAAAACCAAAGATACCCCATTCAATGACTAAGTAATCTTCTGACTTAGAATTCCTAATGAGTTTATTAGTATCTTTTATAAAGGAAATTACGTCCTCTATATCTCCTTCAAACCCATTAAGACTAAACCAATCACCAATCCAATCTTTCTTTGATACCTTAAAATAAGTATCTTCTAGATACAATCGATGTAATGAGTCTAATTTATAGTAAAACCTATCATTAATCACTACATAATCATCAATCACTTTATAACTCTCTAGAATCAAATGTAACACCACCCTTACGATACAAACAAAATATTTATTTACACCCTAATAATACCATATTTGTAAAGAAGTGTAAAGTTAAAATAAAAAGGGGTAGTGAAACTACCCCTTTAAATAAACATATAAAGTATTGAGAATATAAAACAAGTAATAGAACACACAAAGAGTACCATAAATGTAATTCTAAATACTGAAAAACTTAATCTACCTTTTGTATTATCTAAATCGTCTTTTAACGAGAAATAGAATGAAACAACAAAGAATGGTAATGTTAAGACAAAACATCTTGAAGTTAGATATGAGATTCCCATAAACAAATCAGACACAGTCAAAACGTAATCACTCCTCTAAACTAACTACCCTAGTAGTAGAATAATCAATATTATAACCCCAACCATCATCAATTAGGTTATACTTAAATGCCCATCCACGAATTGCCTCATTGACAATCAATTCTAAATCTTCCTCAGAACTATCACTTGTACAATCATAGATACTAAAACAATCCCTACTATCTTCTAAATCTTCTTGCATAAGATGTAAAATATCTTCGTCCCATACATGAGGAACATATTCCTTACACCTAGAAATATAGAATTCAGTCATAGTATCATCTACTAAATGCATACCGTCAACATAACAGAAATCTTCATAATCATTGATGTCAGGGAACTTTTTAAATAATTCCCTACCCCAAGAAACAGCTTCATCAAAGGTATTAAAATAAATAGGTGAAAATACATCATGCTTTTCTAAATGAACAATATACTTATAGACAATATCATCTGCATAATATGTTTTATAGAAGATATCTTCACGACAAGAATAGAACTCACCTTTAATCCCTTTAATGATAAAGTCACCATCTCTAACAGACATAGCACCTTCTAGTGTCCTTAGAAATAACTTACCATCACAATTATAGAAACAATTATCAGTTCCTACTTCTTCCTTTAATAACCTAGTCGACTCTTCATCATTATAGAAGAACTGAAATGCTTCTACTGTTACAGGTTTTTTAATATACTTCCTCATTATTTACCCCTTGTTACTAAATAAGCAGTTGTAAATCTAACAGAATCATCTAAGGACATCACTTTTACATTACCATTCTTACCCTTAACATATGTCATAACACTAACAACCCTATCAGGCTCTTTAAAAGTATGTCTTACCACAACATAATGTCTAACAACCTTAATATCTTTATTTAAAGACTCGTCTACGTCAGCCTCATAAACACTTAAATCGCCATCAATACCACCTAAACGTGCCTTAACTTCCTTAGGTGTATCTCCAACCTTCATCTTAGACCAATCTAAATCAATATTTCTAAACTCTTTCATCCCACTAATAGTAGGTTCTTTTGTAAAACCATAACTAGCATACAATAAACTATCATTTAATGTCAAAGTATCCCCCATAACACTTGTATAAGGCTTCTCTAATAGAGAATCAGACGGTGGCATATCAACCACCAAACTAAGAATACCACCGATAACCATAATAAACACCAAAGCAGAAAAAGACACAGCAAGCCAAGTTTTCATAGTCCCATCTTCATTATAACCAAATTTCTTATTCATAATATAACCTCCTAAAATTAAACTCCTATAAAATACGATATGCTAAAGTAACAATGCCTAAAGAGAGAACATGACAAAGTACAGAAACACATACCAAACTATAAAGTCCTTTGTGTAAACAATAACAAGTAACCATAAAGAATAACAAAGTCAATAAAATATACATAGCAACCATTCTCAATCACCCCTTAAAAAACTTAATGAAACTATGTAAAGAACTCATAAAACCACCACTAAACATCCTATTACAAAAGAAAGAAGTCTCAGCTGTAGGTTTAAATATATGCTTAAACAACATATAGTATTTAAACCACACAACATAAAAATTAAAATTATTTGATTTTACCTTAGCAGACTCACCATCATCACCCAAAGTAACAGATAAGTAGTAATCCATACAAAACTTGATATCATCTATCTTAATATCATTAATATTAATAGGTGCAATATCGAAAGGGAATTTACCACCATATGACTCATCTAACACAGCTAATGATACAACATCAATCCAACCAATCGTAGACGATTCATAATCGTTAACCAGAATATGACACCTAATATAATAATCATCTAAGAACTTATAATAACTATCTATTTGTATACTTCTGTTTGTCTCCATAATATACTATCGCCTTCTCCTTCATCTCATCTGAAACCGTGAAAATATTGTAAATACCATCAAATAAAAAATCTTTACCCATAATAACACCATTCTCAGAAATAAAGAATTTGGTATTAGGATAATACCACCGTAAAGCCTTTAGGATAAAATCCTCACTATAATCACACACTATACATCAACACCATTCTTGATAAAAGTAACCTACACAAACAGTAAACCCTTCATCATTAGGAATAACACCCATATAAGAATACTTTTTATTCCTAGTTAAAATTTTGATAGCCTTTTGAACTTTAACAAAACCACCTTTAAAATGGTATAAACGAAAATACACTGCAATCACTCCTCTTAAATAACAATTACTATCTTTGTTGACATTATAATAACATACTTGTAAAGTTTTGTAAAGCATAAGATGAAAAATAAAAAGGAGATAGTATTTTCTACTATCTCCTCAAATATTAAATCTATTATTTTTTACACAACTTCAATACTTCTTTTTGTATTAACTTAGAAATCTCTATGTTATTACCTAACAATAAAATTCTACCTTTATTCAATGCACCATCTTTAATGGATAGTAACATCTTTTTGCCTTCATCTGTCGTAAAATATTGCTGATACTTTGTCTTTAACACCGCAAAAGGAATATCTTTATCAGTAATATAAGAATATAACTTAATACAAGAATCTAAATCAAAGTCTGCAGTATCACCCTTAAAAGGTTCAACTAGAAAACGATAACTAGCAATCTCACCACTTGCATCACCATAAGTACAAGGAACTAATTGCTTTTCAACTACTTTATAATCAGCTGTCTTAGCTTTACGTGTTCTTTTCTTCGTACCTTTATATGCCCATAGTAATTCATCTTTCAATACTCGTAAATCATTAGCATCTGACAACAACATATCCTCAGACAAAGGAATATCCTTACCAGCACCAACTGCACCTTTAACCATGTTTAAATTATTATTAAACATGCGATATTTGTATTCGTCGATTGTACGTTTTGTTACTAACAATATAGCGTATTGAGTACCAAATTTTGAATCCCTACGACAAACCCTACCTATAGCTTGAATCATATTCTTAGTAGAGAATGAAATATCATAGAATATAATCGTATTGCATTTCTGCAGATTAACAGATTCAGTCCCAGCTGATGTAATTAATACAACATCCCTAGAACCTATATTTTCCTCTACTGCTTCCCTAACTTTAATATTAATAGAACCAGTTACTTTATGTATTTTACCTAAGTTAAGTTTTTTCTTATTCTTCTTTAGAATAGACTCTAATCTAGAAATTGTCTCTTTATACTCAGCGTAGATAATAACACTATACCCATTACTAAACGCTCCTTCTAAAGAATTTAAAAGTAATTCTTCTTTAGGAGAATACTCTGTATCACAGTAATTAGCTAACAAGTCTTCCATTGTATCATCTGTGTATACCCTATCTACGAAACGCTGTAGGTCATGCATCCTACGAGAGAAATTCCTAGCATCATCTTCAAAGTTCAAAATGCCACTAGATACCCTCCTATAAATCTCATAGTCTTTATCAGATAAATCGCAATCTAAAGCAGTAAATTTAAGATTGTACTCTTTACCTCTGACAATCATAATCTCATTAAGTTTTTCTCTAAGTATATCTAAATTCTTATATCCATAGACTTCTTTAACTTTAATCTTAGTAGCTTTACCACCACGCTTGATATATTGGTCTCGTAAATTCCACAACGTAAAATTATTATCAAATGTATCTTTCTTCCCTAAGAAACCAGGAGCAGAAAAATTAACTATATTATACAAAGAATCTAATGAGTTAAGAATAGGAGTAGCCGTCATAAGCCATACAATAGAACATCTAGAACGAATACTAGACATGATTTGAGAATACTTACTTTTCTTATCCTGTAACTTATGTGCTTCATCCACATTCAAAATCATAGACACATTTCTAGACCTCAACTCAGCAGTAACCCTATCCAACTTTTCTAGTTGAGTATCAGTACACACAAAAATACGATTTGTATCTAGATTATATGAAGTGTAATCTGCAGAAATAATCCCAACCTCATCTTCTTTTAAGAGAAGTTTTTCAAACAACTCTCTCCTAAAAGCCTTTAAAGCCTTAACAGGACATACAATAATAGATACAACAGTATTATACTTATCTAACAATACTTTATTAGCTACTGACGTTATAAGAGTTTTACCTAAACCACATTGTCCACCTAAAATACATCCTCGTCTAGCAAGCATATATTCAGCACACTCTACTTGGTCACTCCCTAAAGTAATCCCATTAAAAGAGATATACTTATCTTCTAATTTATAATCAGCCACATTTACCTCATTTACAACAAATAAAAATAGAGTCCACATTAGACATCATGTGAACCCTATTTTTAGGAGAAATTTATGTGAATAAGCTTCTGTAAAAAGCTTCTATTGGAATTAGTAGTCTTAATAGACTGAGTGATAATTGAACTTAGGAACTAACCACAACCGTGACGAAAGTTCCTTGTTTGTGAGAGTGATTGAGAGAGAACTTCAATGAAATCACTCAGTCTATTAAGACTACTAATTCCTATATCAATAATATACCATAAATTATAACCACATGCAATAGTCTATTATTATTTTTCTATCAATCTATTTCTTTCTTCTTGCAGAATATCCGACAATTCAAAAATCATATCTTTATATAAGCCATCTTGATGAATGGAATCCTCACCTTTTAACATACAAGAATTAACATAAGCATATGTATACTTACTGATACATTTATCTATTTTCTCCTGTAATGTAGATGCGTCAAACGACACCTAATCATCACCACCATCTTTAAACAAATCATTTAAAACACGTGGAGTATATACACGCTCTGTAATATATAATTTATGATAAGACTTATTCACATGATTTGAAATCTTTCCTAATTCATTCACATAAGAAGTATCTAATTTTAGTATAGGCTCAATTAGTTCTAAGATATCTTTTGCTTTTCTACGAATCATAGACACATCTCGTATAGAACTTACTACTTTAGTCTTGCCACTACGAGTCGTAGGATATCGTAACTCACAATAATGATACAAGTCACCTAAAGCCCTATCACACTCATTAACCACTGAACTAAAATACGAATCGTTATTCCGTAAATACTTAACCATATCTACAAAATCTTTTGTTATACGATTAATATCTTCTGCAGAATAATCACTCTTAAATTTAATATCATCAAAAGACATCTAATCACTCCCACAATCCAACTTAATATTAAAGAAATCCCTTATAGAAGTCAATGACACAGGAAAATAATTATTAGCATCCACACCAACATCATACCTAAAAACAGAATCATCTCTATTTTTTAAGTTATATTCATACTGAGCATGAATATGTCCATGTAAATGAATACTTCTTCCCTTATAACTACCATTCCACTGCATTAAAGGATAATGCATTAAAACATACTTAATCTTTTCTTGATTAAATTCTTTATAATCAAGAATATCTTCAAACAAGCTACTGTCATATTTTAAATCATGATTACCACGAATTAGAACCTTACGTCCTTTTAACTGTTGTATTAACATATTAGACTCTTCAACCGAAATCTTATATGTCAAATCACCTAAGATATACACTAAATCATTTTTATGAACCATAGAGTTATAATTTTGTATTAGTTTTATATTCATATCTTCTACACTATCAAAAGGTCTGTTCTGAAAACGTAGGATATTAGCATGACCTAAGTGTAAATCGCTTGTAAAATATGTTTCCATAAAAACACCTACAAATTATCTAACTCATCTAATTTACTATGAATAAGTAAAAAATAATCCCTTAAAAACTCAATAGAAGAATCATCTGTTTTGTAACCAAAGTAACCCCTAAACTCAACAATGCTATTAAGATTTGATGCCATATCTTTAAATGATATACAACATACAGATAAGAAAGTATGATAAAAATCTAATGAATCGTCAAACATATTATCATAGTTAGATACATAGTAATCATACATTATATATGGTATTAATGATGTATCAGTAATTAAGTGTGTTTCACCACCAACAACAATAGTAGCTTTATCAGTATACTTATCATACTTAATAGCGTTATCCCCTAGCTTAAATAAATCCTTCATGCAATCATGAGCATAATCTAAATAACTAGATAGTACTTCAATGACATCGTATATTTTACAGAAATTATTATACATAAATACCTCTAAATATAATCACCTAATGTATATCCATAAATAACACCATTATCCATGAGATACTTCATCCACTTCTGCACATCATCATACACATGATTAGCTACAGGTATAGTACCAATATACATCTGATAATCATAAGGCTGTAAAAATAGTTCGTCTAACACATCAATCTCTATAGCCTTAGTCTTTTTATTGATTGTGACATTAAAACTAATGTCACAATCTTTATCACCAACTCGTCTACTAAAATACCATCTATCTTTAGCATAATCAGTAAACCCAATCTCACGCATCATATCATCTGACAAAATATTAGCCTTTATATTAGCATTTTGATTCCTTGAATCCAAAGGAACATTATCATTTATACAAACTTTCATGTTTGCCTCCACTAGCATAATACATATGCTTAACATCTATAATACTCTTATCTTTAAGTTCATCAATAAACTTTGTCCGTAAAAAAGAAACAAAATCTCTCGTAAAATCATCTAAACTATCTAAGTTAATATCTTTACCTCGTAAATAAGCACCTAGTAAATCCCTACAATACTTCCATCTCAAATATGAATCAGATTTAATCTTGACCATATAGCCACGAGCATCTGTCAACACATAACCCTCAAAATAAGCATCATGAGCCTTATTGATACAGTAATCCAATTCTTCCATATTAGAGATATAAAAAGATTCTACTGGAATTAAAGAATAATCAAATAACAAAGATGGATTGTCAATAAATACTTGACTAAACTCATCCATACATTTCTTAGAAAACTCAGTATCTATATGAATGCCATTATCTAAATGTAACTTGTTCTGTACAAAATCTAATAAGAATAATCTATGATTCTTAGCATAATCAATGATATGCACATCTTTAGGATGCACCACCTCAAATACTGCAGAACACTTATACTTAATAAGTATATCACGTAAAGCATCTTGAACTAATGTATTAGCTTTATAGAAATTCTCTTTTAGATAACCAGAATGCTCAGAGTTAGTAGAAGTTTTACTAGCGAAGATGAAACAATCGTTATCAAAATCCCAAGAAATAATCCCTAAAGAACCATTTTCTTTTTTAGCAACACGAATAGGATATTCTAAAGAATTTAGTTCTTCCACAGTATCCATCCTCTGCCCTAAGTTAAAGAATTTATCATAAGACCGTGCTTTTACTTCACCACTAATCCTATCAACAAATAAACCACGTGCTTTAACAGTAATATCATTCCACAAATCATGCTTAAATGCATCCCTTGTGAAATTTAAACTTACCATAGAGCCACAGTTTTTAACACTTACTAACCTAGAATTAGCAATAATATTAACCTCTAATGATTTAGTATCTAATGGAACTTTACCATACTTCTTTGTAAAGTTAAAGTTATCTTCTAAGTATTTTTTATTATATACTGTGTTTTCATAGTTTAATACAACTGCACCACCAGTATTAATATCTAATACACGTAGATTACCACCAAATTCAACTTTACCCTCTAAAGAGTAACTAAACCCATCTGCAGTAGTTACACCACGATGACCAAATACTTGAACATCTAAACCAGAGGTATGATGTCTCATGAACTCTAATGAAACTTCAAAGTCATAACCACCAACACCATTAATGCATTGATTAGAAGATAATAGCATCGCATTACTAGGAAAACGTGTCAACCCAGCATGAGTTACCATGTAACGAATATTGCCACACTTGAAGAAGTAACAAGAATGTAACTTACGATATAAAATACGTAATTCTTTCTTCAATAAGTTTTCATCTTCATAATGAAGTAACCAATCCTTCAAAGTTGTTTCTACAAATCTTTGATAACCAGTATCATCTCCAACCTCACCATGAGCATAGCGAACCCAATGCGACTCATGATTACCTTCCAACAAAACAACATTCTTCTGCTCAGATAACCATTGAACTGTCTTTAATGTATCGTAGTGTTCAATCCCCCTATCAAAGTAATCACCTACGAAAACATAAAATGTATCAGAATTAAAATCCTTTAAAGCATCTTGAAGAACACTATTACAAGAATGTATATCACCAATAACTTTTACCTTATTATAAACATTAGAATCGCATAAGAAATCTACGTTATAATCAGATAAGAAATCTTTAATAGAATCTATTTTAGTAATCTCTCTATGTAATTTAGGAGTATCTTTCATAACTTTATACATCTTGCTACAAATATGATGTGGTACAAAAGAGTATGTTCCTCTACGCATTTCATTCTGTTTAGCTATCTGTAATAAATCAGTAGGCATGTCATAGTGATAAATCCTATAATTATACCTCTTAGCTAACTTTCTATATTCAGAAATTTGTTTTTGTAATGTTTTATGAGAAGAACAATGTGTCGCATCAATAATAGTAAATTCACCTTTACTCATTCGATACTCTAGCATTTTGTACATAGTCTCAAAAACTACATCATTACACTCCTGATTAATAGAAGAATCTCCTTCTTCATTCATTACAAGAGAAGAGTACATAAGACGTAATTTATCAGGAGATAGAGCATAAGGTTCTAAATCTAAATCACGTATAAGAGTTGATTTACCACTACCAGGACATCCCCTCATTAATAATAGAGCCTTCATTATTTAATCACCATCTCCCTAAAAACAGACTCATTATAAAATTTCTTAGCGTGTGTTTTAGCAGTATCTAATCTATAATTAGATAACAATTTGTTTACTTCTTTAACTGTAGCAACCAAAGAAAGATACTGTTCCTTAGTTAGAAGAGATTGAGTACTAACTCTAACCATCTCATCACAAACCAACATATTTAATCTGTATGATGTGGTATTATCCCACCCATTAGTTGATTCAGTAATTTTGATTAACTTAGATAAATTCTCATCTTGAAGAACATGAGAATTTAATATCTTCAACCTATCATCAAAACAATGTTGAACACTCTGAATAATGTAATTACCATCATAACGCTCGCCTACTCCTAAACGAAAAATAGGTGCTATATTATTAGGCTCACCTTGTAATAAAGGGAATTGATTTGAAGAAATAGAGCGTAGCATAGTAAATACTTTTTCATCAAATAAAGAACCTTCAACAGTAACCAAATAAGAAGAATAAGAATTATCAATTACAGAATTATTATCATAATATGCAGATAGATTACAATATCGATTATCAATAATAGAATATCTGATATTAACCTCCTTAAAATCAGAAAGCCAATCTAGTAATTCACCCATAGAAACATTAGTGATATCATAGTAGTTATAGTTTATCATTATTTGTACCCCACTATTACCTCAGAACTTACACATGAACCTAAATACTCTTTAGCTTTCTGAGCCTTTAATTGTAATGCAATTCCTTGTGTTAAAGAATTTAGCCTAGCTAAAGCAGTACAGAATTCTTCAAAAGTATCAGCTGACATAGAACCTAAAGTGCCATACAAAGGAATGCCTAAAGAACCCAATTTAACACTACACACTAAATCATTATTTGATGTTAAACTCATATTAGCAATAGACTCTATTGCAGAATCCCCTAAACATTGATAACAGAAATTGCCATAATCAGACTTATCTTCTAACAATGAGTATGTTTTATATAATTCATAAGAACCATTATTAAGAATATTAAACTTACAAAGAAAAGTAGGTAGATTTTTAATGTCCTCTTTTTTAATCTCATAATCTTTTACATGCTCATATAATGTATCAAAAATAGGATATACATCATCCAACAACATGTAAAAAACATCCTCAGAATTCTGGATTAAACTTGAAAGACTAAACTTACCACTTTTAAGCATCAAAGACTTATCACGCTCTAAGATATACTTGAAATCATAATAATTGGACTTAAAAGCCAACTTATGAATATCAAGACCTAAATTTACTAAATTATATGCAATTTTATGATAATCTTCTAAAGGAATATTAAAATATCTAGTAGCCATATTACACCTCCTTATAAACACCAACATTAAACAATCGAATTGCTTTTAAAATAACATCTATACACTCGTGATTAACAAGAACAGAAGTATCCTTAGTAATCTCAAAAGTCCATTTACGATAGGTAATAGTAACCTTACTTAATTCAAAAGTCAAATACACAGAGTAATCATACCAAAACACATGTATTGTTTTATCTACAAAGTCATAGAAACCTCTTTGTAGATTAGAAAGTTTTAGCTGTAATAAACCCATCTTACCACAAACCTCAATGTTTAAGTTCTTTGGTATAGACTGATAGAACTCAAACTCTGTAATTTGATAAGTATCAAAAGAGTCAGATAATAATACTTCCTCTAATATAGAATCCTTAGGTGTACAGGTATAATAATACCCATCTACCTCAAATGTACCTTTCTTTGGTAGGCAAGATTTGATTGTATCATTACAATAATTAGGAATTTTTAAAAAATCATATCTGTACAAATCCAACATAATTATTTCTCCTTAAATAAAAATGAGTACATAGAATTAACAACATCTACATACTCATTATAACACTATACTATTAAGTTGTAAAGTTTTGTAAAAATGAACTTAGAAATAAACGATATTATTTACTATTCCACTCTAACTTACTACCTTTAATAAGTTGAGTATACCTCACATAAGGATTCTTTAATACGCTATTCTGATTATTAATAGAAACCTTATCAGAATCCAAAGAGAAATCATCAATCCAAATTAATTGTTTCTTCTTCCTTTGTTTTATATGTTTCATTAAGACTTACAAACCTCTAAAAAATAATTATATACTTTTGTAGCACATAAATAGGTATTAAAATTGCCATCTTTTTTCACTTCAAAAGAAATTTCACCTACACATTTTTCTGCATCTATTAAAGTTAATGTCGAAGAAATCTCATGTGTCACAAAGTCATCTTCAAACTCTTCAATGTCTGCTAACCACACTACTCTAATCTTACCACCAGTAGACGAAAATGACTTAATCCCTACTAAATGAATACCCATAACAGAATCTAAATGAACACAAAATCCTCTAGTCCCTGTAAAATTCTTATTAATTTGTAACAATGTATTAGCTAACACATCATAGTCATGTCGTACAATTAATTCCATCCACTAAACACCCACATCCATATAGACACAATCAAAGATATCATAGAGATACCAGAAAAGATAGAACTTAGAGCATCATAAACTAATTTTTGTTTTTCATTCTTAGCACTATCTTCAACAAATACAAAAATAATGGTCATAACAAATGATGCTATAAATAACTTAAAGAAAAAATAGTAATCCATCTTAAAAATTACTCCAAACACAAATTAACCTTTTTTGATTCTAAAATATAAGAATGAATTAAGTGCATTGATGACTTAAAAGACTCATCGTCAAAATCATCACTACCCAAAGAAATCTCAGAAACTTCTCCGTTGACACCTAATACATAAAAGATATTATCAAAAACATAAATATCAGCAATAGCTTTTAATGAAAAACTACGACCACATATTCTAACAATCATATCACCACTAATAACATTATCCATAATTTAATCCCCTATACTAATTAAAATCCACAATTAAAACCACTATTTAATCGTTGTGTAAAAGATTCTACTTCTTTGTCTGTGAACTCATAACCTTCTAAATCATTATCTTCTAAGTTAGTAGAGGAATCATTATCATCAAAATCAATGAAATTAAAAGTCATTAATGTACTTTTATCACCCCATACTAACCACCACTCATATCTCTCATCAAAATCATTGTAGTAATCAATAATTTTACCACTTTTATAAGTTGTTACAGTACCTAAACCATTTACAACTGTATACATATTAACTTGTACCGTACAACCTAATTTATTAGAAATTGATTGAAAATTACGTCCAATCCCTACTCGTAAATAAATAATAGCCACTACCTCATCATCGTCAATCTTGACAGCATCATAACTCCAACGATAATGATTCAACTGCTCGATAACATCGTCCTTATCAGAAAAATCAGTGATATGTGCAACAATACCTAAATTATCACAAGTACTAGCAAAAGTTGTATAAAACATAAAAATCCCCTTTATATTAAACAACGAAATCTATTACAACAACACTATAGCACAACTGTTAAGTAATGTAAATAATGCATTACTTAATCATTTCTAATACATCTAACTCTGTATCATCCTGTTTAGTCATTTTAAGCAGATTTTTACGAGTATATATCTCAAAGGTATACACTAAACGCTCACCACTAATCTCATCTACATCTACTTGCTGACTACCTACTTGACTATGACTAAAATCACTATGATTAAATGTGAAATACGTATCAGCACGTCTAGTAGCATTAACCTTAGTTACATAAATAGACGTTACGTCATTAATAAACATATTGTAAATAGAAGAACCACCTATAACAAATGCACGATTATTACCTAAAGCCTCAAGTACTTCCTCTCGACTATGAAATACTCTAACACCAACAGGAGCCTTGTAATCCATATCTGATGTAATTACCCAATGCGTTCTATGTGGTAATACCTTAGGTAGACTTTCAAAAGTTTTACGTCCCATAATAATTGTAGTGCCTAAAGTCTTCTGTCTAAAGTTCTTTAAATCACCACTTAAACGAAATAGTAGGTCACCATTCACACCAATACCATCACAATTATCCACACAAACAATCATATTACTGACATCCTCTCATGACTTTAAGTCAATGAAGTTCCTACCCAAGAATACTTACTCTTACACATTAATATAAAAGCATTGGAATTCAGATTCAGTAGGCTAACCCCACGTGTCCCACGGTTATAATTATATATCTAAGAATTTAAAACTCTTAATCCTTCACTCAGAATATTCATCGCTGAGTTTATATCTCTATCATGATGTGTACCACAAACAGGGCAAGTCCATTTACGAATATTTAGATTCTTAACCTCAGAATTCTTGTATCCACAACTAGAACATAGTTGTGATGACGGATAAAATCTATCTACTTTAGAGATAGTCTTTCCATACCACTTAGCTTTATATTCTAACTGCCGTATGAACTCATACAATGAAACATCTTGAAATGATTTTGCTAATTTGTGATTTTTTATTAAACCACTAATGTTAAGATTTTCTATACAAATAATATCATAAGTTTTTACTAACCTAGTTGATAACTTATGTAGAAAGTCTTTACGTATATTAGCTACATATCCATGAAATCTAGCTAATTTAAGTTTAGCCTTTATATAATTAGAAGAACCTTTAACTTTTCTAGAAACAGCCTTAGCCAATCTCCTATACCTATCTTCAAGATGCTTTAATATTCTAGGATTCTTTATCTTTATTCCGTTACTAAAGATAGCAAAATCTTTTAACCCTAAATCAATACCTACATTTTGATTGGTTTTCTCAAAACATGGAATATAGACCTCAGCAGATATACTAGCATAATACTTTCCACTAGATGTCTTAGAGATAGTGATATTATAAATTTTAAGAATATTCTTATCTTCTAATTTATAAGCATCTTTATATCTAAGTAAACCTACCTTTGGAACAGTTATAAAAGAATTATCTATTCTAATATTAGAACTTGTACGATAAGAGTTTTTATCATCTTTTCGTCTGAATTTAGGATATCCTGAGCCTTTATAAAACATTTTATAAGCATTATCTAAATCTCTTAAAGCGTTTCCTAATGCCCACTTATCAGGAACTTTGAGCCACGATTTTTGTCTTTTAAGTTCAGTCAACATTTTTGAAGTGTGATTATAAGTAATTTTTATTTTGAACTCTTGATATAAATACTGTTTTAACTTCAAAAAATGATTATAAACAAATCTTGATGCCCCAAATGTCTTTTCTAACAAGACTTGTTGCTCCCTATTCGGATATATCCTAACTTTAAAACTTCTGTTCATAGATGATAACACCTCCTTTCGCACTAAATAAAGATATTTTACTACCCTATTATAATACTAAAGGAAATTTTTATCAAATATATAATTATAACTATGGAATTTTGAGAGAACGCTCGTTCAACTAAGTTCGCTACCACTTAGCCAGCACCATTATGTGCATCTTGTACTTTCATACAAGCACAGACTATATCTTAATCTTTATTGTTTTTAAATAAAGACCTTCACCACTTCCACTATCAACCGCTTATAGTGTACTCCCTCACGGGATAGTCGTTGAACCTTTCCTTTCAGACTTGGATGCTGATTGTCCATTACATCAGTACTTAGGACATACCTTATTATAAGACATGCTTTTATTTCACCTTATACCATCTTAACTATTTTTTCTGCTTTCGCCACAATTCACGCTCATACCATATTATCAGATATCACGTTGTAGTTAGTTAAGTTTTAGGAGTTCCCAGCAATTCAATGAATCTCCAAGATGTAGATTATCTCGTCACACACTTGTTACCAAATATGTGGACTATATGTGCTATGCACATTTAATCATTTTTACAATCCTCATAAATATAATTAGTACATAAAAATTGCTATTTAATATATCAAATTTAAGCCGTGTCGCATTTTTAAAACAGACATATAAGTTTATATATGTAAACATGTAAAAGCTAACACAGAGCAAAATATGGGATATTTTAAGTATCAGAAATATGTAATGCCATCTCAGATAACCCATCATACAATAAAGAATTTAATGTATCAGTCTTAAAATAGCCACTCCCCATAACTTTTGCATACAATAAACTAGAAGATACTTCTACTAAGATAACAACATGATGTGCATGTAAAAAAGCAACATAATCAGTACTCAAGCATTGTGAAACAACTTTATCATTATTCACAGAAACAACATCACCAACTAACTCATTAAGAGTATTCACATCACGACCAAGAATATGACTAAAAACACAATCTCTCTCAGTAGAGGTGAAAACATCAAACATTTCCAAAGGAGTTGATATATGTCTTCGATATAAACCAAACCACACCAACTTATAGTCACTACACATCTTATCTCTAAGATAAGAAATCGTATTCAATAATTCAATTATATCTTTACTATCTAATGAATCCATATCCTTAAATACGATATCAAAATTAAGTACGCTAGAAGAAACAACTTCTCTACAACCTACATTAATTCCGAACACAGTCTTAATATCAATAGATGATAGCCTCCTAGGATATACTGTATCACCTAAAAAATTAGTATCAGTATATGCATTTAGAAAATCACTGACACCATTAAAAACATTTCCATTAAATGTACTGAATATAGCATCCCCATATACAACTGCCAAATCTTCTATAAGAATATTAGCTAAATAACCTATATACTCACTAGAATCCTTGAACATATTTCTATGATTCTTAGATAACACCTCATGCTTATTTGGCACCTTAATATTCATATAGCTATCCATAGAACCTCTTGTGAAACTATAAGAATAATTAAGCACACCATGAGGAGTACCAGAAGAAAAAGTATTATACTTAGGAAGATACGTAGTGACACTTGTATACAGTAACCCTATATCCCTAAATTTGTACAAATATGGACTTATCATATCTTTAAGCATTTTTAGTTCTGTACGAGTAAATGCCCTAGAATCATCTGTAACAAGAATACAAGTATCTTTTAAATACCACCGTATTATTAACATAACATACTCCTATTCCTTAACGATATCACTATAATCAAGCAGTAACTCAGATAGCAACTTACTATAATTACTGCCATTAAAGAAATGTTTACCCATAACTTTATTAGTCAATAAACTAGCATTAATTCCAACAGTAAAAGACACCTGCGTAGAACCTATATAGTTACGATAATATACAAAAGCATCACCATTAAAAAACCATTTCTGTATTGTATCAGCCTTATATCTCTTATATTCCATGTTAGACAATACTCGTACATCTGTGTCAATAAAGTAATCAGAACCCACCAAAACCAAATCACCACTTAATAAACGCACAAACTCATCATCTGACTGAAGTATCTGTTCCCTTACATAAGATAAACACTCTAAAATATCTAACAACACATTAGCATTTATATCAATCTCAAGTCCATCATGAAAACATACATCAAATTTACGTAATGCAATAAAAGTACCAGCTTTTATATAATCAATAGAACATCGTATATTATGCCCTAAACTAGAATGATATACACCTTTAATAGCTGTATCTTTATTATACAACCTTTTTGACAACTCACTAGATATATCTGCCTTCATACGACTAAATGCATGTAATAAGAAATCTTTATAGTATATTATCAATAACTCTGACACAACCCTTACTACTTCATCATAGTTAGTATTAGACACACCTTTACTAAAAACATACTTTATAGGACTACAATTTGTTAAATCAATCGTACAAGTATAATTGTCAGTATCTTTAACATATTTAAAACTAGCAACGATATTACCATACTCCATAGGGTAAGTATGCTTGAAATCAGATGACCACACTACACCAAAATACTTAACTAACCTCAATATATCAATGTATCTATACAAGATAGTATCCAGTTTAGCACCTATATATGGATTCAAACATACAGCATTTCTAGAAAGTATATTCCCACAATCATTACTCTCTACATACACAATCATAGCTGACACCACCTATCATGATAAGTAACCAATATATTTACCATATGCATATAACGCATCATACAATAATTTATCTAGTACATTAGGATTGAAGAAACTACTCCCCATTTTCTTATGCAAAAATAATTTACAAGATACAGTAAAATAAATCATGCAATCCATTGCTCGTACAGTATAAACATTGCTTGGTAATGTTCTACAAGTGATACCATTACATAAATCACACAAACGATAATACTTAAAATCATCATTGATATGATGCATTACACTATTGACACAACTCACGTCTTCCCTATCTTCAAAATAAGGAATATATGAAATATACCCATGTGACATCAAAGTCTTATATGTATCAGTATCAGAAATGACTTTACGACAATAAGCAAGCATTTCTAACATATCCAAAACATCATCTGCAGTACCACATGTATCAAAAGCAATAGGTACAATCTCAAAATGACTGAACATTCCACCTATACGAAATGTCAAATACGTAACACTAAAACCTACTTTATCACATAATTCACTATGATATTTACCTTCAACTAAATGATTAACATCATAACGACCAACTGCAGTAACATCCAACCCACCAAAACGACTATTAAACAATATCCCTAAATGGTAAATATAGATATGCTCAAGACTAGAACGTATTAAGGATATAATCTGTTTGACAGATTTATAATATTGACTTACACCACCATCAGTATAGACACCTCTAGACATAAAAGCATCACTAAATAGAATCCTGTGAAATAAGTGTTCATCATCTAAAAAAGTAAAGCAAAACTGTTTATCATACCCAAAGTCGTACTTAAACTCGACACGACCAACACCATCTACTTTATAACAATCAGTGCCACTTAATTGAACATTACCATTCAAACCAATATACATGCGTACAGAATCACGATATAAACTAATTATATCAGAAATGCCTTCCCTAATAGAACTTATATCTATTTCATGATTCAACTCTATAACAGGTGAATCATCATTAAAGAATATAGCTAACATATTTGTAATCTCCTTTACAAATCAAACCTTATATACATAAGATACCATATATGTAATGAAATGTAAAGTAATATTAAGTATTGTAATGTTATTCAATAATATCTGCAGTATTCAACAAGTGCATGTGATACGTAGATAGGATATAAGCCAAAATCAAAGACTCGTGTTGCCATCATCTTACGCATAAATTGATTCAATGATATAACTACAAACACATACCAATCACTAATACTGCTATCAATACCACATTCATCCACATATACACTACACACACAATTATCTGTCTTAGCTTGATTAATCCTATCAATCTTACGACTCTCTACAACCTTACCTAAGTCACCCATGATATCACATAGACCTTTGTCAGCATTCACAAACAAATACCCATGTAATGTACCTATAGCAGAACCTCTATCTGTTCTATGACTATCTTTGTAATCACGTATATCTTTTCTAAAATATGAAATGATATGGTCATGCACATATGCCATCGTTTCTAACACGTTGAGTATAGTATTAATATCTTGTTTACTTTTTACATTACGAAAATCAAATTCAAAACTACCATTTGTATATTCACAAGATAAATCTATTTCTATATCCCTAATCTGTAATTCATTTGTTAGCTTAGAAGTCATAACGACTTGATTCGCTATATCACTATGATACACACTAGAGATAAAACCATCACTACTACGCTGTAATAAAACATCCCTAACTTTCTTATTCATCATGAAATCAACATACACAGGATATAAGCCACGTAATATTCTATCTAATTCCTTAACTACTTGATTCATATGAGATAACCAATCAGTATACACACTAGATTCTGTAAACGCACAATCTTCTTGACAATCCATGCGTATCTTCTTAGCAGATATTAAATGTGTTAATACATCATGACTAAAACTTTTAGTGAAATCAATATAAACCTCACCTATATTATTATCACTACAAAACGATTTGAAACTATAGATATACTTTAGTACATCATGCAATACATGTAAATCATCTAGTAATAAATTCTTATATCGACTATATGATGTTATACACCGTATCTGATACTTAATAAAATGTACTGTATTGCCTGTATTATAATTCGCTACATAATACACCAACTCTCGATACCGTGAAAATACCTCAGCTAATGTATCAGCTATATACCCATACTCACTACTCAAGTCTGACCAACACAAACTATAAAAATTATTATCCGTATTAAACAATGTCATCCCCATGCTATATGATGAAGATAATACTACTAAACGAAATGTATAATTATTGATGTCTATATCATAATCCTTACCATCTCGTGTGATAACACCCATAACCTTTTACCCCATCCTAACCTATTCCATAAATTCCTCTAATATCTTTAAATACATATCATAGAATATTTTAAATGTAAACACCCTTGATGCCATTACCTTTGTAAACAAATCGTTAACATGTACTGTCAAACTCACTTTATAATCATTTTCATCAAATTCGCCAGCACAACCATCTACATACTTAGTACCATATGCTAAAGCACCCTTACGATGGAGACTTAAAAATGAAGTCGATAACTGACCTACACCATCTGTTCGTACATTAAATGCATATTCACCATCTACATTATCGAGTACCATATCATGTAAATACGCTAATGTCTCTAGCACATGTAATACACCATTGACTTCCTCACTACTGAGTTCTTCTTTTTTAATATCATAACAAAATTCTGTATTCTGACAGTAGTTTAATTTGTACTGATTACCTTCTATAGGTGATACACTAAATGTGTACATAGCATCAATACTAAAATTAGTCACCCTACAATATTCTACATCGATATCAGCATAAATAGTACTTGTTTTAACTACATCACCATGATACACACTTGATACTACATGATTCGCATATCTAGACCATATCTCATCTGATACACTAGGTGACATCATATATTGTACAAATACTACATACAACCTACCTAACACACTCTCAATTCGCTGTGCTACACCTTTTAATAATAATTCCCACGTACCATAATCACCATAACCATCATAACCACTATCTCGAATAGCCTTAGCTTTTAGTATATCATCTCGTAATAATGATTCTACATAATCACTACCAAATGTGATAACAAAGTTACCATACATACTAACATAAATACTATCTACACCATACAAATCAACATCGTATTGATTAAACCCATGTACACGTAATGATGCCACATCTATCGTCTTCTCTATTGATTTATTATCACGTGTAACACATTGTATATAGTTAATCACTTCTCGATACCTAGATACTATCTTCTCTATACCCATACGTATTTGATTACATTCAGCAACAGAATTATGTAACCTTTGTACACCACGACTATCTACATCAACTAAGTTAACATCTACGTCAAGATTTTCTAACGCACCTTGTATAGATAATAGTGTACGTACTTCGTTATCTGTATCAAATGCTCGACTCACTCTCACTACTTCCTTTCCCTATCAAGTCAATTTGCATTATCATTACGTTATGTCTTTACCAAACACTGACTTAGCATACGCTACCAACAATGCAGTATAATACCATTCTATCAACACTACATCAAATACCCTTGATGCCATTACCTTTTTACTTAATAGGCTAGCTTTGATATCAATAACTAACCCATACCCATAATATAAATCGTCTAACTCACAGATAGCACCTTTTTCACCAATAGTCTCAGACATAACACCTTCATCCTCTTCATTCGCTACCCCCATAAACCGTTGACTTAATTCCTTTATGCTTTCACTCGTACTGACTATGATATCACTATCTATGTCCCCAAAATAATCCCAACTATTATGTAAATAATAACCCATTATTTTATCATTGATATATGCCATCATCTCTAAAATATTGACTAACCTACATAAATCATCACTACCATCTATACCACACATACCTAGATTTTGTATGTCTATTTGATTTGAACGATTCGTCTTGCCACGTACATTCCCTTTATCATCGATTTGATACCCATACAATACATCAACATAGTAATCTAACATCCGTATTCCATCTATACCTATATTGACCTTGATATCAACACTATCTCCTAAATCACTATGATAGACACTCCGTACTAACCCATCATCACTACGCCCTAGTGCATACTTAGCGACTTCATGATTCGCCATCATACCTACATAGATTCCATACAACCCCCTTAATACATCTTCTACACCATCTACAACTTGATTCATGTACCCTAACCATTCACCAACTCTCTCCGATGTATCGTCTATAGTATCATCCATCTCACTCGCAACCCTTATATCTTGTGCCTTGACTAGATTACGCAATATGTCATCATTACGTGACATGTCACTTATAAACCGTATCTCGATTGTCTCACTACCTTGTTTATAGTCTATTTGACTCACCGTCTCTTGTACCCTTTTAAGTACACCTCTATCAATAGGATAATCACATATTGTATCGCCTAATTCTGATATACTTACACTCTTTGAATCAGTATCATTTACATCACTACACGTCATTAAATAGGACATTAATTCCCTATACCGACCTATAACACTCGCTAACTTTACCTTAACATACTCTACCTCATTCACACAATCAAATGGAATTAGTGCAATACCACCATTCACTATACCCATGATGCCTATATCTACTTCAAATAGACTATGTCGTATAAATAAAATCCATTCACATTTACATCTATTGATATCTTCTATCTCTTTTTCTTGTTTCGTATTTTTCATCTTTTGTATCCTTTCAAATCAATGACCTCAATCAATGACCTCAATCAATGACCTCAATCAATGACCTCAATCATGACTTCCTATTGTCCCTACGATTATCTATCCCTTTTAAACTATTTTCATACCTCTCTTGTACCCTATGACTCATACTCTTTAATAGTACCCTTAAATCATCCCCTAGTACCATCGCATCTGACCTTACCTTTACTCCCATCCTCTTTAACACAGTCTTTACCACTGACACACTCACGACATCATATCCTACACTCTCTATCTCCCTTAATTCCTCTATTAACCTTTCATCTATTTTCACTTTTTTATCCTCTATTTCCTAAATCCGTATTTCCTAAATCCGTATCTCCTTATATCACTATATCTTTATATCATTATCTGAATTGTAACATACTTTACAAATTATTACAATATATTACAATAATTTACTTCTTATCCTATTTCTTTATATGGTTCTTTTCTTTATGTGATTCATCCCCATACACTATAATCACATATTCGATACTCACTTCTTGTTGAATTCCCCTATATTAATTAAAATTCCTTATTTAAAATTCCTTATTTAAAATTCCTTAAATGAATCCACTGAATCCAACTCAATGAAATCTATTCAGCAAAACTTACTGAACCATATTTACTGAACTCTATCCATTGAACTCTATCCACTGAACTCTATCCACTGAACTCTATCCACTGAACTCTATCTTAATTAATATATTCGTGACTTAATTATTAATTCAGTATCATCCTTAATCCTTAGTCTATCTCTACCTCTCCACACTATTTTGAATTCTTTTCTTCGCTAGAAGAAATTAATTCAAATCATTATTATTATCTATCTCTTTATTATGATTAATATTAATATTAGTATGTTTAGTAGTGTTATCTTTATTATCATCTTGTTATACATTCGTATGTGCTTATTAGGTGATACACATATTAGCATATCACCTAATCTATTATCCCTATATGATACAAGCATACTCTCATATAGTTTACCTATTACTATTATATAGCTATTGGTATTCCTTTTATTTGATTACCATGTTGATAATTTAGTAAAGTTATGTCATCTACTGTAAAATCATAGAAATCTTTCTTATCTTGATTTAATACAAATGTAGGTGCATCATATGTATTCCTACCTATTAGTTCTTGTATAATAGGTACATGTCTATCATAGATATGAGCATCTGCTACTACATGCACTAATTCACCTACTAACATACCTACATGCCTAGCTACCATATGTAATAATACAGAATACTGTGATACATTCCATGCATTAGCGGCTAGTATATCTTGACTACGCTGATTTAATAGTAGATTTAATACTTTATTTCCATCTGTATCAGTCGTCACATTAAATGTACAAGAGTATGCACAAGGATATAAATTCATAGTATCTAAATCATCAAAGTTATACATATGAGCAATAATCCTACGAGAGAAAGGAGTATGTACTAAATCATAAATCACCTTATCTATTTGATTCATCTCTACTAAACATACACCATCATAGACACTATTTAAAAAGATTTTATGCCCACTACCTAAACCCTCATGATAGAAAACACATTCGTCTTTGTCATATTTCATATTAGGAAATGCCTTCTGAATATCAGAAACAATATCATTAGACTTAATATGATAGAAAGATTCCTTCCCTATTTGATACCCATAAGCAGTACCAATAGAGCCAGACTCGTCTGCCCAGCTATCCCAAATTCTAGTTTTTAAATCATTCACATTATTACTATGTTTTTGCCAAATCCATAATAACTCTTCAACGCAAGACTTAATAGCTAGAGGACGTTGTGTAGGTATAGGAAACTCTCCCCCTACATTATATCGATTTACAACAGCAAATTTTTTATATGTATGTGCATCTGTACCATCCTCCCATTTAGGACGTACAATATTCCCAATAGAACTTATTCCACTATTAATGATATCACTACACATAGATTTAAAAGTGTAATCAAACTTAGACATTTTTAATATAATCCCCCATACGAGTAATGACATCTTCTGAAGTATACCCATCGTATTCAGAAGCATGCTCTATCTCTTTTACTTCATTAAATAAATCCCAATACTTATTCTTAATATGATATGAAATCTGCCCATTAGGTAAATCTATGCCTACTAAAAACATATCATCATACATAGTACCGTCTTCATGTTTTTTAGTCTTCCATACATATACTGTTGGAATATATAGTTTACAAATCATTGCAAAAAGATATGTTCTATGCTCATACAAATCACCTATTGTATGATAACCATCTGAAACAGACTTATAATCGCCTTTATCAATAAAAGCCTTATTTATATCAGCTAATTCTTTTTTCTCTTTTACACCTTCAATGATATCTTGTATCATAAAACCTCTACCCCCTTATCGTTTTGCATAGCATATTCTTTCTCCATCTTACACCCTCTTGAATTACCCCAATCACCACACAAAAGAACAGTATCACATAAGTCTAATAACTTGAAACACATACGAATACCTTTTTCATAGTCTACAGCTTCATACATAAAACCATAAGCATGTATTGGTGATACAAAAGTGATATTAGGAAACTTTTCACATAGTAATCTCATAATTGAAGATATACTTTCATAGTTAGAACTAAGACCACCATAAGGATGTGCTACATATACTACCTTCGCATTTTCTAGCATATTTTTACCTCTTCACAAAAAGTACAAAGAATACATACACACTTATTATACACTATCATAGTTATTTTTAAAATAAAAAAAGAGTACATGAACTAACATGTACCCATAAAAACTATATTATTTTTTAATTTTCCCTATAATAGCTTTAATAATGCAATAAAACGCATATATTAGAATTGTAGCAAGCATACCTAATACAAAAGGTAGACCAAACGCTAAAACAATAAAGTGTTCCATAATACCCCTATTCTTTTATTACAACCACAATAATACAATATAGTTAAAGTGATAAAACGTGAAAAGTGAAAACATTATAATAATTATCTGCTTATACTATATTCGTATGTTTGTATTAATTGCAACTTGTCTTTTCTACTTAGTTTATGTTTTATGTGCCACTCCCTACTCATAGCTTCTTGCTTAGATGTGTACACTTCAACATACACTAATTTACAAGGTAATCTACTTCTTGTATATTTAGCACCTTTACCCCTATTGTGAGTATCTAATCTCTTATCTACATTATCCGTATAGCCAGTATATAATGAGCCATCTGAACACTCTAACATATAAACATAATGATTACACATTACACAATTCTCTGACATAACTACCATACAAACTTCTTCGCATACAATATCCTAAAAACCAATCCAGACGATATAAATTTATTAGTGATACTATATCAGAAATATCTTCCTTTGAATGATTAGCAGAAATAGGTGATATCTCAAAGTCAAAAAACTTCATTTTCATAATCTTATAATTGCTTTCAAAGATATGAAAATCATTCATTATGATAGGTAGATATTTATCTGTAATATCCTCATTAATCAGCGAACCATTTTTCTGAACTAGCTTATTATTTTTGATATCATAGTCAAAGTTGTTAGCAATTTCACTGGCTTTAGATTTTAAAAATCGACAATAACCCCTAAGATTATCAGAATTATCACCAACAATAGAACGATACTTAACTAAATCTTTAGGAGATACACCATTAAATGTATCACGTACTACACCCTCATCTACAATATCAGAAACATGTTTCCAATTAGAAGTACCATCTAGCTTGCGTATTATATTTACAGTCGCATAACCAGTATCCCTAACTAACTGAAACATATCTTTATCATTAGACAAGATATATACACTTTTATTTACCTTATTCTTATCACAGAGAGAAGAAACAGATGACACAATAGAATGTATACAATCATCTGCTTCAAAACTACTATCATAACATGAGTATACCGATGTAATCATACTTGACATCTTAACTATATCATCTGTCGTAGATAATATAACTTCCTTCATATCACTATGACTACTACGATTAGCCTTATAATAAGGATTCAACTCTTTCCTAGAAGTATCTAAACCATCCAAGCATAACACAATAGATGGATTGTTAAAGGTGTTCTCTAATCGAGTTAAGAATTTAAGAAAACCATAAATATGACCTGTCTTAATCTCAATTCCATTAATAGTAACACTCTTATCTTTATATGCCCACGCATACCGATATAAGAAATTAGAAACATCTATAAGTAGTATTTCATCTGACCTTACTATCATTTGAAATAAACTTTCTTTTGTTAACGTATTCATGTAATTTTCTCCTTGTAAATAAAAACCTACAAGTATTATAACATATTACGTTACTATTTAGAAAGAATCTACAATGTCTTTAAATTCTTTAACAATAGATTTAATCTCTTTTAAATCCCTTCTAGTAATAGAATCTACTACACCATCTGTTAAAGCACCCATAGTATGTAGTGTAAATAATGCATCCACAGCATTATAATATTCACCAGTATCAGCTAATGTCTCAATGCATTTTTGAAGTTTATTAACCAATTTATCTTCAAAAGCATTCGAAACATTAACACCACTTTTACCTTCTACTCTAGGATTTATTGTTGATTGAGGAGTGACAGAATTAGTAAAAGGTGTTTGACTACTCATAGTATTAGTACTATTAGGCATAACACCAAAAGCTTCCTCAATACTATGTTTAACAGCACTATCATCAACCAACTTCATAGTAGCTATACCATTCTGCTCGCTGACATGTTTTGCACCTTCTCGAATAGCTGAAAGAACTGACGTTCCACCCCTATTTACAAATTTCATACAATCCCCTTACTATTTCACATGATTTACTTCTAAATCTTCTACAAAAGAAAAAATAGTAGCACATGAGAAATTAAAATCCTTAGTACCCTGTTTAAAGTCTATACCTAAGAATAAAGTTTTATTTGTATCTTTGTAACATTCTACATCAATAACTTTACTTTCCCTATTCTTAATAAAAGACTTAGCTAACTTTTCAATTTCATTATCGTTAATATCATACCTAGAAGTATTGTTAATGTTCATATTAACTCGTCTAGTATTTCCATCGTCGGAGAATGACTCCAACTCTACAAACACATGTAAATCATCTAAAACATTATACAACCTTTTAATGTAACTCTTAACGAATGATGGAACGTCTTCCTGTAGAACTCCTTCTAAAACAGGATTACTATATGTCTCTAAAAAGTTAGACATTAATGAAACACATTCATTAAATAATTCTGTTGCCTCTACAAAGATAACAACACTAGAGGAATCTTCCTCTTCCTCCATAGTTATTAAGTCAGAAACAGTATCTTTGTTTCTTTTCTTAATTTTTAACATACCATTCTTTACGAATGTAGCTAAAGTAGATACAAAATCTAAACTAATACCACCATTATTAACCCAAATACTACGGAAATTACCCATAGACATTGGTAATTGTGATTTAGTAACGGCTATGGAATAAATCATAAAAAGTATTCCATACGTCTCATCGTTATCAGAAAGACCTAATTTATAAAATGTACCTGATAACCTCTCAATTTCAGTATCAGGTACATTAATTTTATCTGATAGGATAAGTTTTAATGTATCAACTAAATACAACCTACCCATGCTATTTTATCCTACCTGTATTATAGAACTACTACTTGACCACTAGATGCTTTGTCTAAATCAGCTGAAGAAACTTCAAATCCTTGATTTAACAACATTGCCCTAGCACGAATCCTATTGCCCATTTGCAACTCACGACCTTCAGAAACTAAGCAGTAACCTTTACCAGCCCTAAAAGTTAAAAGAGATTCAGATACTTCATCGTCGTCTTCATCGGAATCATCGTCAGAATCTTCAGAATCATCATCGTCGTCTTCGTCAGAATCGTCTTCGTCAGAATCTTCTTTGATATCCTCTTTTTCTTCTTCAGATTCATCGTCTTCTTTTACGGTCTTGCGTTTTTTACCTTCTTGAATTTCTTCTTCGTCTTCGCAATCTTCACAATCCTCTACAACACCCTCAGAGATGCAACGAGAAATGAATGACTCAGAAACAGTCAAGTTAGAGAATACTTCTACACCATCACGTGTTACTGACAAGAAACCATCTTCATAAGAAAGAACATCACCATCTTCTACATGGAAAATAGTACCATTAGCAGAAATATCAAAACCTTCAACTACAACAGACTCATTAGCTTTCATAGCTTTTTTACGGTTCTTTTTAGCCTTAGCTTTGCCTTTTTTAGCTTTTTTGATATTTTTCTTAGATGCTTTAATTTCAGCAGTAGTCCTACGCACTAATTTATCGCCTTGAACTTTCCACTTTTCACCTTTTTCTTTAGATTTTAAAAGAAGTTTAGCTTTTTTAGCGTTGATTTTACGCTTTTTACCACCCTTAAAGGAGATTTTTGCACCCTCTTCTACTTCTTCTTCCTCGTCTTCATCAAAAAGGTCTTCCACATCCTCGATAACTACTTCGTCTGCACTATCAACAAATGCAACAAAAGCTTCTGCAGGAACTTCTACACCTTCTTCACGCAATTCGCCCTCAGAATCATAGATATTTACTACACAAGGCTCACCATTTGTTACTAACTCTACAATCTCATCTTGATTAACTTCATAATCACCTAAAGTTGTATCTGCAGTAGCAAAATAGAAAGAACCTTCTTCTACTTCTTCAAAAACATCTGTATTACCAGCGTCTTTTTTGTCAGCATCTTTCAAAGCTTCATTTACGCTCTTAACAATGCTAGACACAGTAGATTCAAACAAAGCGGAACCAACTTCCAAACCTTGCATTTCCAACTCGTCAGCAATCAAATTGCTAAGTTTTCTAACTTGCCTCATTTATATAGGAATCCCCCATTAAAAATTACTATAATATAACTACTATTATGTATAATGTTATAAACCTAAAGTCTTTGCATCACGTCTAGCTTGAATAGACTTCCTACGCTTAGTACAAGCTTCATCCGTATGAGCCTTTTTCCTAGCCTCAGCTAATGCTTTTAGTTGAGCAGATGTGACATGCTTACGACTACCACGTCCAACCTTCTCAACCATTTTACCATCTTCATAAGCTGTATATTTTTTGCCTTTTGCATGAGCCTCAGATACAATAGCGGCGTGAGTATGACTACCATTACCACCACTTACAAGATTACTATATGTACGTAACCTTTCTTCTAACTCACACAAATCATCTTTAGACAATAACCCATTAACCACATAATCATGTAGTATATTTAGCTTGCTATCGATGTCTTCTTTAGATTTTAAATTGAAAGTAACATTAACATTATTATTTTTGCCCCACACATTAAGGAAGTGTCCAAACTCAGAGTACAACCATCTTACAGGCTGACCACCACCAACACCACCAACTAAGGTAGGAGTATCATCCCCAAAAGGACAATTCGTAAATTTCATTAACATTAACCTTTCTACTTATATCAGATACTAACCTCGCATAATATTCCAATAACCAAAGCCACCATCTTCCAATCGTTGCTCTAATTCTTGTTTGTCTGTATTACCCTCATTTATCAATTCATCTGATTCAATTTCAAATACACCACTACTAATCTTATACTTAGAACGAATGCGTCCCTCAGTAATCTTAACCATAGCTAATGTATAATCACGAATCCACTGTCTCCAAAATGAGTTCTTAGCTATATCTTCAAAAGTGTTATTAGATTTTACATACTCAACTGTTACAACACCACTAAAACCATCAATATACAGTTTATTATCAGTAGGGTCTAAATACCAATCGTTTGTCATCAACATATTCATTTCTGACAATGAACCAGCATAAGCAACATAGTTATAAAGACCTTTTAAATCTCCACCATACCCTAATGCTTGCATTCCCCTATACTGACATAGTTGATTACAAATATCGCACCCATTAAGATTGAGATTACAACCACCACCATCTTTATCAGGGTCAGCAACTAAATCAACATTGCTATTTGTAGAACCACCTACACTACCACTATATATCTGTCTTACTGCTTCCATATCATAACCAGTAACGTCTATAACACCACCAGCTACATTGAAAGTTGCTAAGTATGGTAAAGCTACCTTACTCTCACACCGCCTAGTAGAAAAATCTATTAACTTATCTATTTGACGTTGAGTAATATATAAAGTAATTACAGGATACCCTAAAGCTACCATGCAATCCTCTATGATATCACGTCTTTCTTTTGAAAGTGATTCCATGTAGTCATTACTAAAAGAACTACTATCTACAAGTAAATTATCGTCAATCCTACTCATGACTACTTACACCCCAAAATATTATTTACTCTTCTTTTGAGCAGATAAAATCATGTCTTTTACATCTGCCTTCTTATTAACACTTTCAGCATCTACACCAACTTCTTTTGCAGTTGCTTTCAATTCTTTTAATGTTAATGTATCAAGGAAATCAGCTGTAAACTTTTTAACTTTATCTACTTTAGAAGTAACTTCCTCTACTGTATCTTCTACTACATCATTCGCAATCTTACCAGCATTATCTGCTACTGATTTAATTGCGTCTTTTGTTTTATCAGATACATTTTTCACACTATCTGCCACACCATCTGCGATATTAGATACATGACCTTTTAAATCTTCTTTAGCCTTGTTAATATCGTCTAATGTGCGTTGAGATAAACCTAAATCCTCTTCGTTATTCCTTACAATGATACCGGCTCTAGCATAAGGTCTGAAAAAAGACACTTTATCAATACTGTCTAAAGGTTTTGCTTCTTCAGGCTCAAAAACCAAAGTACCATTATAATTGTAATCAGGAATACGAATTGTGTTTTTAGTTGTGTTTTTTAACTCTAAACTCATTATATCTCCAACTCTTCATCTAATTGTAAAACAAAGGACATACAGGAATACACACATAGAATTCCCATATATCCTCAGTAAACATACACTAATCTACAAAAACTAAATTAATATACCCACTCTGTTATTTTACAAACTCTAAATTTAATATATCCACTACTATATATAGTGAATACTAAATTTATTCTACGTTTTTATTGTTTTCCCATATATATGTAGACTGTCCACAATCATATACAGGTAAATACCCTCTAGCTAGAATTAACTCTTCATTAGACGTACCCTTTCCATGATTTTCTTTGAACAATCTATCATACCCTTGCATACGCAACAAATTATCTGTGATATGTTTAGCTTCCTTTACAGAATACCAATGACATGATGGACTATTAATAGTATCTAACTTGAAACCTAAAGCATCATACACTTTACCACTAAACTTAGAAGTATCACAATATGAAATGATATTACTAGGTTTATATTCACTAATAAAGTAATTAAATAACTTCTCAGCACCACCTATTACATTATGACTTGCACAGTACCTTAGTAACTCATACTCATATTTTTTATTATACCTAGCAACACCAAATGTCATTAATGATACTAATTGATTATTATAATATAAACCTAATCTAATTGTTTGATTATTACACTTGCCTTGTAAATGATAAGCCATAAGATATTGATTACACTCTAATGTATCAACTAATCTTACATCACAATTTCTAGCATATACTGTATCCCTATATTTTAGTAAATTAATTATCTTATTCTTATCATCCCAATCAAATACATGAATTACACTATAACCATTCTCACTTGCTAATTTAGATTTATCCCTATGATAATACCTATCTTTAATACAATTATCACCATAAGGACTGAAATGTATATTATGAGTAGCAGTAGGGTTTATTTCAATCAATGTATTCCACACTTTAAAATCATAGGAGTATTTCCCACACCTAAACTCACGCTCATAACTGATATTGTTGCTATCTAATAAACTAGCAAAATCCCTATTAGGTTTACTGTCATTAGCATCTAACCACTCTTTTGACAACATAAAGTAATAAGGTACACCATATCTCTCCATAAAAGTATTACGTACCTTATCCATAACTTCTTGACATTGAGTAGGATAATCTACACCTAAATTTTCCCTATTAGTATCTTTGATTTTATCCTTAACAACATCTAACTGAAAAGGATTGTCTACACCATATTTAGTATGATAATTATCCCTAAACTTCTGCTTAATCTTTTCAGACCTCATAGGATTGTCTACACCATACCTTCTAAGAAATGTCTCTTTTTTCTTATCTTGTATCTTTTTAGATTTAGATGGATTGTCTACACCATAATGTTCTAACAAAGATTTTTGTCTCTTAGCTTTGACATCATTAAGATGAGAAATATGTGACACCCCATATTTCTTTAGTGTAGTCTCTTCTCTCTTCTTATTAATAGCATCTTGTTTATCTTTTGTACGTGGTAACATTCCTAACACAAAACCATCAGGCTGTTTACCCTCTTCATACATTTTATTAATAATGCCATTATGATAATATTTCCTTTTAACCCTATCAGACATTATCACTTCTCCAAATATAAGTAGACTGACCACAATCATATACAGGTAAATAACCTCTTGCTAGAATTAATTCTTCATTAGAAGTACCTTTACCATGATTTTCTTTAAATAACCTATCATACCCTTGACTTAACAATAAACCATCTGTGATATGACGTTTTTCTTTCCAACTATACCAATGTTTCCTAGGAGAATTAGTCTTAACATACTTAAACCCAAGCATATCATACACTTTACCACTAAATTTAGAAGTATCACAATAAGACACAATAGAATTGGGTTTATAGTTATCTACAAAGTGCTTGAATAACTTCTCAGCACCACCTACTACGTTATAATGTGAGCAATAACGTAGCAATTCATATTCGCAATTCTTATTAAAACGTGATTTACCAAACGTCATCAAGGACACTAACTTATTATCGTAATATAAACCTAAACGAAATTTTTGACCTCTACATGTTCCCTGTAAATGATATGTATCTAAATATTTATTAGCATCTACCTCATTAACAAATATCACTTCGCACTTCCTAGCATATACAGTCTCCCTATCTCTCAAAAGTTGTACAACTTTATCAATATCATCCCAATCAAACACATGAATTACACTATAACCACTATCTTTAGCTAAATTAGATTTATTCTTATGATAGTTAGTATCAATTCTGTTTTTCCCATATGGATTAAAATGAGTGTTATGTGTAGCAGTAGGGTTTATTTCAACTAAGATATTCCCCACTTTAAAGTCATAAGAATACTTTTGTAATAAGAACTCACGCTCATACTTAATATTGTTACTATCTAACAACTCAGCAAAATCACGATTATAACTACTATCGTTGCCTTTTAGTTTTCCACTGTACAATAAACAAGTATAATCTACACCATACCTCTCCCTATTAGTATCTACAATTTTTTGCTTAAATTCATCCAACTTGCAAGCACGATTAACACCATAATGCTCTAAAGTACTAGCATCAATTTTAGATTTAACAATTTCTGATTGATTAGGATATTCAGTTCCATATTTCTGTAAAGAAGTAACCCTAGATTTATCCAATACATCTTTAGACTGCATAGGGTAATCTACACCCAAATTTCTACGATTAGATTTAACAATCCTGCCCTTAATAATATCTGACTTAGATGGGTTATCTACACCATAACGTTCTAGACTCGTAGCCTTAATCTTTTCTTTTACTACCTCAGCTTGGAATGAATACTCGACACCATACTTTTTAAGATTTGTAGCTTTTATCTTTTCTTTGACAACCTCTGATTGTGCAGAACATTCATGACCATATCTTTCTAAATTTGTTTTCTGTATCTTAGCCTTTACTTCTATAGTTTTAGACGGATTATCTACACCATATTTTTTGAGAAATGTTTCCTTAGCCTTAGCACTCCTTTTTTGTTTAAGTTCATCACTTAACAACATACCCCTAACAAACCCATCTGGTATATCATCACCTTCTTTAATCTTTCTAGTGATAACACCATTATTATAATAATGCCCTTTACGAGTATCTTTAACTTTAGGAGATTTTACTTTTTTCTCTCTTTTTGGCTTTACTACCTTTGGTTTTAATACCTTACCATTAGTAGTACCATATCTCTCTAAATTTGTTTTCTTTACTTTTTCTTTTTGAGATTCAAGACTTTGATGATGTTCAACACCATACTTTTTAAGATTCGTCTCTATAATTCTATCGTACACATCTTTAGACTGTGCCACATTAGCAACACCATATTTTTCTATAGTAGTCTTAACCCTTTTAGCATTACTTTCAGCCTTTTGCTCTTCAGTACGTGGTAACATCCCTAAAACAAACCCTTCAGGTTGCTCACCCTCATAATACCTTCTAGCTATCACACCATTATTATATGTTCTCTTACCTTTACCACCAAGTAAATTTGGTTTATCACCCATCAAATGTCAACTCCCAACATCCTATTTATCTCTTCTTCAACAAAATCTACATTACTTTCGTTATACTCAATATCACCATATAACTTATAAGCCAATAATAAACCAAACAAACCCTCTAAATGACCTTTACAACTATTACAGAATTCATCACTACTTGGACTCTCACAACAAGTACAATATTGATATAAATTATTGTTGATTAAATAGTCTAGAATTCTAGGTTTATCCAACTGTATAAAAGGAAACATCATACATATATCAACACCTCTATATTCATCATTAAAGTCATCTACCAACTTCTTATAATACGGTAAATGATATGTCCTAGAATCCCTATCCAATGAGCCATTTAACACTATATTCATATCAGCACCACCTATCATATGTACTACCGAATTAATAGCATTAATGAATATTAAATCATAAGAATTCTCACTATAGGAATATTCCACTAAATCACCAAATGAACTTTTAAAAGTAACCAACTTTACTAATTCTTCGTCTTGATTAATATATGAAATAAACTTTTTTACATGTCTATTCTCTAATGCAACTTTTCCTTTATCTAATAAATTGCTCTTTACATACAATGCATAAACAGTTTTTATATTATCGTGTTTCTTCTTAGTATTAACTGCCATATGTAATAAAGCAGTAGAATCAAAACCACCAGAAAACAACACAACTAAATTACAAGTCTTATCACTAGGAATACCTTGCAACACACCACCCTTAGCTAAAATCTTCTCCATAATTTAATCACTCCTAATATTACTATAAAATACTATATCATAATTACATTATATACTATTCGCAAGACAAAATCAACAAAAGAAAAGAGGTGTAGAATTAACTACACCTCTTTGAATGGATATATTATTTAGTTTTGTATTTATATACAGTCATGTTTACTGATGACTTATAGCTTAACTATCAGTTAGTTAGCGGCTACTTGCTTATTATCTACCAAAGTCAAACGATGGTACATGTATTTATTTACTGCTTTTTTTGCATAAATTGTACAGAACCCACGTTGTGCTTTGAAGTCAGCATCAACCAATAATTGGCTTGCGAATAAAGGCAAGTAAGGAGCATAAATATAGCCAGCTTCTATAAACATCTCACCTTTTGCACCTACCAAGATTTCATTATCAGGGTAGTATGGATTTTTATATACTTTGTATTTTTCATCCAAGATACCTACCAAGTGCGGACCACCAACGATACCATTTGTAGATACACGTTTGAAGATTTCACGTACTTGACCGATATTTGTGTTCAAGGATTCAATGTATGTAGCGGCGTTTTTACCACAGATAATAAATGTAGCTTCATAGCGTTTAGTGTTACCAAGAATTGTATTGGACGCATCATTGATAGCATTAAACAATGTAGCTTCATGTGTTTTAACGTCTTGACCTTTATACTCAGGAAGTTTATTCCAAGTAGATTGACTACCAGCGATTTTTAACAAATCTTGCATACCTTTTGTTGCGAATGTAATCGTTCCCATTACACCCTTCTAGAACTTTCATTCTAGTGCAGACTATATCTTTATGTACTTTATAAGCACACATCTACCATTTCCATTTAAGGGATTCTCACCCACTCACTAGAGCCGTACTCCTTTTGATAATTTTCATTATCTACTCACAACTTTGTTGCTTTCGGATAGTCGTTGAGGTATACAATCACACAACCTCTTATTGAAAGACTCTACATCTTTTAGATGCATCTCATTAACATAAAATATATTATAACCACTAGAAATAACACTATCTAACTTACGAATGTTAATTTCATCATCTTCAAAACTTTCAGGTTTAACCTCTATAAAAACATTATATTTAGGTAAATAGAAGTCTGGGTAATAAGAATGATAATAACAACCATATAAATAAGAGAATCTATGTTCCTCATATTCAAAATCAATACCTAGAGAATTTAAATGCTTAACAGCAATAACCTCATAGCTACTTCTCAATAGTAACTTACTATCCCCTAAATCTAACTCAATAGACTTAGCAATAGTTGAATTAGCATAACCATCTAAAACTTTCTTAGGATGACTACTATCTCTCCACATCTTTAAAGAATTTAATCTTTGTAACTCCCTATAAGAATCTTTGTTTAAAGCCTCTCTAATCCCATTAATTCTCTTTTCCCTAAATACAGGGTTTTTCCAAGTCTCAATGCTCTGACGACTAAACTTTTCTTTACTTTCTGGAGTATTAGCAACTCTTTTCATTGTTGCAACCCTACGACTTCTTTTATCTTTATCCTTCCAATTAGCTATGCCCCTCTTAGACATCTTAGCTACAACCCCAGGCTCATTTAGTTTATCTTTAAACTTCTGTCTGAAATCATCATCTTCCCACATTTTAGAAATTGATTGTTTTCTCTTTTCTTTTGAGTCTAAAGATTCTTTTGGAGTATCAGGATAAAGTCTATTAAACTCTTCCATAGTTAAACCATGACGTTTGATATGTGAATTAGTTAATATTTTATATTGTTTTTTACATATAGGACACTCAACACAAGATTTCAAAAATATCACCTCATATTAAGTTTAACATATATGCATTTAATTGTACACCTGCTGATTGCCCATTGTTATCAGTACTTAGACTTACTATCGTCATATACCATTTCATAACTTATTTCTGAATTTCTTCTCTTATTGTATTAAACAATAAGCATATGAACTTTAGGGGTTCCCAGCATTTCACCTAGTTAATTTTCCCAAGTATTTCTACTTGGTGTGACTCTAAAAGTTAATCACTGTATCCATGTCCAATCCGAATGACATTTTTAAATCGTATGCAACCTAATTGTGTTAAATTGAATTGTATTAAATGAAAGTTTAACAACTCAAAACTTATACTTTCATATAAGAACAGACTATATCTTTACCATATTACTTAATGTAACTTAGGTACTCTACACTTCGGCCATCTTTCATAATAACCTACACCCATGTCTGAGTTAGTCGTTGAATCTTTGACTACATATGTAATCACTGACTGCTGATTATCCATTATTACAATACTTAGGACATACCTTTATAGATACGCTTTTATTTCACCCTATATCATCTAACTAATTTTTTCTGCTTTCGCCACATTCACACCTACTCTTTTGAGTTATGTTGTAGTTTAGTTAGCTTTAGGAACTCCCAGCAATTCGTAGAGTTATCACTCACCATATTTCTATGATAAGGCGACATTGCATAAAATGAAAACTATTATGCACAAGTTTTATCGAACATATATACGGATTTTAATTTTCTTGGACGAGCAACTACAGGCTCAGAAACCACACGCACATCCAATTGGTCAACTGGAGCGTCAAAGCTGTTTTGGTCATAATCAAAATCAGCTTCTAGATGTGTTACAGACACACCAGTTAATTTAATTTCACCAGTAACATAGTTTACAGTACCAGCACCTAAACCAGTAGCGGCAGTATCTGTAATAGTACCCATTAAACCATCTGCATTAGGAACATCAACCAATTCTTGACCGATTTTCCCAGTATCAGTAGAAGTCAAACGGAATGTACCAGGTTTAATAGGTGTATGCAACACTTTTTGTTCTACTTTGTTAGCAGTGACTGTCAAAGACTCACCACTTACGTGTTCACCACTGAAATCACCACCAGTGAAACCACGTTGAGATGAAATCATATCAGTACCAGCTTTGATACTACCTTTATTGTTACCATAAGTGAATTTCAAGAAGAATACTTGACCATTCCTACGGTCAAGAGGTTGCCACCTTACAAGTAATTTTCATCACTAAGTAGACTATACCTTTAGTAGTTACTTCATTCGTCATATAAAATGATTAGAGATTTTATATGAAACTACATACCACACATTAAGGGTTCTTCTTACACCCTTACACATATCGCTCTCTAATAGCCTCTGTGAAGTCGTTACATCGTTTCCCTATCACTAGGGAATTTAGACTCGGTATTATCAAGCTATCTATTATAAAATAGACCTTAGACTCTCTTAGTAGTGTATTCGTGTATTTCTACCTTATTTAACTATTACCGATTTGAGTGTGGTTTATTTACGTGTCAGCACAACCATATATGCTTTGTTTATACAAGGGAAAAATATAAACATTATAAACTTACTTAGGTATTACCCTACAGACACGATATCATTAGCAATAAGATTTGGCATCACAGCTGTGATAATATCAAACACGTTGGAAGTGAAAGTATTAACCATAGAGATGTCAGTACCTTCATGAATAGCAGTACCATTCATCATACGACCTTTAGTAATTTCCAACTCAGATTTTGTGTTTTCCAACAACAAAGAAAGTTGAGTTGCTTCTACATCGGAATAACCTTCTACGTGTTCTTTAACTACGTCAGTGTAACCTTTCCATGATTCCAACAATGGACGATATTGCTCATAAATATTTGTTTTCATATGTTAAATTATTTCCCTAATAAATTTTTAATTCATAACTAAACTAATGAATACTAACCCCTTCGATTAGAGAATATTTCACCAACTCTAGGTTTAGTATTTACTGTATTCTCTTTTCTAACTTGGGAAGATTCATTAACAATTTGAGTATCTACAATAGAGTTCATAAATGAACCAATACTATTATTAGTACTCATAGATTCACATATAGAATATACGTCAGATTTACTAAAACCTACAGGCAATTTTGATTGAACAGACTCTACTGTTAACCCATAATTACCAGCAATCACAGAGATTAAATCATGTTTAATGACTTTATTAGATTCTTTAAGAGAAGTATATGATTCATCCAAATCATCTAATTCACCATTCAACTTTTTAATCTTAGCTTCTAGGTCTTTGACTTTCTGCTCGTAATCTTCAATTTGATTATCACGTCTATCAATAGCTGACTGATAACCACCATCAACATCACTTAATTCTTTCCGTAATGATTGTAAATCAGATTTTAGAGCAGTAATTGTATCTTGCTGTGCGACAATTAAACTATCTTTACGATTGATATCGCCCACAGTTGATGCAATTTCACCATAAGCCTCAGACAATTCACCTTTTAACTCTTCTTTTTCTTTTGAAAGATTTTTAACTTCTTTCTCTAAAGATTCATTAACAAGGATATTATTACTTAACTCATCCTCTAATTTCTTATTTGATACACTCACACCTTCTTGAATTAGTGAGTTGTTTTGATACTTTAACGCTTTACAAGCTTCTTCAATAGAACTTAGTTCGTCTAAACTTAGCTGTAAATCATCAATCTCGTTTTGCAATTCAGCAATTTCTACATCTTTCCTTGCAATAGTGTCTTTTAGGTCAGATACTTCATTCTGAATCTCTAACTCTTTATCTTTAGAGTCTTGCAACACATTAGAAATCTTGTTTAAAGCACTATTTAAACTTTGCCTCAACCCTTCATTCTCTTTTTCTAAAGATTGTTTTTGAGCCTTGATTGACTGTAAAGTACTTTGTAAAGTATCAATTTGTGATTCACTATCATCAACAACTTCAATAGTGTCTCCGCTATCTACAACAGTATCATCACTTTTAGCAACGATTATGTCTTCAACACTTTCAAGTAATAACTTTTCAGGCGTTAAATCATAACCTTCAATGCTATTTATAAAAGACTTAATATTTTTAAAGTCTTTCTCATCGCACTCTTTAATAATTTTAAAAAGAGCGTTATGAACATTAGTCTCAAGTGCTTGTTTCTTAACTACACCCTCAGTCACTACCTCGTTTGGACGAGCTGACTGTACAGATGGAAATGGAACAGCATCAAATGTAATAAAATTATATTGATTTTCATCTACTTCAATATAATCTTTACGTTGATGTAATGCACCACCAGCCCTAGAGGAATAGCCAATAACACCACCAGCTTCATATAATGTATTAATGATTCTACCAAAAGGAGTATCAAGAATATGTATCTCACCAAAGATTTGATTAGATTGAGGAACTTTCCACATCTTAGCAATTCTATGTGAAACCCTTTCAAAGTCTACTTCCATTCTATCTGCAGGGTGATTAGCCTCTCCATATAGAGTATTATACATTAACTGCTCTGTTACATAAGGACTGGCTAAAACATTATCCCATAATTTCTCAGAATACTTTCTGCCATTCCTATTTAGAGAATCCCACTCAGCAAGCGGACCTCTAATTACCCTTAGAACAGAATTAGAGGTAGAATCTGTCGGTACATTACTCTCGTATACACTCCTATCAAATACACAGATATCTGATAAGTATGTTTTTGCACTATTATTCATGTTTGTACCTTAATACCCCCAGTAACACAAATATGTATTATCAATATATAAAATACTATTAACAATACGTATAAATTTGAATACAAAATATACTTTTAAGGTCTATAATGTATACCAATTTATAACTTTGAAAACATTATACTCTATAAATATCTGCATGATAGACACTTAAAAGAAAAGAGGAATATACGATATAGTATATTCCTCCATATTGTACATATTGATATATAATATGTACTAAAAATATTTAATGTTTTTAGTGAAATCAATCACCATTTCCCTTAAATACTACATATCTGTCTTGTTTCTTAGCATAAGGGTCAATAGCATTCATATCAGATATATCCCTCTTGCTAGTCAATACCCATATAATTCTATCCCTATATTTTTTCACACATTTTTGATAGGTTGGGTCAGATACAGTCCTACTAGCATTAACACCACAGTCTGATAAAACAATAATGGAATCAGGGTTCTTAACTTTCCTCATTAATGCTTGGAAACCTGGCACAATATCAGTACCACCCATAGCCTCAAACTTCATTAATTCTGATTTAAGCCTAGTACCCTTACACTTAACCATTAATTTAATACACTTTTCAGCATTCCACATTTCAAAAGGTATAATATAGAATAGCACATTTCGCATCTGCTTATCCGCCTTAATCATTGCATCCATCTGCATGATAACTTTTTTGAATGCACCACTACCCATTGAACCAGAGCAGTCAATAAGCACAGCAACCTTAATCATTTGTGTTTCAATATCTTCCCTACCAGGAGGTGCATCTTCGATACGTTTATTAATCATATTAGGATTCATAGTGATGCGTTGACCTAATGCTTTTCTGAAAAGCTTCTCTAATTTAGCTTTCCAATCAGCAACCATACTATTACCTTTAAACAAAGTAGTCATAGTGCCAGCACCGAAGTCTTTATAGTTATCTAAAGAGGTTTTATTAGTATCAGCTAAAGTCTCATCTTTATCTATTTCCTCTTGCATACGTTTTGATGCCTCACGTACCATCTTCTCTACTACTTCTTTACCTTTTGTATCGTCTAGGTCATTTCCCTTAGTGTCATGTGCTTTCTTGAAATCATTATCAGATTTACTGTTGCCACTACTACCCTTGGAATCACCACCATTAGAACCACTACTAGGAGAATTGCTATTTTGAGAATCAGAACTTTGAGAATCAGAACTTTGTGAATCAGAACTATCATTACTTTGAGAGTTACTGCTATCAGAGTTAGAACCACTATTACCTTGTTGTGAATTATTATCCTGTGAGTCTCCACTATTATTAGATTTACTGCTATTAGAGCCATCTTCCCCTTGTGAATTATCACCCTGTGAAGTATCGCTACCACCCTGTGAACCATTTTCATTAGAAGAATTATTCTGACCACTAACTTCATTCATACGTTCCTTAGCAGTATCAGACATATTATCCTGTTCTCTATTTAAAGCATCTTCCATCTCCGATGTAGTGTTTCCAACAGAACTATTATCATCACCCATATTAGAAGAACTATCATAATTAGGTGGAGCAAAACTGTTATCATCTGAACCACCTACACCAGAACTACCAGAACCAGACTCACCATCACCAGATGAACCTTCGCCATCACCACCATCATTATTTTGAGGTGGCTGTTCTCCACTATCAGTATCTAAATCATCACCATATAGGTCGTTATTAATATCCCTATCTTGTTTAGCAAAATCATCTGAATTATTGTTATTCCCATTATCAGTAGCATAAGGATTTTCATCCTTCTGACCATTGCCACCATTTGAAGAACTGCTATTATCTTGCGAACCTTTATTTAAAGGGTTATTATCAACAGGGTCAGGTATAGAACTTTGAGAACTACCCATCTTCTTATTATTGTCTTGTGATTGACTTGAATCATCACTATCAACAAAAGTTATATCAACAGGCTGTAAATCGAATATAGTAAATTCACCTAAATCATTACCAGTTGGTACAAATATTCTTTTCTTTAATTGTTTTTTAGCCATTATGTACCACCACCTTTAATGATTATCTGAATCATCGATTACAACACAAGGCTCTTCCCTTACGTCTTCAACATGGAAAGAACCATTAACAATAGAGGTTACAATGCCGAATCTCTTCTTCTTAGAAATCCATACGATGTCACCAACTTTAACTGACTTAGGCTGAGTGCCACCACTATCTCCAAAATCATCATTAGAACCCATTGACATGGAAGAATCATCTGATAAATCCTCTTCTGAAAGACTTGTCTTTTCATCGTTCATGCCTTCAACCCATGAACCATAAGAACCATCAATAGGAATAATGTATTTTCTATCTAAATCAGCATAAAAGCTACCACTATCTACATAAATAGGAGAGTTTAACTTAGCACCACCATCTAAGTCTGTTACATCTACCCTATCTATCTTAGCAGTATTTACAGTATATACATCTAATGTGATATATTCATCTTTCTTTACAGGTTTATAACCCTTAATGATACCAACAACATTAGTACCTTTAACTTTTACAAGAGTACCATTTTTTAAAATTTCCTTATCGGAAACCTTTTCTTCATCTGTAATTCCACCAGACTTACTCCAATAGATTTTACCCTTTGTTAATACCCTTACTACATCTGATATAACCTTTTGAAAGATATGAGAACTAGCACGTAATTCCTTGAAAGCAGAACCTACAAAAAAGTTACAGAAAGCATCTGCTCCCCAATATGAATCCAACTTATCATTGCTCTTACGTATATTGATAGTACCAACTCTATCTAAACCAGCTACTTTATTTAATGTATCAACAACTGTAGATACCATATCATAAGTATTTTTAAACTTCTTAATCCCTACATTATGCTGTATCCTCATATGAATTGTATCTTTAATACAATTACTAGGGAATACACCACCATCTCTAGATGCAGAATATGTTAAATTTGGTGTTTGTGACAAAGATACTTTTAATTTAGCATTAATAAAACCATCCATTACCACGTTATCCATACCACCACTAGCATATGTGCCATCTAAATCAACATCACTATTACCACCACTAAAATGAACTTGATTGTTAGTAATAAGATGTGCCATTTCATGTGCAATAAAGAAAGTTAATAAGTATACATAACAATCTTGTAATGAATTATATAAATGACCGTTATTAACATATTCTTCTAAAGCTTCCCTAAGAATAAATCTAGGGTTATAGTGATAAATATATCTGCCTGTCTTTTTATGTAAACCTACAGCTAATGTAGAAATATTAAAATTCCTTAAATGCTTTAATGAATCAGATTTAAACAAAGAATATGCCATTAAGTCAAATTTCTTTAAATTCTTCTCAACCAAAGGCAACATTGAATCATAGATAACATTATAATCACACTTATCTACTAACAAATCAAATGTCATAGTAGCATCTTTTGTGTTAAATTTTAAAGGTGATTCATTAAAGTCAGTAGCACTGAATACATTCTTTTCAAACCCATAATTTACAGAGAAAGATATTTCTTCATCACGATTGAAAGACCTTTCAATATAAATGTTAAATACATTTTGTGAACCCTCAGCTAATGTTACATTCTTATTAGACATAAAGAATAAGCTAATAACAGCAACACTATCAGAGAAAGACATACCCTTACCAAACGTAATCTTCTCAAATGTATTATTATCTAATACGCTCTGAATCGTTGACATATTAATATATTTCTTTTCACCAACAGACTCAGAAACAGGCGTATTATAACTATATAAAGATTCTACCTCATTAGGAGATAGCTTATTAATAAAGTCTAATACACGCTTCCTTCTATTTCTTTCATTTACAGATAATCCCAAAATCAATCACCTACGCAATGAACTTATCTACAAAAGCATTATAAGTATTGAAACCACTAAAAGTACGATATTCACCTTTAACAAAAGCATATACAGCATCTGTAACTAACTTAACTACAGTACCACTACCATATGCACCCTGTGCAAAATAATACCTTACATCAACTTTAAGACCATCAACATAAATAGTATCATTCAACTCTAAGAAATCTACCCCATTATCAATAATCCTTGCACGATAAGGACTATATTCTCTAATTGCTTTATTTAAGATATTGAAATCATAATCAGGAGCATAACACTCTACCAAATCACCACTTAGTACAATATTATCACCAAAGTCAGGATTTTCATCTAATGACAACCTTGCAATAAAATCATTAATATATTTTATGTCTAACATACCTAATCTCTTTCTTTATAAAATAATAGAGGTAATATTTGATGCTTTTTATCTATCCAATATCACCTCTACTAATTACTAACTACAATACATTATATTTAACATTCTTATCTTTTTTAGTCTTCTTGCTATCTTTGATTAATTGTCTAATAGCTTCAATATCAGCCTTAGTTGATTTGTTGCCAAAATCACTAGTGATGTCAATAATCCAATCATCACCAACACCCTCAGCCAATTTATACATCTCTTCTAGACCTTCATCTGACCTACGCAAGAATAATACCATGTTGTCAGCATTAGGTAAAATATCCTTAATGCCTGTTAAGAACATTGCATAGTTTTCATTTGGTAAAGATGTTCCATGAACTTCCATGAATTCTTTACACAAGTCTAAACAATAACGTACCATACCTTCTGTGTTACCACTATATTTAGAGAAGTTACGTTGTACAATCTTCATAAATGGAATGATAAGAGTTTTATCGCTTAATTGCTCAATAGAGATATCTTCATCAAGATTTGTACCAAATGTATTATTGAAATACTTAGTAAATTCACCTAAGATACTTTCACCTAAATACATTTTAAACATATCTTCACGTTTATTACCAGTATTGATATCTAATTGACGTACAAAACCAGCTAAATCTTCTACTAAATCAATAGTATCAGAGCAATCAACCCTATCATCACTACTCATAGGTTTTAACGTGAATTGTTTTAAATCATCCCTACATTGAACTAAACTATCTATGATATCACTAGCAGAAATAGAAGTATCACCAATCTTAACTGAATCACCAATTAGTAAAGACTCCCAACTTTCACTACCATATAATAATGAATCTAGGAATTTTACAGTCTTTTGAGCATGACTTTCAAGAGAATCAGATTGACGTTCTAGTACTAAATCTTCAAACATCATAGCTACATCATCTGTAAATAAGATTTTACCATTAAATGCCTTAGCTTTAAAAGTACCATTTTCTTGTCGTCTACCACGCATTGATTTAATATCTTTAGAAAGCTGTAACATATTACGAGTTGATGGCTGTGCATCTTCTAAGGTACGTTTTTCAACGCTTGCCATAATCTTCAATGCTTTCTCAGGTTCTAACCCTTTGAAGAACTCAATTAATGTACCATCAATTAAACCTTCTTCTTTTTGAGATTCCATGAATTCAATCCATGATGCTACGTCATTTTCATCATAGTTTTTCTTCCAATAAATAGAGAACCTAGCGGCGAAAGCTGGGTCTAATGTACCAGTATCACCATATCCACCAGCTTCATCATCCATACCTTCCCATGCCATATTACAAGCGGCTACTACTTTTACCTTATCCTTGTAATTAGAGAAGTCTACACCAGCAAAACGATAATCAGATATAACCTCAAATACTGCTGAAGTAACAGTATTAGAACTTACCCTATTAACTTCATCAAAGAATAGAATAACTTCCCTACCCTCTTTAAGAGCAGACACAAATCTATCTTTAATTGTTTTATCAGGGGCTCTTAACGTCATGATATCTGTCATACCATACTTAATATCTGCAGAAACATTAGCAACTACGTCTTGAAGTGCCTTAGATACATCATCTAAACCACTACCTTTAAGAATACCACCACCAACATATTCTGTTAATGATTGTTTAACAGGCATACCCATAAGGTCAACAGCATCTTTACTAGCTAAGTTGACATTAATTAAAACTGGCTCTAAACCTGTCTTAATTTTAGCTTTTTTCATGTATTGCTTAACTCTCGACGTTTTCCCTAACGCACTTGGTCCGATTAACATAGCAGGTGAGCCAGTCTCTAAAGCTGTAGATAAGAAATCACCAACATCATCTTTGATAGGTTCTTTAACCTCATCAAAATTACTATAACCTTTAGACTCTAAGAAAGGAATGAATTTTTCACAACACCACTTAGAAACATAACCTTCTAAGATTTTACGTTTGTAAAGTTTTTCTTCACCACTATCTTCTTTACCATCATTTTCAGCTTCCGCAGTTTTATCTACTGAGTATAAATAATCAGACAACATATCCCATGTACGATAATTAGGGAATACTTGTGTACGTTGCTCATTATCAGATAAACCATCAGCAATAGCATCTAGTACAGGCTTATCATTATATACCATATCACGATTATTATTTAAGAATTCTAATACTACAGGGTGAATATTAGAAACACCTTTGAACCCTTTTTTATCAGTAGTACCACTCGCCCACTCAAACCACCTATCCATGACATCATTAGGATATACTTTCAATGGAATAAACCTATTAGAATAAGCTACGTCTAAGTCAGTATTAACATCGTATAGCATATCTAATTCCATACGATATTCCTCACGTTCTAAACCTTTTTGAATATCTAAGTTAGTAGCGGCTACAAATTTACAGCCATTTAAAGTCATATCATTTAACTTTTTCTGATTAAGTAATTGTACCAGAATTCCGTTAACCCCTTTGTCACGGCATCTCGTAATTTCATCACAGAACAGCACTGGAGTACGCATATAATTCTTATATTGTAATTGTAATTCTACAATTTTATCTTTTTGCTCATCTGTTAAATACTTCTTCTCAGTATCTACTTCATTACCATCGGATGCAATCTCTTCTTCTGTATAACCTTTTTGTAAAATATCTTCTAGTTTTTGATATGATTGTTTACAGAATTCACGGAAACCATCTGAACAGACTACAATCTCTTCCATAGGACAAGCATAGCTATATTTCTTACCTTCTACCTCTCCGATTTGGAATAGACCACTATAATCCAACCTTGAAGTAAATGCAACCCTAAAGTCAACCATCCTATAGTTATATTTTTTACATAACTCTTTTACAGTAGCAGATTTAAAAACAGCAGTCGGACCGATAAGTAAAGGAACTACCTCACGACCCCCACTCTTCATCTCCTCACCCTCAGGCAATGAGAAATAAGCGTCTAACCATGTATAAACAGCATCCTTACCCTTTACTTCTTCTGCATCATTAGACTTGCCATTTTTACGTCTATCTTTCAACATTTGAAGAGTATCCAAAGCTGACTCCATAATATATGATTCATCAATATTATCATTCATAAATAGCCATGACGATAATGAATCTTTATTCTGCTTATCAGACTCTTCTAATACTTTATAATCAACAGAAATATCCCTAGGAACATCAAAACCATTAGCACATGCATTGATAAAAGTATCAGTTACGATATCTTCAACTAAATAAGCACCATTACATGCAAAAATCGCTTTGTTAACGTCATTAACTAAATCTGTCTCAACAATATTAGCTACACCTTGATAATCAAATTCCATAATATCAACAATGATATTACCACCAAAGTCACCACTAAAAATCCGTAAAACAGTACTAGGTAATTCCATTAAAAATAATGTATTGCTAGGCATGATTCGATAAGCCTTGAAAACCCTATTTGATGAATCAGATGTCTGACTATCAAAATCTGTAATCAAGGATTCATACCCTAAGAACTCATCAATAGAATGAGTCTCACGTACATTCTTAATAAAATCCGCTTTATCTAAAAACGGAAAATAATTACTAATACTATACATTTATATCCCCTATTATCTAAAATCTAAGATTGTCATGATTCTTTTCATAGTAGAAAAATAGTACTTCATAGTAGAACTATCAACACTTAAAGCTAACCAATCATCAATCGTTTTTGTATCAAATTCCTCAAAAGAGTTAATATATTTTAGAATAGACTGACCTAACCCTAAATCATTAAGAGTTAATTTATCAGCATCCAATCCAACCCTTTTCATCTCACTATAAGTAGAAATATATAGTGTAACAATTTTAGTTAATAGTACAAACCTTAGAAAATGAATTCCTACAAGAAGTCTAAGATTATCTTCCTTTCCACCTTGAAATTCACCAATGCGACCTTCTACTTCATGTAGATATTTACGTAAAGCCTTTAACTTTACATCTCTAACAAACCACTTGTATTTAGTAGGAAACACATTCTCTAAATTAATGCTATCTAGTGTAAAATTGCCATTTTGAGCCATAATATCTAATTCTGACTCTAAATCACTTTTAGCATATTTAATGAAAGCTACTGCCTGAGGTCTAAATTTACCAAAAATAGTGTCCCCTACAGTTAAAAACTTTCGTAACTCGATAAGTGTTTTGTCCTTATAAAAGAGATAACCTCTCATCTAAAACCTCACTACACCTTCTTAAATAAACTTAATAGCGGAACTGAAATATCATCCACCAATTTACCAACATGATATATTTTAGACAAAGAAACCCTAATAAAATTTCTTTGCTCATACAACATATTCTTCTTGTATAAAGAACCATTATATATTAACGGATATATATCCCTAATATATTCTAATACAACAGCAGAAAACCACTCTACAGTAATATTATTATCATCTAAAACATCTTTTAAATTCAATAAACATAAAAGGTATGAAACCATAGACATATTATCATTCTCTACAGCATATGACAATAAATTAAATTTACCTTTACATATGAATATATCAATTACATTGTAAATAATAGACCTTGTATTGTCTTTAACATAATTATTTGACTGCAAAGAATTTGATATGTTTGATAAAAACCTTTTATACTCTACTTCTTTATGTATACTCGGTTTAGAAGAATACTCAATCTTTCTCTGTCGTATTAGGAAACCATAAGACAACAAGGAAGATAAATATATCATAGGAATTCCAATAGATATATAGTACAAAGTTAATAAATCAACATTATTCTTTGATGTCTTTAAGAGAGTTGATATATCAACATAACCACCATCAAAAAGATAAGTGTATGTATCAAATATATCATCATAAGACGTATTCTCAATAAAAGAGCCATAGAAAAAAGTTGCTTGAGCCTGTAACTTACAAGAAAGAGAAACACATAAGTCCATAAAAGATATAACAGGGTTACACCCTTCTGACAACTTATTGTAAACACCCATAACAAAAGTATCAGTACTTGTTAACAAAGACTTTTCTCTAACTATTCGATATACAATAGATTTAGAATCAGTCTCTTGTAAAGTATTCAAATACATATCCCTAACAATATTAAAAATATTATCAACAGTATTGGATAAATCTACTTTAACAAGACTCAAAAAATAATTGATATCAAAGTATTCAGGCAATTCCTTTACACTAAAAGCAGATTGTATCATATTCTTTATATTACCAATAACAATATAATCGCTTTTAACATTTAACCCTAAAGCAATATCACCATTTAATACATTAACTGACAAACCTAATATATTAACAAACTCAGCCTTATCGTCTTTAACAACTATTTTTAAATACTTATTTTCTGTATCTAATTCTTTATATTTAGATATCTCCTTCTTTTTAGCGTACTGAGTTGATTTTATAAAAAACCTGTCCACCTTTGAATGAGGATGCATTATAGTTAACCAAACAGTAGAAATATATGTTGTATTATCCTTTGTAACTATATCTTTTGCCATATTATAAGAACTTCTTCAATAGTTTAGTACTTAATTTGTGTACTAACATTAAAATCCTTCTCAACATTTTCTTATCAGCATCAATTTGTAATTCAGTTCCTGTCAAAGAGATAATATCAGTAACACCATCATCTTCTGCGTCCCTAGCAATTAAGTTTAATGAATTGATAGTACCTTTTTCAACAGTATCTAACAATGAATCCACAATAGGTGTATCTTTTGTAGGTTTATAAGCCTTAAACTTCTTATCATAAGTCCTAACAACACTATCAAAATATAAATCCCTCTCGTCCTTATCAGATAAATCATAAGCACTAGGATTCAAAGAAGAATCATCACTTGTCATATATCGTAAAGCATCAATATTAGACAACGCTTGTAATTCTTCATCTGATAATACAGTATTATCACCTAAAGAATTTTGGTCATAATCATCAACATTAGAAACTAGAATATCAGTGAATTCAGATAAATAATCAATGTTATCCACATTTAACATGATATCACTAGCAGATTTAGTTGCTAAATAATCTGTGTAAGCATGAGTTTTAACAATACCACTTAAAGAGAACCCAACAGCTGGCTGTTCTGATAACTCAGGGGCAATATCAAACTCTTCACTTTCATCCATACCTCTAAATTCATAGATTGTTTTATACCTAGCAAAAAACTCAGTATCACCTAATTGTAATCGTGCAATATATGTTAATGTATCTAAAGAACCTAACACAACTTTAACACGAGAGTATAAACCAGCAACAGTACCCCAATAATAGAATAGATACTTCAAAGCAACAAACACAACATCATCAACAGAATCATCACCAGATGCCATTGTTTGAACATTCACTTTATCTTTTACAATGTTATAAACAATACTATCAAATACACTATCAGCAGGCTGACTACTAACATCGCCTGTATAATTCCTAACAATATCACCTAAAACGCTCTTAGATAAAAAAGATACAGCATCTTCTGTAGAGTCGATATTTAACTTCTTAATACCACTAGCAATAGAATATGCACCACCACATTTTAATGCAGTCACGACAGCACGAGCAATATCATATCCTACACCATTTTCACTAAATACATCCTCAGCAATTTCCATCGCCTTATTTCGTGAAATCTTACTTGTACCTTTATTGAAATCACAACGAGATTTTAAAATTAAATCCCTATTATACAAACTTTCAACACGAATGCTACCACTATAAGTCTTAATGTATGCACAGAAATCATCTGCAATATCCATTCCCAAGAACTTATATGTGTCTACTTGTCTATCCATATACACACAACAAGCCTCAGAACCCTCAGCTAAACCATATTGGTCTTCTAGTTTACCAAATACATCACTAATAGGTGTAGCATTTACATTGTATAATTTAGACTGAGTTAACAATGTACTATAGATATCTTTAGCTTTTTTATCTTTAATGTTTGTCTGCTTTAAATCAGGCAAATCAAAAACAGATGTCAAGTCATCACCAAATACATCCTTGAATACCTGTGAATTCAATCTATATCTAACTAAATATGTAGACACTAGAATATACCCCTTTACTTAAATAAAATGTATTATATGAATAAAATCCATATAAATTTAGTACTATTCTTATATATAGTACCTAAATTACTTAACCTTAGACATTTGTAATGCCTTTCTTCTATTTCTACTACGATTATTTCTAGCTTTAGCTATTCCCTTACCTAATCCATGCCATCTTTCCTTATGCTTAACAAAAGCTTCTTTTCTCTTTAATGTACTTAGATTAGATGAACCTTTATCACGCATAGAACCTACAGCCTTAGACTTAAATAAGTCCGTAGTGATACGATTATTATTGAAAGTCATTACAGATAAAACAGCTATTAAATGTTTACAGATAGTCCCCTCTAAATTAGGATTTTTGATTTTAGGGAAACGATTCTCTTTATCTAAACCATAACCCATATTCCAAGCCATATACTTATATCCTTTATATAGAAAGTCTTCACAACTGCAGTAAACAGATAAATCACCATTAAGTAAAAGCCTTGTTATCTCAGATTTTTTAAAATCTTTCAAAGCATTAATGTCTTTTATATCATTTAACTTAATCTTTTGTTGATACTTCCTATTAGGTGTATATTGACTATTTGTAATGAATTCTAGACAACCATCATTATTAACACCCTTATATGTAGTAGTTAATTTTTTTGCTCTTTGTTTTCTTTTAAACTCAGCACCACTTAATAACTCTTTCTTTGTAGCCTCATTAATAGTCTGTATATCATGACCTTCTTTTATAAGACGATTATACTTATTATCAAATGCTATTGCCTGATACTTAGTTAAAAAGTCTTCATAATACCTAGCATCACGATTTTTATCTATTAAAAAAGAAAAAGGAAGATGCTCCTCATTCAGAACATCTTCCAAATCAAGGCTAAATGAATCGTTTGTACCTTTTCGTAACAAATTCTTTGAAGTCATCCTTACCTCTCTCTAAACTATCATTAATAAACGTACCTAAAATAATGTATAACTCTTTAACAGGATATTCATCAATATCACGATTATTAATCTGTGCCTCTATAATATTATGTGTTAATAATGAACTGCAAGCCTTGAAACAAGAGATAGCATCTAGATTATCAGAATTAATAATTTCCTTTATAACCCTACCAGGCTCTTTTTTGATAATAGCTTGTATCATGTTTTTATCTAGACTTTCATCTCTTTCGCCTTGCATGATACGTCTGCGTAAATCCGCAACTAAATCCATATCGCCATCTAATATGGCTTGTTGTAACTCGTCAAATAAACTCATGCGTAATCCCTCTTCATCTTTAAATGCTTCTTGCCATAGTATGATTCTACATCAATCTCATGTAAACGTGCATTTCTAACCACATCCCTACTCTTAGAGAACTCTATATAGCTAGAGCAAGTCCCATGACATCCTATATGTCTATCCTTACACTGAAAGCAAGGAGCATTTTTTACCTTAAAATCACCCATAAATAACCCCAAATAAAAATAGGTACATCGTATATAACTATTACTATTATATACGATGTACCTACTAATTACAAGACTATTTAATTACCACGGACTGTCTTGACTATCTTCTTCGCTAGTACCTTCTTCAAAATCACTTTGAACGTACTCACCATCATCGATAGCTTTCAATATCTCTTTAAACTTATCAGTAGCTACTTCATTTACATCAATATTAGCTAAATTTAACATTGCTTTAAGCCATTTAGCCTTATCGATATAATCAGCATAAGATTCTAGGAATGCACTACTTGAATCAATCATTTGTAGGTTTGATACATACTCTTCAACTTTAGTAGCTGTTTCGCTAGTAGGTAATGGTCGCATATAAATCCTAAATGCACCAATATCAGCACCACGTCCACGATACCTCAAGTAGTTTTCACACAAATCCATAATACCATTAATTAAGATTTGTTGTACCCTAATAACAGAACGAGCATACCTCAAGTCTTGCTTAACAAGAGAGTTATTCCCCATAGAACCTAAAGACTCAGCAAAACCTAAATACTGTTTAGGAACTTTCAAACTAGCAAAAAGTTTATCAGTAAAATAATCTACGTCAACAATAGACTGAACGTCAATGCTATCACCAACACTATCAACAGTTACATCGCCCTTACCATCTCTAGTAGGTAAATAGATATTACTGTTAATAGGTACAGGAGATGGGTCAGACCTAAATCCTACTCCCTTAGACAATTTAGAGTTAGCTTGAAATCTACGTCTAACATCTGACAACATTTGTTGAGTCTGACCAGGATTAGCATTACCTACCTCTACTTTAACAAGATTAAACTGTGTTGAACGAGCAATACGTGATAATACAAGAATGTTATCAATTAAAGCGTTAATCCTAAACATAGTTCTTGCACTATCAACAATAGAAGTACCTACTACCCTATAACAAGTAACTTCTTCCTGTGTATTATCTGACTTCCTAACATTTAACTTAACCTTTTCACGCTTAGACAATTTAGAAGAAATGAAATGTACAAACTCATCACTCTTCTCAAACTTAGCACTACCACTTACTGAAGTAGAACCACCTACACCACCAGAGAACTGACCAGCGTCACGATAGCTACCACTATCAAAAAGGTAATCTTCATCTTCATACCCTAGAATGTTGCCCATATATTCAATACGAGAAACTAAATAGGGGTTAATAACGTCTTCATAATATACTGACTTTATTCCACTATTTACAGAACCAGCATAATATTCCCTACGTCTAAGTTTAAAGTCACCATGTTTAACAATTTCATATGCCCAAGACCAAATCCTATCTTCTACCTTTACATTATTAAATAGGAAGTCTTCAATGAACTTCTTTAAACCTTCGTCCGTAGACTCAACCATAACTACCCTATTTGTCGTCTCATCAGGAGTACAAGAGTCATCTGCAATAATTTCCATAGCAGAACCAATAACAGAATCCCTTGACATTTCTTCATTTTCTAAGAAAATCTCATTTAATGAATAGTCACCACGAATCCCATCAATAATCTGACCTAATGTATTATTATCATCTGTGCCTAATAGTTGTTGTAAATTACTAGGAGATAAGCTAACACCCTCATTAATGCTCTTTGAATGAATACTTTCAATATTACCGTCAAAAAAAGTATTGCCCCTATTATCTTCAACAATCTTAACTTCCCTAATGATATCAGTATCAATACCCTCTTTAACAGTATTTACACCATCTATAATATCACTAGAAGTATTAGTATCCTTATTTCCCCTTCTATTTACAAATAAGTCATACCATGCCATACATACTCCTTATCTATAGAAACCACCATTAATCTCTATTTCGTCAATCATATCATCTATTTGTTTGTCAATCATCTCTTCTACAGAAAGTTTATTAGGTGCATCTATACCAACATATGAACCTATATTATTAGCCATCAAGAAGTCATTAAATGTCCCTTTATTACCCTCTGCATCTGATACAGAACTTTGTAACGCATTCTGAATAGCACCACACAAACTATCAGCTACGTCCTTAGAACCTACCCTAGTTCCTGTAACACCATCATTACCCTTACCTTCATACTCTACAAAGCCATCATCTGTAACAACCTTAGGATGGTCTACTTTACGTCGAATCCTATCATGTAATAGGTTTAATAACTCATATCGAAGAATAGGATAATCATATAGTTTTATACGTTTTTCATACATTATCTCTACTAAATCAAGATAAGGTTTATCAGTTCTATCAACAGACAAATAACCTACATTAAATCCCATCTCCTCAAGAATCTGTCTTGATTCCTCAGAGTTGAAAATATCGTATGTTAACTTACCTATCTTCATACCTACAACATTTACAAGATAAATAACGAAATTACGTATCTTATATATAGCTATCTTCTTAGGCGGTTTAGGTGGATTGATACGTAGCATGAAATCAACACCAAATACAGGCTTTTTAACTCCATCCTCTTCTACAATACTATCTACATATACACAAGATATACCAGTACTATCCGTCCTAAACGATTGGTCAATATGAAGATACCTAGGTCTTTCAGGATACTTTAACCTAAAATCATCCCTAAGATAATCTTTAACATTAATATCATCGCCTGTAGAAATAACTATTTCTTTAGAAACAAATGGATGATGTCGATTCTCATCTATACAGTCTTGTAACACCATAGGTGAACTAAATAGTTTACCCTGCGAACCAGTAGAAACACCACCAATATCTTGTAAAGACCTTAACAAATTAGCCTCAAAACCAGCCCTCAAATCCACAGGAACTTTTAAGAACTTAGACTGCATATGAGGTGGTAACTCTTCTATTACTTTATTAATAGAATCATAATCCTCTAACCCATCAATATATTTATGCTTAGACATACCCTCAGAAACTCTATAGTTATTCACATCATCCGTAGAATTAACTATATTAGCCTCTAAGTAATTAGAACCTTTAAACACATAGAAGAACTTCTTGCTGAAATTCTTAGGCTTCACGTCCGTTACGATAAATATGTACATATTTTAAATATTACACATTTACACTTTGATATACCTCACAATATATCTTCCTCATTCATCGTGTCCCATTTTGCATAAGCTACTCTGGTTTATATAACACTCCTAAGGCTTAAATTCCCTAGTAACGATAGGTACATATATAGGATATCCTCTAATTGATACTTTCTATATTATAATTAGCTAGATTAATTGATGCATTAACATCTCTATCAACAATATTACCACAACAATCGCATCTATATATTCTGTCAGATAATTTTAAGTCTTTTTTAACATTACCACATTTATGACATGTCTTAGAACTCGGATAAAACCTATCAGCTAATACAACTTCAATACCATATAATTCAGCTTTATACTCTACCTGTCTCCTAAATTCATATAATCTCTGACACATTAGTGACTTTGATAGGTGACGGTTTTTCATCATACCTCTAACATTCAAATCTTCTAAAACTATACGAGATGGTTTGGCTCTCACTATCTCAGTTGTTGTCTTATGTAAATAGTTAGTTCTGATATTTAACAATTGTCTGTATAAAGTTTGAATTATACCCTTTTGTTTTTGAATGTTTTTACATGACTCTAAATCTTTACTGTAAATAGGTCGTCTACCACTATCAATATAATGACTTGTATTCATAAGAATCTTACGTGAAAACTTACGTTGCTCACGTTTTAACTTTCTCTCTAATCTCTTTACTTCATAAGTCTTATTAATGTTATGATACTTCTTAACAACAGTACCACTTTGATTAGAAACAACAGCTAATTCTTTAATACCCAAGTCTATACCCAACTTAGTATCTGATAATCTAACATCTAATTTGCTGACCTCAAAACTAACGGATAAAAACCAAAATCTACCATCAAAACTAATTCTAGGTCTTAGGTACTTTTGATTTTTACTTACCTTAGGTAATGATTCCTTAGTTTTAACATAACCAAGTCTCTCACCTTGAAACCCATTAGGTAGTCTCTTTAGATGTTCATAATTTACATAAAAGCTAGGTTTAGACTTTTTCTTAGATTTAAACTTTGGATAACCCTCTTTAAGTTTAAAGAAACGCTGTAATGCTATGTTTGCGTCCTTGACACCTTGCTTCATAACATTACTTCCTACTTCTTTAAGCCATGTATGTGTAGTCTTTTTAAGATGATTATTAATATACTTCCTAACCTCTTGCTCAGATATATGTTTAGGTTTACTGTTATCTTCTAACCATTCCTGATATACCCTATTACTTTCTGATAAAAAGTAATTATATGACCACCTAGCAACACCAACACTCTTCCAAAACAAAATTTCTTGCTCTTTTGTTGGTAATAACCTAATCTTAACTGACCTATATATTTTATTATCGTTACTATTTGATTTTTCTTCCAAGTCGACACCTCCTTCCTATACAACTTAAATTATATAGAAAACATAGAGAATGTCAACTCTACATGTAATATTTTAAATTATACATATTTATCTTATTCACACTAGAACGCAACTCCTAATGCAGTCTTTCTGTCACCAGTAGACCTCTTATGCTTTCACATAAGCGTAGACTATTTGTTCATCTTATTAAAATAAGATGTGAATATTTTTCTTCTACCATTTTTATAACGTCTTGTCATTATAAATGCTTGTAGCTTTACTTTCCCTCTTCCCTATAGAGGTTATCTGATTTTAATCAGGGAGACTCAATCTCCTAGTCGTTGAACCTCTACTACACAAAAATGTAATAGTTGGTAACTAAACATCCATTATCTATAGCACTTAGGACATATCTATATAAGTAAATAAATATGCTTTTATTTCACCATATGCCATCTAGTTAATTCTTTCTACTTTCGTAACATTCGCACTTATTGTTTCCAATTATGCTGTAGTTTAACTAGCTTTAGGATTTCCTAGTGTTTAAATTCAAGCTATTTCACAATCACTCATGAAATAGGGGTTTTTATACAGTATATAACTCTATATACTGCTATCTTTCCCATTGAGCAGGAGCGGCAACTATAGTATGTGGGTCATTCCTAGATAACCTAATCTGACGTTCAGTAGCTGAGTTTTCATATGTAGCAGATGATACCAAAATATTTAATGAGTGATTGACACCACCATCTATGATAAAACGTGAATTTGACCTATTCACAATATTAGCATATAAATCAGTAGCCTTTTCACTATCCTTAGACGGACCACCACCACCTAAAAAGTTAGCTTCATCGAGCATAGAACATATAACACTCATACCAATACTATCATTAGCACTTGAACCATATGCATAAGAAATACCCTCAGGGAATACTAATAAAGAATTAAGCCTAGGATTCCTCTGAAAGTTTTCACTGAAATAAGGAGAATTATCAATTAATGCCCTATATTCACCAAAACCAGTACGTTCCGCCTGTTTCTGATTGACTGAGAAATACAAGAACATAATATTCGTTTTAGACATCAAGTTAAACATAGCATTGATATTTCTAAAACATGACAACTCATACATCTTACGCATCATGATTAATTCCGCAACGGTACTTTTACCTATACCTATGCTATTGTGTACAAATACACCAGAAGACAATGCAAAATTGTGATATGTATCTACTTCTAAATCATAAACATCCACACAAGAATCTATTATCTCAACAGAATCTACTATTCCAACAGTAACATTATACTCATTACTTTTTAAAGACATTAACAACAAATCACTGTTTAAGTCTTTTGCCTCAACATAAGAACCATTTCTTAACATAAACCTATGGTCAGGAGTACATCTAATCTCCTCACCATTATCTAATTTTACAATAGCAATTCTAGTTGATACCTTAGTCTTATGAACAGAATGAGCCAATCCAGGTACTACAACACCATCTGACGTACAAGAATAAACCCAAAACTTACCATCATATCCATATTCATCTAATAACTCTAAGAAAGATAATTCCCTACCATCAAATAGACTAACCCTAGTATCACCAGTAAAGCATCCACTTAATATGACGGAATTAATCTTTTCATCATCTTTTCTAGTATCTCTGAAGATATCTACAATAAAGTCTTTCCAATAAGGATATATGCTCTTTTGGTCAGAACCTACATAGTAATCAGAATTAATCCAATCCTCAATCCTAACTATATCCCTTATCTGCTCAACTCTACCACTATCTTCCCTACGATGCATCTCTTCTTGTAGAAGTTTTACAAAGTAGTCTTTTTCCCTATCAGTCATGGCAGTATAAGAACTAGAATCGCCTAATAAATCTTCTAATCTAGCACTACCCATATATTAACCCTTTGACTTTGTAATCGCATATAAAATTTCTTTTAGTTTATCACTAGGAACAGATGCCAATAACAATGCTAATTTATCAATATCCGTAGAACCATCATTATATTTCCTACGTTGCTCTTCTAATGCTATTGCAGTACGTTGATTAATCCTTGATAATTCAGCATACATTGTAAAAGCCATTCGTACACGACTCTCTAACTCATCAGGAGGAAGATTCATCGCTGCCGATTCACTAAATAAAATTTCATTAGAAACATTTAAGAATTTTTGTAACTGTGACATCAACGTAAAATTAGTTAGTGTATTATGTGTTAACCCATATTTAAACTTTACATCTGTCGCACTTACATAACGATTCAAGTCATCTGATGGTGCTAAATCTTTACCATCAATCCAATTTTCTAAATCTTGATTTACATCACCACTACCAGTAATTGTAGTATGACTCTTTTCCTCAGCATCTAATACGTCCATTGCTGAAGTCATTGAATTTAAAACAGTCCCTGTATCAGAACTATCTTCTTCATTACTATTAATATCTGTACTCTCTTGTTGATTATCTTTAGTATCTGTAACCTCTTCATCTTTATCACATTGTGATAAAATAGAGATTAAATCATTATTATCAATAGGAGATTCCATATCTTAACAAACTTACCTACTCTTTATCATCTGAAACTTCTTCTGTATTATCCTCAGAATTATCATTTACTATATCAATATCATTAACACCTTCTGTATCTTCTGAATCAGTATTATTAGTACTCTTCTTCAAAGCAAAAGGTTCAATGTTATTTACAAAATTTACAAGTGCATCACCATCTAAAGTATCTTTTGTGCCTAGGGCATTAGCAACTGACAATACAATACGTTTGGTCGCTAACTCCGTTTTCTTATAAATATTCCCAGCATTCACAATAGATGCATTTGAAAAATTCCATCTCTTAACATAAGAATAAATCTTTACATTAATAATGCCACGCTCTAAAGCCTTATTACTAGGAATATTGAAATTCGTACCACTACAAATATCAATAAACTTTAGATAATCATCACCTAACATATATTTAACAAACTCTAATACAGGATTACCAATCGAAACACTCAAGTATTCAGCATATAAATCTTTCTCTTCATCACTCATAGTAATTGTAGAAATAGAACCATAAGAACTCATATCACACCATCCTTAAATAATGAACTCAACTCTCGTTGTCGCATTTCCCAAAATAATAAACCTACTACACGATTTACCATATCTTCATTGCATTTCAAAGTACCGTCTTTCTTATGAGTGATATACCCATCAAAAGTAAACCCATAAGATTTTAACTTAGAAATAACTTTATCTTCTAAGCCATCTCCAAAGCATTTGAACTTCATACAAATTAAATGCACTAAACTATAATCAACAGTTGCTACCTCATCTTCAAAATAGTAATCTAAACTGCCACCATCATCGAAAGTCGTGTCAAAATCAACAGTATCAAACTTATTCTTATGATACAAGAAGTTGTGCATGTCATTCCGCATACCAGTATACAAGAATGTACATAAATTCCCCTTCTGACATCCTCTCACCACCTAAAGTGATAAGGTTCCTACCCAACAACTGCACATAATAAATAATAATTTGTTATATGTCTTACACTATGACAGTAGGCTATCCCCATATGTCCTATGGTTCTTATATATTGAAATTAAATTAATCTTAATCCTTCATTTAATATGTTAGTTGATGCGTTAATATCTCTATCATGATATGTATTGCAACTAGGACAAGTCCATTCTCTTACATTGAGATTTTTAACATCTGAATTTTTATATCCACAGTTAGAACATATCTGTGATGATGCAAAATATGTACTTATTTGTACAAATTTCTTCCCATACCACATAGTTTTATATTCTAACTGCCTACAAAATTCATACCAACTAACATCACTAATTGACTTAGCTAATTTATGATTCTTTAGCATATTCTTAACTCTCAATGTTTCTGCACATATGATATCATAATTCTTAACTAAGTATAATGATATTTTATGCAGATAGTCTTTACGAGAATTAACAATATATTCATGAAATCTTGCAAGTTTTATCTTAGCTTTCTCATAATTTTTAGAGCCATAAACTTTGCGACTTAATGACTTTTGTAACAGTTTAAGTCGCTTTTCATTATGAACTAAAAATTTTGGATTTTTAAACTTAGTACCACCATTCAAAATACAGAAATCTTTTAATCCAAAATCAATACCACAGTTTTGATTGTTTTTCTCAAAAGACGTAATATCAACCTCAGCTGAAATATTAGCAAAATATTTTCCGCTAGATGATTTAGAAATAGTAATATTATTGATTTTAGTTAAACCATTAAAATTACTTTTATCTCTAAATCTTATCCACCCAACTTTAGGGATTCTGATTTTCTTGTTATTTTGGTCTAATTGTAATTTATCATTAGTACGATAGGAAAGTCTATCTCTCTTTTTTGATTTAAACTTAGGATATCTGTAACCACGTTTGAAGAAATTCTGATACGCAAAATCTAAATCTTTAACAGCATTTATTAAAGACCATTTGTCTACTTCTTTAAGCCATGTTTTATGTCTTTTTAATTCTGTGAGAATCTTAGACATATTATAGAAACTTAAAGAAATGTTATGATACATATACCATTTTTGTTTCAAATTTAAAAAGAAATTGTATATGTATCTTGTACATCCAAATGTCTTATCAATTAAGACTTTCTGTTCTTCATTTGGATAAATCCTAACTTTAAAACTCTTATTAAAGTTTTTAGTAAAACTCTTGTTCATGAGATACACCCCCTTTCATAGTAATTATACTACTAATGTACTACAAAAGAAGATTAATTTCAATATATAAAACCATAAAACTCCTGTGAGAGTTGTTCGTTCAACTAGAATCGCTACTTCTAGCCAGCACCACTACGTGCATCTTGTACTTTCATACAAGCACAGACTATATCTTAATCTTTACCTAATAAAGACCTTCACCACTTCCATTTAAGGGATTCTCACCCACTCACTAGAGCCGTACTCCTTCTCAGGATAGTCGTTGAACCTTCACTTTCGTGCTTGGATGCTGATTGTCCATTATTACAGTACTTAGGACGTATCTTTATAGACACGCTTTTATTTCACCTTATACCATCTCAATTATTTTTTCTGCTTTCGCCACATTCACGCTCATACCATATTATTAGATATCACGTTGTAGTTAATTGAACTTTAGGACTTTCCAGCAATTCAATGAATCTCCGAGTGTTACCACTCGACATACACCTATCACTAGATGTATGGACTATACGTGCTACTTACCCATGAACTTAATCATAAATAAATAGTACATTTAATCACTTCTAAAATTGTCACTATGAATCATTCTCACAGCTTTTAGTACACCAATAGAAACTAAATCTTCTTTATCTTCTCTACTGGCATAGAAATGCTTTCTAACAATAATCTCTGCTAAAGTTATTAGTTTAGTAGAAAGCACCTCTTCATTTAACAAATCGTCTTCATAAAGTTGTAAAGCCATATAATTAAATACCCCAAAATTTTAAACTATAGACCGTTAAATAGAAAATGTCACTACTAATTATTATAGCATAAAAAGTGTAGATATTAAACTTAAATACCTACACTTTTCAATATTATTTATATGTAATTATTACTACTTGCTAATAATAGAATCAATGAAACCATACTTAGCATCTAACTCAGCCTTTAAGACTTCCAATGGGTCAAGATTATCTTGTAAAATCATATCGATGTTATTCTTAGAGAAACCACTCATAAGTACTAACCCATTAGCATTCTTTTGTAAAGGAATGGTATTATTATATTCACTCACATTCCAAAAGACCATCTTAGGTAATGAGTACCCATGAGCCTTAAATTTATTAGCAATACCTTCAAACAATGTAATATCTTCTGAATCTGCCCTCATAGCACCATTGAATTGCATATCAGATACAACAAGAACTGTGCTAGGCAACTCTTCTTGTTTAAGATTATTCTTAACTGCAGTATTTAGAATTAAGTTGAATACACTTTCAACATTTGTTGTAGTGTAATCATTGTACTCACCTAATTTTTCTAACTTAGAAAATAATGTATCACAATCACTCAAGTCAACAATTTCAGGGCGACTGCTAAATGTAATAAACTTATTCTTGAAAGCTTCTGATTTATTATGTTGTGCTGTGTATACAGTTAAAGAATCAGCAATATCCAACACAGTCACATTAGTACCAAACGCACTACACATCATAGAACCACTGCCATCACGTACAACTAATATATCATTATAAGACTTAGGAACATCTTGTGCATCCCACAATGCCTCTAGAGTAGCATCTACCCCCTCTTTATACCCATAACGATGTGCTTCATATTTATTCACGATATCATACAAGAACATTTTATTAGCATTAATCTTAGTCTCACCTTTAGACAATGATTCTAAATATTCTGTACGTCTTTCACCATCATGCTTTAAGAATGCATTACGATATATCAAGTTAGCCTTAGAAGTTACATGAGGATAATCAATCTCACTCCATGCATTATTAGACATTTTGCATTCAACAACGTCAATGTTTTTACGTAAAGCAGTTAGAATTTTACGATAATCTTTAGTAGAAATCTTTAATGCTTTTCTCAAACGAGTCGCAAGTTTACGAGTCTTTCTAGAAGAAGTGTTTTCAGATGGCATCCATTTAGCCAAAAGAGAAACACTTTCACCATTTTTATGATACACTACGTCTTGACCTAATTGCGTTTTTAAATAAGCAAGAATAGCCTTTTTAGAATCATCATTTGTTGTTTTATCCCATACAAAGATAAGGTCATCAAATCTACCCAATTTCTCAAGTTTACCAGTATTAAGTAAAGAGAAAATTAAGTCAGGGATATTATTGGCAATCTGTAACAAGATTAAACGATAAGAAGAACGCTCACCCATACCTTGATTAATATCACGTAGATACATTAACCACTTCAAAGTGTAATTAACACTTTCATGAGCAGATTTTTTAAACAAAGAATAGATAACATCTAATTCTCGTAAATCCCCTGTTGATAAATAATTAATAGCACTTTTACGTAACTTAGGTACTGAGTTGTTTAAATCAACCAATGCACTACCAGAAGTTTTATAAGAAATTGCACCATTAGTTGTAGTTGTTTTTTCATTCTTCGCTAGTAATGTCATGAAATCCATAATAAATCTCCTTTTTATTAATGAACGTAACTTGGTAAAATTAATTCTACCTCTAATAATCTATCTGTAATAAGTTTAGAATATTTTTCATAAAGACTTTGTGATTCTTTAAGAAATTTTCTTAAACCCTTATCACCGTTATAAGCATCTTCTAAGACAGTTAATTGAAAAGAATAATACCCTAATAACTTATTATACATTTCATTATAGGTTAAACCCTCAATAATGAAACCCTCAGGCAATCTTAATACACTTTCAAAATCTTTCTTAAAGATACACGTGCTTATATTATCTAAAGCATCTTCAAAACCTACTTTAGTATTCTCCAATAAATCATCTAAAGAATACTCTACTTCTTCTATATCTACTTCAGACATAACAAAAAACACCTCTTGTACCCAACTACATCACTAATGTCATTATATGCTAAGATTACCCAAAAATAAAAATGACTTTTATATACTAGACGCAAGTCATTAAAATTCTTGTGATAAAATTGTGATGTAGCCACACAGAGTACAAGAGGTGAATTCTTTTATACGATATACGAATATACCATATACATCATTTCTTCTCTTTAACCATAGATTTTTAATAGCTGTATGCGTCTACTTTAATTTAAAAGGAGATTAAATTATGAACAAGACTCACTCTTCATATTTCCAAACATATAATAAAAGATAATATTGCTGTTTGAGCCTTATAATTATATCTCTATTTATATAAAGTTATCACTATATTTTTCACAAGACTCAATTCTTTATTCCTCAAAGCATAAAAAGATAATTATTGCTGTATGAGCCTTAAAAATATAATATTAATAATAATCAAGTACTTCTAGACTCACTTTGTATCTTGTTTCCTGGAAAGATTAAAAGTATTATTGCTGTCTGAGCCTATATACTATTGATTATTTAATTTAAAAATAATGGTTAGATACTACATATTGAAATAAGGAGTTCTTGAAAGACTTACACTCAATTATTACTGTTGTTAGGTTAAGCTTTATGATGTAATATCTAACCCTTGACTATATATTAACACATACATTAAAGATATGCAAGTGCTAATTACAAAAATTTACTAAACTTTATTATCTAACAGGTCTACCATATTTACTTGCTATAGATTGAACAGAACCAACACCACTTTGTGTACGTTTCTTCTCTAATGCACCCTGTACTACCTTATACATATTCAGTAATGTAGCTTGTGTATACGGTACATCTATAAACATATTCTTAACCCATGTAGACATATAACATTGAGCAATAATATTGAAATCACTACCATATGTATCTACTAATCTCTTAATATCAGCATGCCTACAATCAAAACCACAGAATGACCTTAAACTTTCAGTCATGACTATAGACCAATCAGACTGCAGATTATCTTTAGGAATACTCAATAAATCATTGATAGTAGACAATACAGTATCCTTATCATTCTTATATGTAGCGATTAAGTAATCACAGAATAATGTGATAGAAGATTTAATACTATCCTTGAAATCTTCTTCCCCTAATAAGATATATTTATCAAGTAACATATGTGCATTACGCATATGTCCTCCAGACCTATCAGCTATTAACAACTTAATATCTTCTGAAAGATTTAGATTCTTCTCTTCTGATACCTTTGTTAAATTATCTACTATAGCTTCTACAGGGACATCATTGAAATTAATCTCCAATGCTCTACTACGAATCGTAGGTAATAACTTTTGAGGGTCTGTAGTCGCTAGAATATAAATAGTTCTACCCTTAGTCTCTTCAAACATTTTAAGCATTGCTGCCTGAGCCGAAGAAGAAACTGTATGGACTTCGTCAAGAACGACAACTCTCCAATAATCACCATAAGAAACCGTAAATACATCACGCAACTTACGTATCTCTTCCACATTACCAACAATAGTAGAATCAAATTCATAATAAAAAGGTGAATTCAATAAATCATAGTTTTCATCTTTAATATTATTTAATTCCCTACCAACAATACGTGATGAAGTGGTGTTGTGATTAATTAACCCATTCGCTGTAAAAGCATGAGTATCAGCTACAGTTAAATCATACACATCATACTTATTGTATAATTCCTTTTTAGAAGAAACTCGTACAAACATATAATCATCTAATAAAGAATTAAATTTCTGTACCATCTCATCTTTACTAATGTCTACACCAACATCATTAGCAAGACTTACTATATTATGATAAGAATCTATAAGAATTGACTTAGTTCTACGATTAGTGATAAACCTACAATCATTACACCTAATATTCATAAAATGAGATAAAAGCATAGTATCTAAGTTATGATTTTCTTTAATTAATTGATATATTCTCCTAGCAACACTTCTTGTGTAATTATTATTAGGTATTTTTAATTTAATACTCTTATAATTAACAGAACTACCTAAAATAAATTTAAGACCAAAGGAATCTCTTAGTAAATTATCAACCAATCTCTGACGACTAAGAACATCTTGAACGTCTAAATAACTAGGCACTCCATTCGTAACTTTAATATTTGTAATAATACCCAATAAATAAAATAACTGTTGTAAATCCCTTGCTACTTTTTCACTAAAATTACCAAACTGATAAAACCCTTTAAGATAAAACTCACATATAGGTGTTAAGAAACCACAAATAAAATCTCTATTAGAAGAGAATACAAATTCAGGGACATCACAAGAACCACCAAAATAATCTCTCATGTATCTATTTATGCCCTTAATGGATTCTACATTGCTATCCAACACAGTATTATAATACTCATCTTTTAAATTACCTACAAAATTATCATCACTATGATGAATGAAAATGAAACTATCAAAAGAATCATCGCCTTTGTATCCACTTTCTAATAGATTACAAAAGAAAGTGCCTAATAGATAACCTTTATTTCTTTCAGATATATCATCTTTCATGAAATCATAAGTTTTAGATTTATTATTAAATAAGATATCGTGATTTAATGGAATAGCAACATAGTCATCTGTCGTAATTTCACTTAGCTTTTTCCACAGTAAACCATTACGACCACCATATACTCTAACTCTATGATTATAAGTACCAGTAATCTTAAAGCGACCAGAACTAATCTCTATTACTTTCTTCTTACCACCATAGTAATAATGAGTCGCTTCGCTACCAACAACTCTTAAATGATTAGAAGAGATATCCATAAAACCCTCTTCATCATACTTTGGTGTATCTATTAACGAATCAATTTTTTTATATCCATCACTTGTATGTACCCTAGTATCACCAACAACGCATTTACCAGTACCAAAACTACCACAAAATAATAATACCTTAGGTGCATTTTCAGGGTTTTTTATAATTGCTTTTAATAATTTTTTAGCCTCTTCTTGACCAGCCATATCATCTAATGTCCTAGGTCTTAATTCCTGACTTAACATTTATTCTCCTTTATAGTATTGCAATTAGCTACATAATCCATGTTTAATATCTTCATGATATCATATGTAGTCGTTTTAGATAATATATTTATTACATTTGTATTACCTACATAACGACTAGAAGTGATATAAGATAACATATTATAAGGAATAGCAAGATATTCACTCCCTAGAGCCTTATCTTTAAATCTAAACCCTTTTAAACATACTACTAACTTATTAGATACACGTAACCACCATTTAGGTATTAAGAATAATCTATCTAATCCAACAACAGATACCTCACACATACTTGTAGAAATATCCTTAACATATTTAACATCACAAACAATAGCTTTACGATTATTTGATATATTCAAAGCAACCACCTCACAATAAAATTACTATATTTAGTCTTACATAGAATATACCATAAATACCTATAATTGTAAAGTTATGTAATTAAAAACAAAAAAAGAGAGCAGTCTTTGGGTCTGCTCTCCAAAAAGGATTAAAATGTATTTCTACCTATTAGGGCCTGTTCTCTGCAAAAATGAGTCGGTACATCATAGAGTCTCCATTGGTTTTCGCTCTAGCTTTGTCATAATTAGCCTGATTAAGTCCTTTGTACTCCAAAGGATAGTTCACTCTTTCAGGGACTCCTGTATTGCCTTCATACATAGATTCAAATTTGTAACTATTGTTACTGATATCTGTAGCAGATCCATCTTCATCAAGGAGGTAATTTGTTTTTACTCTTTCTCCTACTTTGATTAAGAATTTAGGATAACCTGTACGGCGATACTCCTGTCCATCCTTCGTTAGGATTCATATACAGAGCTACATACTTTTGAGTCATTACAGTTTCAGCAGTAGCGGCAGGGAGACTATTGATGAAGGCTGTAGCTTTTGCTGTATCTACA